AACACTGCATTTCCACCAATTTACACACAATAGCCGACAGGTACGGCACAACCATCTTTTAACATGAAAATTTCAAGTTCACCAGCTCTTAAAGAGCAACTGTCCTTCTTAGCTCAAGCACACACTTTGCACGTTCGCACTGGTAGTGCTACGGGCGAACTATTCAAGACAGATACCGCAACCGAAAACGCATTGTTGCCACTTTCCGGGCAATCATTCACCGTCTTGGAATGCGAACTTCTAGCAGGTCGGGGCAAGTCACGGACAGGCACAAATAGTGTTACCAACGAGAAATACACCGTAGCAACTGGCAATACCGAAGTACTTTGCAAGGTCGCAATCAAACACGATGCAAGCAACCAGACTTACAATTTACGCATGAAATTGGGCGAAGTGGCGGCAATGGATCAAACTAGTGGTAAAGGCGTTCTTTTCTTCGAGCGCGTTGGGGGCAAAAAGGATGCAAACGGGGCAATCATTGAAGCAGGTCAATTTTGGCCACACGCTGAAAAAGGTGCAACCATTGAACAACAACAAGCCTACATAGCCGCCGCCATTGTAGTAGGCGAAGCCGCAAAAGCAGGCGCACCACCTATTAAGCCATAAAATCCACCCTACCCCATTGTCTAGGCTTTTAGCCTAGATTCTCTAAATCTTTAAGAACTTTTCACAACTGGCAGATAATAATAACAGGTACAATGCGAAAGATCAAAGGTAAATCCTGTTATTGTCTGTCTTTACCCCTAAATATTATGGCTACAGATTATTCTCAATACCTCGACCAAAGTGTAGCAGCTTACTACATATTGCATCATATGCAAGCATCAATTGCAGATCCAAGCTTGATGTTCAGCCATTTAGATCTAATTGATTACATCAAAAGTGTGATCCAATACCCAGAGTTTAATTACACTGAGTATTACTACCGATGTACAATCAAATCAATCAAACCAGCAATACACCACATTGAAGCCAAATCTGGTTTTTAAATAACATTAGAGGGAAAGCCTATTTAGTGTCACGACTAATAGGTGAGTACCTCGTTTTCCTTCATCCTTCAATCTTTCTAACATGAAAAAAGATTATCAATGGGCAATCTGGCTCATCATTGCACTGTTTTCAGTGCTAGCCGCATCATGTGGTGAACAGCCACCAACCACATTTGAAAAACACACTGTGAGAATGTCAACACGGGATTCCCTCTACGCCAACACTTATCCCTATGAATGGGATAAAATCACTTACAATCTAGTGAGGCATGGGAATCATGCAGAGTGGGATTCAGTACAAACAAAGGTTTGGTTTAATGAAGAGTATATCGATGTAAACGGTGTGATATTTGATGAGGGAGCTATATGGGTGAATAAGCACACTTTCCAATCGGATAGTTCTGGGTTCACGATAAAAGTAACTCCAATGTCTATGCAGATAGTATCAAACAAATACGGACTATCTTCATATTATCGTAAATAAACTTTCATGAGATTTATACATGGGATATGTCGGAAGATATATCCTTTTTCTTAACCTCAACATCCTACTCTAATGGCTAAATTCTACTCTGATGATGATAGACCAAATACTGTATCATCTGATCCAACAAGAATAACCTTGGGGGCAATCGTTACAATCAGTGAATGGACGTACTTAGGTGTGCCTATGACGACTTTTGCGGGTCTACCCATAGTAATGATCCCACCGCAACCTAAATCAGAGGATAAACCTCTCTTATGGGGAGTTGTAATTGCTTCAGAAAAGGAGCAAAGATGGATAACCTGTTGCTGGTCATTCGAAAATTAAAACATGAACTATAAATCCTACTTTCAACACTGTAAAGATAAAAACATCTCATTTGCTGTGGCTGCTCAACTATTATCGTTACTACTTAACTGTAGTGATAATGAACATGTTGACGTCTTACACGATCAGATATGTATTTATCATTACACACTTTAGCCTTTCAACATGCTTACCAAACAACAACAAATAGCGTTTATTTGTACTTGTCAAGACCTCAACATAAAAGCTGAGGACGCTCTTACATTACTCCGCATGACATTTGGTATTGATATATTAATCCAGATGACAGAAGTATTGAAGATGACAGGAACAGAACTAGTAACCAATTGCTGTGGAGCCACAGTGTTTGGAGAAACAAATTTCTGCAAGAAATGTGGGGAACAAGCAGAAATGGTAATTGCTGAATAATTCATCAATCTCTTTATAACATGAATCCACGTTTTGCCCGGCTTTATGCCCGATTCCCGCACCTCAAGCATTTCTCCACGATTTGCTGAGCCTCCTTTTAACATTGCACTATAGCTGAATATCAACCGATATAAACAGTACGAGATAAATACCTCGTATGTGCACAATCCTTTTAAACATGAAGAAATATTGGAAAGTAACGCTGTTTAGCGAGAATTCAAAAACGTATACCTACGTTACTGGCGAAAACATATTCCAAGCGGTGTTGTTCTGTGGAGCAGAGAGAGAGCAAATAAAATCCGTTGCTTACGCAAAGGGTTACAGCGAGAAAATGGCCAAACGGAGTAAATACAAACACTCAGTGTAAAGAAAATTAAATCCTATTCGGGATGTGTCGATATCGGCGGCTAATGCTTTACGCAGGACCGAAATGATAGATATGAAAGAATAGGTGTGGGCTAATACTATTGGTACGTATTAGTGTAGAGTCGTGAGTACTACATCCGCAGTCTTCTACAACCACTACAAGTGATTACAAATAGCAGTATAACAAAGCTGTATGAGAAGATAATCCTCGATCTTTGAGGGGGCTCATATGTAATTGCGACAGCACAAGTCAGTTCTCAGTATTAGCTAGTGGAGGCATAGGACCTCACGCAATTGTACTAGTATAGAAGAGACAGGCTTGCGGGTATGACAACTTATGTTGTTAATTGGAAGAGCAGTAATGCGATGACTCCATGAGATATCCGTGGTCCACAGCGATGTGGCTGCTTAAACTAATTATTTTTCATATGAAAAAACAATTTTTCCTTTTAAGTTTGTTTCTCACTTTGCTTTCATGCAAAGGTTCTGTTAACCCTAATGAATGGGTTGTTTCTACTGGTACATGCTGGAACACCATGACGGTATCTAAAGCTGGGGATATGATTCCACGCCTTATGACTACCTGTGATCGAATGGTTATACTCCCAGCCACTGAATTGTCTGCCGATGTTAACTGCGAAACCAAATTTGCAGGGCGTGTTGCCGGACAAGTGAATATTGTTTACCAGTGGAAGATTACCGATCCAGTTGCGTTCATTCAGTCCGCTAAATCCATTACGTCAGCAGCTACTGATGAAAAGCACAAGATTGATCCTAATGCGTTAGAATCAATTGAAAATGCTGTAGTAGATAAGATGCTAGTGGATCTTGTAAGGGAATATACCCCAAACAAAGAAGCTGGGCTCGATGAGAAGACTATCGAGAATGACATCAACCAAGCCGCATCCTCTAAGTTTGCGAATAGAGGAGTTTCCCTTTACAACATGTCTGTAAATGTGAATTTCTCTCCACAAACAGAAGAAGCGTTAGATGTCATATCTGCCTTGAAGTTTTATGAACAAAACGGACAGTCAGATCTCGGTAAGAAAGTAATAGAACAAAAAGCTGGAGCAACAAAAGTGTATGTTTCAACAACTAAAAGGGAAGACTAATTAGTCATCGCTCCGACTACTCCTCGTCTACTGTATATACTAGTATCACTAGTCACTACGGGCTTCGAGAGTCGGGGCGATTATATTAACTCAAATTCTAATTCTGCTCATCATAAAAAAGATAAGAAATTATGGGAGGACAACCAACGAAAAAAGTAGTTAGAATAAAACCCAAACTAGATCCTGATCCGGAGAACTACGGATGGGAGCCTATGTGCACTGCAAAGAACATGGAGATCTATATTATCAGAACTCCTGAATTCAATCATGTATTAGCACGGATTTCTCCTCGTTCCCAACCATTTTGGGTACGTGTCAAGTATCTTTCTTTCTTTCATTGGAAAATATACCTTTGGTGTATCGGTACTAATAAACAAACTAAAAGAATTTGGTTAGGACCTGAATTAACTCAAGAAATTTTAAGTAATATCCCGATTTAGTCGGGAACCGGCACTATAGCTCAGCGGTAGAGCACCTTATTATAGATCTGTTCAGCAGTATGTAATAGGAGGAATGAACGGTTTCAGCACTATAGGTGACTGTCTCAATTCGATACACTGGTTCGAATCCAGTTAGTGCCGCCTGTTAATCAAAAAACAATTGATCGGTTAGAAAGATCATACCCCAACTGTGTCTAAAAGTAGATGCGGTTGGGGATTATTAAAAAATTAAAACACATTTCAATATGAAAAAAATCCTTTTTTGCTGCTTATTATTAGGAGCTATCAACTTGCAAGCACAAGGTCGTGTGGAATTCATTAGCTCTATTACTATACCTAAACCATTAGGTTGGAGCGGTGTACCTGTATTACTCATCCGAGCAATTGCGGATGTACGGTTAGAATTAGCACAGGATACAGATCTTGCAGAAATGGAGAACTATCTTTCTACATTCCAATGTATGACGAATAAAAATTCCAATACTTCATACGAAGAATGGGAAGATTGCCTCCGGCTAGCTAGTATCCCATATCCTGTCTCCATAATCAATCGGTGGAAGACACTTAAATTATTGGAGTATAATAAACAGCGTGCAACTCATCTAATGCGATGGTAACCGATTTTTAACATGCCAATACTATTATTCCTTTTATTGGGATTCTTGGTGCATTGGATAATGCTCAAGATCACTGACCACTTAAATTCCCTGAAATGAGAATACTCTTTTTCTTATTGCTCAGCTTTCAGTTAAGTGGGCAATCCTACTCCACGGCCCAGAAGTTGACAACAGAATGTGGTGTAGAAATCACTTTGTCTTTACACCAGGGCCCAGAACTCACCACCTTGGATATTTGTATTCCCTCTAAAAGGGTGTATATGTTTATCAGGGTGAAAAACAAACAAATTAAAATTCTCAAAGAGAACAATAAGTTAGTATATCTGGAAATCAACTTTCCTTATGTAGGAACTTATAAATTTTACGGAGGTGGACAACCCCTTGCGATGTAATGTCGTTGGGGGCCACTCCTAAATCATTTTACAACATGAAAAAAATCATTTTTATCCTGCTTGGATTACTCCTCGCAGCCATTGCCCTTCCCGCTCAAATTATCGAGCTTAAAATCGATTCCACAAACATTGCTAAAATGCAAATCTGTAACACCTTCGGATGTGAGACTGTGGACTTAGGTGAATGGATTACCGTGTATAATGAAAGTCAGACATCCCCAGCTGGGGATTATAGAACTGCCCTCATTAGATCACAAGACACAGATGAAAATGCTTTACCTTTATGGTGGGCATATATCGTCATAGTACAAGACGAACAGGAAAACGTGGAGTTCCACTTTAACAACATGGTGATCTATCAAGGATCGCGTTTTATCATGAACTCTATCTCGCGTCCAGTCCAATGGGATATGATGTGGCAGAGATGTCAATTTTAGGTTAATAATGATTGTACTTCCCATTCTGTAGTAATTATAGGATGGGTTTTTCTTGTCACTAACTAATTTTAACATGAAATACATTGTATTTTTCCTTACCATTTATCTCTTTTCCTGCGGCTCCATTAAACAAGAGGCTGATGCCACTATGTTCGGAGGTGAGGACACCGATCAAGAGACTGTGAAAAATCTCGCCCCGGCCACTTACAGAGTGTACTACGAAGAAGCGGCGCCCAAGTCCCAAGTCAAAAACAAATTGACTACAGACCCATGTAAAAACACTGCCTCAAAGCAAATTACCGGCTCAGAATGGGATAAAGGTTATCTCATCCACAGCATGGACTGTCAAAAATTGAACGGTCCTTGGATAGCCACATTTGTCTTATTCGGGCAGGAAATGAAAGCTTTGCCCGCATTTATGCGCCCTGGCCGGGTAACAAATTCTTATCACAATTTAACCCCCATGAAGGTCTATGTTGACGAAAATGTTGCGGACCCCATCTGGGTCCTTGTCGATCTCCTTTAAACAAGGAATGTGTGTCCTATTGGTATACGCACTGCTCTGCAATTATTGCAGCACACCGCACAAGAAGACAGTGTACCCTAAAAGGCACCCAATTCACAAAGTAAAATGACCATCCTGCTCTTTTGTTAAACTTCCCTAGCTGTAAAGTTGGGGATATTGATTCCATAGCTCAATGGATAGAGCACCGCCCTTTTAAGGCGGGGGTTTGAGGTTCGAATCCTTGTGGGATCACAACTATTTATTTTGTTTTGCGACAGTCCAGCAGTCGATGCTATTCCAGAGCGCCAATTCTTTTAACGAATGTGGTTTTTGTAAGTTCAGGCGTAACTGGACATCTCCCCTACCGAAATTGGGGGCTGGCTGTCATTTAAAAAACCTTTTAACATGAAAGATTACTTGGAGCATCAAATCAGAAATGCCAAAAGTTTTGGTGAATTACTTGGAAATCTGTTTCTCCTCACCACATATCACTCAGAGTACACCAAATTCCTAATTCTCATCAGAGAAAACTATTGGCCTAGAGTGCCCTCTGACGCAGACTCAAATGCGTTATTGTTAGATTTAGTTCGCAGGTTTGAATGCTGGACTACCGAACAACCAAATCGGTATTGGAAAACAATGATTGTTAAAAATCAACACGCTTTAGTAGCTGGTAGTCCATTATCTCCAGAAGCATTTTATGCCCCTGATTATGACGCGGCGATAATTCACTGTATTGTTGTACTTGAAATCAAATCCGAAGATTTAATATGAATAGCGCAGATAGTACTCTGTTTATATTAGCCGTGTTGTTCCTCATCATTGTAGGCATTTGGTATACTATCAAATCACAGAAATTAAACGATGCGAGGGAGACTGTAAAATCTGATAAAAGATCGGAATTACAATATGAATTACGACGTGCTAAGACCACAACAAATAACCTAGTAGTAGTCTTAATTGGAATATTGCTAGGAATCATCGTAGTTTTTGCGTTGGGTAAACCCCAGCCAAATCAAGGAGAAAAACTAAAACCATCACCAGACACAATTAGTTATGAGAAGGCCAGATACCATTAAACCGTTCGCTGCTTTTTCAATTGTATATGGCTTTTTATTTGCCATATATTTTTTGTCGACCCCAAATTCATTTAAGCCTCTAATTTGCTTTGTAGCAATGTTATTATGGGCAGTAATCACTCTACCTCACTACAGTATTAAAAGTGTCTTAGAACGAATCCTCGTGCGTTCTAAGCACATCTGGAAGTACTACAGAATGTTGTTCATCATAATTACAATCATTTTCACCATATTTATGTGGTGTTTAATACAATTAACATGAAAGTAACAACGATAGTTAACATTGTCGTCATCATCGTGGGAATCTACTTCATATTTACAGGTGAACGTTGGGCTGCTGAATTTATAGCTTTACTGTTTTTCTATAAATTAGGATTAGTATCTCCTAAAACAATCAATTTCTAACATGAAAAAACTTCCACCAGAAGTACAGGAAGCCATCATCTTGGTAGGTAAACTAGACCCAAAAGATTATCCTTGGAAATACAAAGCACTAAATAATTTGTGTCAATGTACAAGTAAGGAGGCTTACATGTCTAACTTTATTACATCTCCAAATGGATCTCTGGCTAAAGCTGTAAATATGTTTGTGTGGGCAAATACACTACAAGGATTTGATTTTTGGTATAAAATCCAAAGAAATTTACCATGAGGAAACTCGAATTAGGTGAAAAGCTTGCCGTTATTTTCATACTATGTATGGGAGTATACGCTACTTACGTACATTTTGGGACTCACATGTATACTGCGGCTTTAATAATGTGGAGCTGGGTAAAAGAAGATCTCCGTTTTTCTCGTGCTGGACAGCATTTTTTATGTGCGGGAATTTCTATAGCTGTTATTATGATAATCATCGAGGTTATAGAATTCCGATTAAAACGTGAAAAAAAGGAATCTGACGATCTCCTAGACGATTAGATACAAGAAATCCCTAGCCGACTTTAACGGCTACCAAGGATAAGGGTCCCTACCCTGTTTTATATTACTCTTGCCTGACAGCAGTGCGTTAATTCCTCATTTAGCAGGACCATCCCTTTATCGTTAGAGACTCAACGACACGTCTTGCACGTACCTAGAGTGTTTGACCGTAATACAACGGCCCTCTGCTAAATTCACTGTCAGCGTAATAGTAATACCTTTCGACACTATCGGAGAAAACCATCCGATTAAGATGAAATCCGACTTCTAGGCCACCTCGTATTAGATTTTCAATCTACTGCTTGGCCGATACAGGAGTCACTCTTCCTGCAATGTCTATCTAACACAAAGATAACACATTTCAAGACGAAATACAAGTCTTTGTTAAATTATTTTTCAAAAAATGGAAAAAAAACCCACAATCCGTCGCTGGGTAGCTGAACATCGGGACAATCAAATTTTCGGCGTAGACTACGATGCTAACCTATTACAAAGAAGATTGGTAATATTTCTGCACGATTTCGAATTCGATACTAAAACAGAACGAGATAAAGCAGAACTTGTAGGTGAAGAACTGCGGTATATTAAGGGTAGCCCTAATGTGCGCGAAGAACAGCACCCCGAATTGAGAAAAGCGTTGTATGACGCGCGTAATGTTAAATCTAATGAATGGACGGGAGTACTTCTTGAGTATTCTGAGATCCTATGCCAGGCTGGAAAGGGGTTAAAGCCCCGGCTCGTAAATTATCGCCTTAATAAAAAGGCACATCTGATAACCTACATCCGTCTCTTAGAAGTTGCCCATCACTATGGGTACGAGATTGATGAAAATGAATAAGTTATGTTTGAACCACCATTTGTTTATCTTCTCGCTTCAGGAGCCTTAATTCTAGGCATCCTGATTGGGATTATCACACGCCCATCGAGAAAAAAGTGTGAAAGCATCGCCGATGTGGAGGAAGCGGCCATTCTTGAAATCCGTGAGAAATTCTGGCATAAAGACATTTCTCATCGTACGTTTGCTGAAATGTGCGAAGAGATTCGTAGCGAGGCTCACGATGAAAAAGAGAAAATGGAGAGGCGTACAGTACGACTTCAAAAGAAACTTAAAAAATGATATTCCCAAGTGCCTTTAATAGCATCCTACAAAACGTTGTAGGGTATTATTATGGGAGTATTACCAACTAGCGCACAGGGCTTTAGGCACTATGTCCTTAGCTTGAGGTAGTATTCTCTTATTCCTAACTTTAAACATTTAAAAAATGGATAACATTCGAATTGTTCCAACCATTCAGGCCAGAGAACGGCCTAAACCCACCTTCGTTCAATTCTTTTGGGCGTTGGTACTCATGTTTCAGAAACTTGAACGCAAACAGCGTGTCCATGTGGGCATTGCCTTCTTAACGATCACCATTCCGATCGGATTGTTATCGTTCGCTTTGATTTCTGAAGTAGTGGAAACTGCAGACAATCTACCCAAGCCAGTTCAATCTGTAGTATCTCCACTATCTCTTGCGCTACCTATATCAGATCCAGCGCCTACAATCTTCCCTGCAGGAGAAACTGAAGTTCCGGATGATTCTGAGTATGTGCCGGAAGAGGATGAATTAGAAATTCCTAAGCCCGCGCCAAAGAAAAAGAAGAATGATGCAGCTCCTAGAGGAGTAAGGGAAATTATCCCCGCAAGCGCCGAAGCTTATATTGCAAAATATTCTATATATGCAAAAGAGTGCATGCGAAAATATAAAGTACCGGCTAGTATTAGTCTTGCGCAGGGATTAATTGAGAGTAATAGTGGTAAGAGTAATCTTGCCGTGAATGCTTTCAACCACTTTGGCATGAAGTGTTTTTCTAAAAACTGTCATAAAGGGCACTGTGTTAATGCCACAGATGATACCCACAAAGACTTCTTTCGCAAATACAAATCTGTTGCGGAATCCTATGACGCACATGGAGTGTTGATTAGTGGAGGTAGGTATGCTTCTTTAAAAAAATACGGAAAAGATTACCGTAAATGGGCGTATGGATTGAAATCGAAGGGGTACGCTACTGACAAGCTGTATGCTGAAAAATTAATTGGAATGATTAAACGCTATGGTTTGGACAGATATGATCGCTGATTACAACATGGGGGGCGGCTAACCAAAACCGCCCCCACATTAACATGACACTTCAAGAGTTTCGGAATCACATGAATCCGCGCTTTTCCTACATGGAGAGCGCGATAGATTCTATCTACTTTGCAATTCAAAAGAAACAGCACTGCTTGCTGTTCGGACCTGGTGGCCACGCTAAATCCACTATTGTGGAAGAAGCCATCAAACTATTTATCGGAGAGGCTGCGTTCTATAAGGACGTATTCATCGCAAACTGCGCTGAGGACATGGACAGCACTCCCATTATGGGTTATGATGATATCCCTTCACTTAAAGCTGGTAAGCTCAAAAAAGTGTTGGATGATACCGTCTTCCTGAAAAACGATTACGCCATATTGGAAGAAGGCCTAGATGCCCCTCCAATGCTAATCAACGCACTCAAAGACCCGCTTATGCGCGGTTATGTATGTATCAATGGCACTTGCATGCCAAATCGCCTTAAATCTTTGTTTATCTGCACGAACGTAGACCCAGTAAAATGGGCGGGCAAAGACAATTCACGCTTAGCGCTTCTCCAACGCTTCACCTACTCTATTGAGGTGAAATGGCCATCTTACGATTACAAACATTGGGAAGGCTTTTTGAAAAAGAGGAGCATTCATAATCCCATTATTGCAAAGTTTGCCGAGATAGCCCATATTGAAAAGTGGGAAATCTCTCCTCGCTCTGTTGAAAAGATGTCTGGACTCTATACAGAGTTCGGAATTCAAGCCCTCGAAAACTTTGAACGGATACCAGCAAATGTCCTTCAAAAGTGGAAAGACTATGAAAAGAACATTCCGTTCATAAAAGAGATTTGCAATCTTCAGCTGAGGGTGGAAGCCATGCGCACCATGCCTCTGCATGAACGTGGAAATGAGATGATACGCATAACGAAAATTGCCCGCTCAATCAAGGGTATTCCTGTGGATGGCGGCTTCTCTGAGCAACTCAAACAATGTCTCGTGGATGCGAAAGCCATCGCTAATGCGGCAGTGGAAGCCGCAGACCAAGTTACAAAAACCGTAGTAATCTAGTACTAGTATGGTAGAAGATGAAGATGAACTATATGAAGCTCTCCTACAAGCCTATGGAGACCCAGAAGAAGCGATACAAAAGTATCGTCTTATGACTGGGAATACCCCAAAAGTTTCTACAGTAGGAATTGATTGGCATCCTAATTGGATCCAACATCCTGAAAATCCCCAAGAGTTAAACAAATACCTGGACCTTAGAGCTTCAGGAAACGCGCAATTAACTGCTCAAATCGCTCAAATTATGTCACATATGGTCTATGGAGAAGATGATTTCGATCTCTCCTTCATGGACGAGCAGTATCGTAAACCACTAGAATCTCTTTTGCCTACACTGGCTGAAGAACCTGGTGGAATATACGAGATGGCAGATCTCGCTGCTAGATATGTGATGATAAATCGAAACGAGAAAAAACAGAAGTCGCCCCAACAGGCGGCTGAAGAGTTTAAAGAGTTAGTTGAGGAGACCAAAAAACAAAAGGCCAAGAAACAGGCCTTTGGAAACCGGGGCGGTCCTCATGGGGGTCGTCTTTGGCAGGGTCCTCCTCATGAACAATTTTTCGTGGGAGAAAGCAGTGGTAGTTGGCCCCAAATCCAAAATATGGACATAGTGAAGAATGGGGCTAAAGCAGATAATAAACTGAAATTGGGAAAGCCTAAAGTGACGTATCTACGTCGCATGGCTAGGTCAGTTAATGAGATTAAATATTGTCGACCTGCTACTCTCGCGTTGCCAGATGATGTTTTTTGGATGAAATATGCTCAAGGACAGCTTGAGGTATTTATACCTCAAAAACAAATAATCCAAAAGCAAATAAAAATAGTATTACTAGACGATTCGTTGTCTATGCGTCACGGTTCTAAAATAAAGTGGCTGCAACGTATTTTCAATACTTTATTTGAAGAAGTGTTGAATGGAAATTCCATTATGTATTTTGCCCCCTTTACTCACACTAGAAATCCTCTATGGAAAATAGAAACTCCTGAAGACGTAGAAAACCTTAAAAAGGATTTTCGTTCAGGTACTGGCGGCGGTACAGAAATAGGAGACATCTTAAAAGAGATGATTCCAAAAATACAAGCAGGGGAGATCGACGGACATCCAATTCACGATAGGACAGAGACCTTAATCATCAATGATGGTCAAGATGCTGTTTATTCTATAACACCCCCCATTCCAATTCATAGCATTAGCGTTGAAGAAGAAAACACAGGGTTAAAACAATTGTGCCATGACAGCGGAGGACAGTACTTCCTTGCTACAGGTGGAAATTTACAGTTATTATAATTGTTTCCCATCTTGTAACAAGTTAAGACCAGCGGTGCGATTGCCTGCGGGTTTGTTCGCACTGTCAAATTCTATACCTTATAAAAATCAATACATCCAGATCGAAGCTAAACAGGTGCTATCAACCCACTTTAAAGCTAAAAAAAACGTTGTGTATCTTATTAAAGCTGAACCATCAGCTTATAGATATAATAATGTTTCTGGGGGTATATTAGCTCTCGAAAAACCACATGAAAAAAAATTCTTGGGGCTTACGTCCCAAAACTCACATATTTTCTCACTCACTCAACACAACAAAGCAATGAAATTATTGCAAATCGCTTTTCCTCAAATGCAAGGAGCCACAAAAGAAACATTTGGCCTGAGCGCTGAATCATCCTTTACTCCTGAAACAGCGTATGATCTTTGTCTGCGGCAAAGCAACGGGGACACACTGACAGAGCCTGAACAAGCTTTAGCGTCGTCTGACGCATGGCTGCAGATCTTCAGAAATGTGCAACGTGTTCAATTGAACACCGTACTTCCAAACTTACCGTTTCCTGCCGCCACGATCGAAATGGTTGCTGCTATTCCTCAAGACCGATTGAACGACAGTGTTGAATACGCCGAAGCAGTTCTCTCTGGGAATCCTGCTGAAGCCGGTTCTATCTCCGCATTGGGCGTGGAAGGACTGACAGAATGGCTCGGTGCTGCCGACCTTACGGCTTACCAGACCCCGGCTGCTCCAGAAGATGTAAAGGCGGCTATCGAAAACGCCATTGAAGCTCCAGCGGAAGAAGTTCCAGCCGAAACGACTGTTGCTGCAGAAGAAGCCCCTGCTCAAGAAGAAGTCCCTGTCGAAGAAACAACTCAAACAGAAAACCTGCCTGCACCCCCAATCAACGCTACAACTTCTGTAGTGGTACCCGGAGGTAAACTGTACACAGCGGCATCCACGGTTGTAGGCTTGCGCGATCAAGTGCAAGCAAACATTGCTGCTCAACAAGAAACTCTCCAGCAAATTGACAAGGTGATTATTGCGGGATTTCTTAATAACGCGGCTGAATTGGATGCCGTAGCTGGGTTGCCTGCCACCACTGAAGCAACAGAAACACTCGCTGTAGAGGCGTAGTCGCAGGTAAAAGCAAAAATCATTGTGTAGTTCACTAAATTCCCCTGCTCTCTTCGGAGGGTGGGGGTAATTTTAAAAAACTAGTTTATTATGCCAGCACAAACAATGCGCTATAAAAACCTAAGCTACTTTCTGCCTGAGGCGGGGGATCTGGTTATGAAACCAGGTAAGACTCCATATGTCTCACTTCGTTGCACGGCAGCAAAAGCTCCGGACGAGTGGGTATCAGTCAATCTACCACCTACTTTGGCCGCGTCTGCGAAGGTTACTCTAGATTCATTCGTGGCTCAAGGGTATGAAGTTGAAGACTTCTGTCTAAGGGGCACCCTGACGTTCGAACCATTCGGATACGATTTAAACGAATCACTCGAAATCCACAAAAAAGTTCGCGTGTTAAAAGTTAAAACCCCCCATTTTGTAGGAACCCAGGTTATTAACTTGGATGAGTTCGAAATTCGTTCTTCTGAGAGGCCCATTCTCCACATCAGTCCAGCAACAGGGGAAGTAATGCACCGTAAGAAGCAAAGTACGATGGTGATGGGAAACATTACGAATTTCATAAATGAGGCAAAGTCGGCACGTGATGCGGAAAGGGATTTCAAATATGCACATTTGTTTATTTGGAAACGTCGCAGTAGAACCTCTCTGCTTTTGCAAGAATTCATCGAGGAACTGGAAAAAATAGTCACCCCCACAAAAATACTTGTAATATGATAAAGGGCCAAGGTAGCATTATAAAACCACGTCCACTTCCAGTTTGGTATTGGTCAGGATTAACAATGCGTCCAAGAATGAATTCTTGCGAAGTGGAAATGAAAATCAACATCTCCAAGAAACAAGCGGAAGCTTTAGATCCGGCTAAAAGGGAAGAGGCTGAACTTACTATTCACACCCTTCTCAACCCTTTATATTTGTCGAATTTTTATGTGGTGAGATGTAATCTTGAAAATCCACAAAAAGGAGGAAACGGAAAAAGTCTATTTTTCGGTACCATCATAATACGTGGACATTTAACACTTCAAGAAATGCAGGAACGCTCTTGGTCCAGTCATATTTTAGCTTTACGCACAAACATTCGAAAATATGTGGTGGAAATTACTGGCGTTAAGTTTAGTCGTGTTCGCGTTTTACGCGGAAAAGATCGAAAAAAGCAGCGTGTTTTACACCTGCAAAATTGAAAATAAAGCCGTATTAGACAGTGCTAACGTATTTAAATCGTGGAGTGTCTTTTTAGAACGTCGCGGTATCAAATTTAGTGAGGTCGTAGCTGGACAAATGTTGCACGAAACGTATTTCTTTACGTCCTCCGTATATAAAAATTGTCACAATCCTTTCGGCATGAAAATGAATGGAAGGGGATTGGCAAAAGGTGTATGTGAAGGGCATGCTTACTACAACACTGTTCTTGACGCGATCGAGGATTATCGGTTGTATCAAGCTCGAATGTTGTATTTAGCAAAAAAACAAGGACGTCCTTGTGTAACAAATGACGATTACTTTGAACTACTTTGTGATCTTCCTCATTTGAGAGGTCACAGGTATGCGGAGGACTTAGACTATGTTAAAAAAGTAAAGGCCAGAATGGTCTACACTAAGAATCTGTAGGGTCTCGTCCGTAGGGCCTTATATTGTCTATCTGGGGCATCATCAGCTTCAGATGGTATGCGGAACGATTCGGTGGGCAGCCCGGCCTCAATCTAGATTCCATAGCGAATATCTTTATCGCATGTGTTGCCTTTTTAGCCCTTTTTAGGCTGGGGAGGTGGTGTGTGCTCAAGGGGATTAGTAGTCGTGGACCAGCAGCTGCCAGGCATAGTGGCTGCCTGCCGTATTTTTAACTCTCTAACACTTTAAACATGTTACTATTATCGTTCTGGTGGACAGTAATGCCCATCGTATTTGTACTAGGAACCATTGCGTTCCTATTCATTTCGTACACCTACAAAAAAGAGCTAGCGGCTACCGCCGAAGCAGCTGTAGACGCAATTGTGGAAACGTCCGACGTCGTATCAGATGGACTCAACAAAGTGGCGAACTCAATCAAGAGTTTAGCCGTTTACCAACCTCAGGATAGAAAGGAAAACTTTCTTATATCTGCGTTGGGTAACGCTGCCTATAGCACCATACAAATGTCCAATTCGGACATGGTGGTCAACGTGTTGATTCAAAGATTAATTGAAAAGGGCTGGACGGTGGAGGCAGAATTCAAAGACGTCGACTACAATGGACAAAGCTCGCATGTCGTATGCTCTAAAGAGCTGGACGATGAAGGAGGGCCAGAAGTGGCTGTACTTGAGTTTAAATTGCAGGACTATCCTCTTGAACGCATCAAGTCCAAAAACACCGGCCTCGACTTGACAAAATTTGCCGTTGGAGATGAGATCACCATTACGGATGGGATTAAAGTAAGTGTCACGGATTGTGACATGGATTGCCAGCTGGAGCTTCGCAGCATCATAAAAGATGCTTGTACAGCTGCGACAGTCCAAGTACAACACTACGCCAAATCCAGAACAGGAGTAATTCCCACAAAAGTGTACAGTCCTGAATACGGACAATTTGTGGACGACACCATTGCTACTTCCAAAACATCTGCAGCAATCCTGGAACTATCGTACAATATTAATCGCCGCAAAGTAGGCGCTAATGCTGCTACGGAACAATACAAGCTGAAGATTGCGAAGTTCATTGACGTTGTAGTACAAACCACGGCGCCCAAAGACGAACACGGAAATCCAGAACAAGGACGACGTTTCAACATTGGTCTTACTGGACCTGCGTCCAGTGGGAAGTCTTATCTTCTCAAAGCTTTGCTTGAAGCTGGATCCAAGGGTGGTGTGACCGTTGTCAAGTCGACGGCCGATTCATTTGCAACCTTCAAAAACGACCAAAAGGCAATGACCAATCTGAAGAGGTTGGCTGAACGTGGGCCGACCTGGTTAGTGATTGACGAAGCCAATGGATTGCCTAAAGACCTGGTTGCAGCGCTTGCTTCCGTCATGGATGGTTTGGACTCATCTCCAAATCTGTCTATCATTCTCGCTACAAATCGCGACGCAGATCTCACCGACACTGATATCAGTAATCTATTCCGGGAAGGAAGAGTTGATCTGCTATTGGATGCTGGTGATTTGGAACCTGCTCAGTGGAAGCCTTTGTTGGGAAAACTCAAAGAGGAAAATCCAGAATTGGTGTGGACAGACCCAAAAGAAGAAGCGCCAATGACATTGGGAAAAGTCTACGCTTGTGGACAACCCAAGAGCCTGGAGGGGATCTTCTCCACCATGACAATCTAACTCGAAAGGGCAGTGGTTTTCAATCTAGAATTCCACTGCCCCTAACTTTTTCAATATGTTAAAAGGCAATTTTGTAAGAGAGACCTTAAAAAAAGGTCAAATCTTAGACTTACCAGAGTTCGTTGTAAAATCTTTAAACTCTACCTCTGGATTAGCTGTTATTGTCTTTGTTGATAGCAAAGTGGAATTAACAGTTCCGTTTTGTTTTCCTCCGTTAGGTATATCCCAATATGGAGCTGATGGGTACATGCAGCCAGAGTTGTTGCCATACACCCATACAGGATTCATCATGGATAGGAACAGTGATAATAAGGTACGGCATCGTTCTAGTGCGGGAGAATGGATACAAATGAAATTGGATCGAAATTTTGATCTCAACGGAGAGTTTGTACTTTTACCTGTAGGAAAGGAAGCAATATACTACACCTCAATGCGTTGGAAAGATGCTCCAGCACATTTTAAGGAACATTGTGAGTCCTGGATTAATAGAAGTTTTAAGTCCAAGGGTTCAGTATACGCAATACGGGATGTAGATTCAAAAGTCTTTCACAGTTCGCTTCTGTTATCGAAAGTCACAACAAACAAAAGAAAATATACAATTTTCATGCTCTTTGAAGAGAGTGTGATTTACCCTATTCCGGGGGAAGTGCTTCTGAGAAAAATTGCATACAAAATTAATGAAATTAATAATAAACCATCCTAGCGAAAATGGGAATCGACGTGTGAAGTTGATCCCCGCCGTAAAAGATATTGTGTTTGATTATGGCTATGAATTTCCTGTGGGAGTACAAAATCCTGCAGTTAAGTTAATTTTACCGGATAATGATACGTATGCGTTACTGAACGCGGAAGATCCGCAAGAATTAACAAGAATGTTAAAGCAAAAATTAAGACAAAAGGTAACAATTGAATTACCTTTGTCTGTACTTGATAAAGGCGTGTCTTTAACAGAAACTCTTGGAGAAATGCCTATCGATGTAGAGAATTGGGTAAAAAACGTACCTTTACGTCAATTTCGAAATACCGAGGCTGCTCAACCCTTCTATAAAGGAGAATGGACTGCTCTAGAAAATGGAAATTGTTACCCCATATTGAAAAAAAATTCTGCGGCCTTAGCAGATCTTTGGGCAGCCACTATGCCCACGCCAGGCCGTTTATCTCACCATTCTAAAATCAACTATTTCCATGCGTTACTTATTATTTTTCGCGCTCTCCATTCTGATGTTCGCTTGTGATGATCCAGGGGAACAACCGTGGCAAGCCCCGCCGATCCCATATGGTACAGATACTATTGAAACCAATACTATCGTAATGGATTCCGTTCCAGAACCAGTAGCCATGACCAACATGGAGTTGCGCATCAACTTGGCTCAGATTGCCGGAGCAGGGGCTCCCACTCGTGTAGTTGTTACAGCAGACCTGGAGGATGGAGAAATCGTTGGATATTCTGTCACTACCTCTGCTCGTAAAAAATCAACTGCTAAACCACACGTTGAAAAACCAAATGTCTGTGCTAGCTGTTATGTTATAAAAGCTGGTGACACCAAAACCAATTTGGCTAAACGTTTTCATATTGGCCAAGATCAAATCAAGAATAAAACGTTAATAATCGGACAAAAACTCATTGTAGAATGAATCGACAACAAATAGATTGGATTAGATGGAACGCCGCTCAGAACAAAAAGTACAGGCATACTGATGCTTACTGGGAAGAAGACGTTCTAGAAGAAATTGAACCCCAAAGATCAAAACGATTGGAGCGTATAAGACGCCTGAAAGAGGCAAATGATTTTGTGGATCAACTCTTCAAACAAAAATTCGCTCCTAAAATATTCAAGGAGCTGGAATTTGAAATGGAAGTGGATCGTATAACGAAAATTCGCAAACTTGAAGCTGTTCTACCTACGGGTATGTTGCTTCAAATGCGTGCTTGCGTTCCTGGTCGACTAATTCGCTTAGCGTATGAAAGTAAAACTATCTCCGTCCCTGGAGAAGAAACTGGGGATACAGAAGACGAAATCGAACTTAGAGTTCGTGCAGTTCAAAGGAAAACACGTTCCATTAAATCAGATGTTGCTGACGTTAAAAGACGTCGGTATTACATTTGAAGAGGAGCTTTCTTACTCTAAGCAATGGATGTATACCTTTAAGGCCGTATGTCCATATGTAAAAATTAATATCGCAGCAAAATCAAAAAACAGATCCAATGCAAAAAGAACAGCTGTTGTCCGAGTTATTAGGTACCTCGGAATTCTCAATACTTCTCTACACTCTGGTGGGAGAAAAACTACCCCCAACATATAAGGGGGTTGCGGCGAAAAAGATATCCCAAGACTGTGTTACCTTTGTAGATCTTTGGAGACACATCCAAGGAAAAAAAGAAGCTGTCGCTGTTCTTTGGACTGCGGAAAAGCTACAACACTTGGAAATTACATGGAAGGGAGCTTTTTACTCCAGAGCTGCTTACACCATCAGTCGCAAGCATCTTAGAGGTGTGCTCCTGGAAATCCTAATTAAAAGCTTATGAAAAAAAGATTGTTACTGTTAGAGCCCTATGCCGATGAAACTATGAAACACGTACAGGAAATACGCATGTTATTCATAAATAACGGTTGGGAAGTACAGAAACTAACTCCTGATTGTAAGACTTATCATGAAAATTCCGTACTCATCATTCCAGATACTGGAGGATTAAACGGAAATGCGTCCTATTGTTTCAACGCAGACAGCTGGATGCCCCCACATGTAAAGCCTCAAGATCAAGGTGTGGAGTATTTTCGGTTAAACAGACTTTTGTACTATGTACAGAAGCATATACCAGTCATCGGATTGGGGTACTCCGCTTATGTTATCTTTGCAGAGGTTCTAAAAGGTACCCTTCAATTTGGTCCTGACGGAATGTCTGTCGGTACTTCCAAAATAAAGGCTCATCTGGAAACAGAATTGTTTTTCTGCCCTCAAAAGCACTATGTGTGTGGCGGAATGTTTGCTGAAAAAAATCAGAATTACGGTGAGGAATTAATCATCTTCGCTGAACAAATGTTAAAATATGGAGGTCAAGGGGGGAATGTTAAGGTCCCAGTACCCAACCCACCTTCCGATACTTCAACAAAGTTAATTATATGAACCCGCAACTAGCACGGTACATTACTGATAGGCACTACTGAGTGCTTCGTAGAAAAAAAGATGATTGCCCACTTAATGTCTCCTACACTGTAGAAGGGTTAATGTGAACAACCAATAAATTAGGGAAATCTTTATTCTTCAAGGATACGATAATCTCTAAAGGAAAGATATTGCCAAGGAATGGGCGGTATGAGGAAGCTTCGGACGTCTATTATGAGAAGTTCGAACCAAAGAATCATACTGCTTATCCTTTGCAGACAGCCGAATTACGGTGGTTAGACAAGGCCATGCGAATGTCCTACTAATCAGGCTGCTCACTCCCCGCTGTAGTTTTAGAGGGAGATTGAAAACTTAAAATTGAATACATGGAGAAGATTGCAAACCGCTGGTTCAAAGGCTTTATGATTGCCACCACGGTTACATTGCTTGTTATCACTGGTTTTGGCTGGCACCACCAGTTCAAAATTAACAACGAGCAAAAATCGACAATAAATCAGCTAGAAGCACAGGTAGAAATACTTAGCGAAAATATGCTGAAATTTAAGGCGAGCATGGATACTTTGAGAGAAACCCACCCCTACATGAGTAAAAAGTGAAGGGGCCGGAAGACCTCGTGTGCCAGCGGCACCTTTTTCGGATTCTTGCTATATACTCCCGTTGATACGGCTGTAAGCAAGGAGTTAGTAATGGCTTTATCAGATTACTCTGGGCCTAAAGCTAAAATTAATTCTCTGAAACGACATTACAATCATAAATCAAAGCACTATTGCGGTAAAGCCGTTGATCTTGCTTGAGATGAAACTGTGATTAGTTTCTTAATATCTGATGAAGGACAGACGTGGCTACAAAAGCACGGGATTACATTTTACATTGAAGGCAAACCCGGATCGAAGCGAGTATCTAAATATCTCGGCGACCAGAAAGCTGCCCAATTTGTATTCTTTAATCCGGATGCAACAGCAGATCACGTACATTTGAATGTATAAAAGGGACAGGGGGAGTAGTCCATCTCCCCCTTTTCCCAAGTTAACATTATGGACACTTTAGTAACTATAGTGCTTACTTTTGTTGGCACTAAAATCGCTGAATACCTCTGGCAGGTACTACAATCTATCCCCGTAGCCGTAACAGCTACAAAACAGACAATGACAGACAATGCAACAAGTAATTTACCAAGAGAATCAGGAGACATCTCGATTGTCGGGATTCGCCGCAATAGAAATGGTGGTTACACAGCCGTGGACCATTACATGAATACGGGACGGGCAGATATCATTAATCTCCGAAACGGAACTCAAAGATAAAATATCCAAGTATGAATACATCGCATTGGATACGGAAACTGTTGGTGATTTTACTGATCTCTATGATCGTAAGGTTGTCATGCTCCAAATGGGTAATGATAGAGAACAGTTTGTATGAGACACTCGCAAGAGTTCACCTCAAGCTTTTTTACATTGGCTCTCGACCAGAGATACGGTTATTATTGGGCACAACATAAAATATGACTACCAAGTCATAAAGACAAACTATGATGTGACCTTAGAGAATGTTTGAGACACCATGCTCGCTGCGCAAATAGCAGAGTGTGGATTAGACGCCCCCAAAGGCCACTATACCTTGGAGCAGTGTGTTGCACGATATGTGCGACCATATTATACTCGTCAAGGTAATTTATTCGCCCCAACAATCACAAAAGACATTAGGAGCTCCTTTGCTCAAGTCAGCAACGCTCCCTTTACCGCAGAGCAAATTTACTATGGAGCTTTCGATATTGAAACTTCATATGCACTGCATAAAAAATTACTCCAGATCGGAAAACAAGACGATCTACTCCGTATATTTGAGCTAGAATTTGATTTTCTCAAAGTACTAGGGGACATGGAGTTAAATGGTGTTTATCTAGATGCAGATAAGTGGTTAAAAACCGCTAGATCTGTAGAAGAAAAGACCGCAGGAATAAGAAAACAACTAGACGAGCTGGAACCAATAAATTGGGATTCCCCTAAGCAAGCAGTTGTCTACCTGAAAGGTGTGGGAGTTGATGTGCTAATCCTGGATAAAAAGACCGGGGAAATAAAAGAGAGTGTAGGCAAAATCGGCCTCCAAAAACAGACAGCCCGGTTTCCCATTCTCAATACTTACCTTGAGTACAAAACGCTTAAGAAAAAAGCAGTTGCGTACGGAGAAAAGTTTTTAAGGCACATCAACCCCCATACGGGTAGAGTTCATAGCTCGTTTATGCAAATAATGAGGACAGGTCGAACATCCTCCACTAGTCCTAATATACAAAACATCACAAGAGGAGACGTGTATAGGTCCGCATTTATGGCGGAAGAGGGGAACACATTGGTTGTGGCAGATTTCTCTAATCAGGAGATGAGAGTGATAGCAGACAAGTCAGGGGATCCAAACCTTATTGCCGCGTTTAAAGCTAACAGGGACGTTCACCTTGAGACTGCTAAGCTTACTTTTGATAATCCTGATTTAGAAAAAGAGTCTGAAGAAAGACAAATGGCTAAGTCCATTAATTTTCTTGCCGCATTTGGTGGAGGGGCTTCTAAACTTTCTGAATCCTTTGGCATAGCTTTAGCTAAAGCCAGATCAATTTTAAAAATGTATTTCCTAGCCTTCCCCTCTTTAAGAGCTTATTTTGATGCTCAAGGAGTTCTAGCAAAGGCTAATGGTTATGTACTATGTAATCCAGTTTCTGGACGTAGGTCATATATTCCATTTTGGAATAAGTACAAAAAATACCAAAGTTATCTAACAATAGCAAAAGCAAAGGGCCATGATCCGCATCCTAAAATTGTAGATGACTATTCATACTATGATGCTAAAATACAGAGGTGGTCACAAAATTTACCAATCCAATCAACCGCAGCTGATATAAGTAAAAGAGCGGGCGTTCTTCTACGTAAATATAGTAAGAAGATTCCGTTCAAGATTATAATATTCGCACACGACGAGTGGGTACTTGAGTGCCCGCTTGAAATCAGTCAAACCGTTTCAAGAATACTAGAGAAGTGTTGTCTGGAAGCTTCTCGTGAGTATACAACTCATCTAGACATTCCGGCGAAAGCAATTGTATCACTAACATGAAAAAAGTAATTAAAACATGATTGAAAGTACCATTATTTTTGCTATCTTCGGTGTCGGGATGGCTCTGTTGATGTGGCGTATGTACCATGTTGCAAAAGACGACCCAGAATTAGCTGGTCTTGAACCGGCAGCCCTCTTGGGTAAATCATTCATCAAATACAATCTAACGTACTTGATGGGTCTTCAACTCTGCGCACTTATCGCAGAAGCTGCCCTTTTGGGTTCAGTTGTTGACGAAAAGACTAACGTGGCGGTCAGGATGTTCTTACATCTTGTGATGGCTGCAATTAGTACTGTGGGGGCATTTGGCTTAGCCAAGTTCTTTGGTGAATTTGTGTATGTATTTGTAGCTTGGCCAAAAAGAGCTCCTGGAGTTAGCATCGGTCTGATGATGAGTAATTTTGTACTAACTGCAATCGCTTTCTTCTTTGCAATTGGAGCGCCCATATTTAACATGTTAGCTCTAGCTAACGCACTCCATAATACTGTCCAGTTGGATGTATTTATGGCGGCACTTCAGGTGGAATTAGGGTTCAAGCCTTTAGCTTACCTAACCTATATTATCCAATTAAATGGATTACCTGCTAACTACGCTCCGTTTGCAAGTCTGCATTCGGGTATGGTATCCTCCTTGGGCATCACTTTCTTCCATTTAATATTGACGTTTTGGGAGATTGTCTACACCCTTAAACTGGCCTTGGAATCCAAAAGTCTTCTGGATACTATTCTTAATAGAACAGTAGGCCTCGACGACAAAGAAAAGAAAAAGAAAGAGGATAAAAAGGAAGATAAAGAGGACAAGGGTAAAAAGATAGACGGTAGAGTACAAATCGAGGCCGCTCTTGGTTTCTTGAAATTAGATTCCAAGGATGTGGCAAAGTGGACAGAGAATCTTTTGGAGTATTTAGATGTTGCCACACACGATCAAAAAGCAGTGGCCACCAGAACAGCGACTATCGCTGCGCTGCATTTCCAGATAAAGAGTTTGGATCGTGGTAAGAAAACTGCGGATAACCGTACCCCTGAAAAACTTGCGGATGACATTCGTAAAGAGCTGGAAGGGTGGACCAATAACAGCATCACCTTACCAAAAGCAAAAAACGGATAGGGGGGCACGTTTGTTTAAAAGATAAATGTCCCCATTATATGGACAAGAAACAGTGTGACAGGTGCCTCATAGAAGCTACAGGCTGTGCTCAGTGTGGCACTATTCCAGCTTCTTACGCGTTTATCAATTCTAAACCTATATGGAAAGCATCCCATAAGGGTAGATGTTGGGAATGTGCTTTAGAAAAAGCTGTGGATATTAATGAGGTCTGTAGGTCTTGCAATCAGGACAACCATGAGATGAAACTTAGGGAAGTAGTCCTCTGTAAAGCATGCGTTTCTGAATACGCTCTTGTCTGCAAGAAGTGTAAAGAAGATACGGATGTTTATGCAGAAGGGTCAAACTATTGCCCTACGTGCTTTTATGGTGATGATTTCAAGACCGTTACTATAGACTCACGCCATCCAACTGAGGTTTGTGTCTCCTGTGGGGAACTGTCACACTTAAATAAGGACAAAGAATGTAAGAATTGCTACGTGGAGAAAACCATGAGTAATGCTTATAATGATGATTGGGGCAAGACAAAGGTCTGTCCTGAATGTCGGAAAATCACCAAACGAGGTAACAAGATATGTACAGCTTGTCAATTGAAAAAAAGAAGTGTAGCCACCTGTTTTGGGTGTTCTTCTCGTTTCCAAAAGACCAGTAGGCACGATACATTTTGTCAAGCCTGCAAGAGAAATCTTGAAGTTGGTATATGTACTTCTTGTCGAAGAAATGATGTTGAGAATTTTGATGAGCGAGGCTGGTGCACAAAGTGCCAGTACGATAACGGACCATTGTAATGAGAGATAAAATACAGGCTGAGGCGCTCGCCGCATGAAAAGGAGCAAATAAGTGGGGAACAATCATTCTCCCTACTTCACTTGGGAAAACATACGTGGGTGTAATGGCTTATAAGTCTTTCGAGAATCCCCCAAAGACACTAGTCATTACCTCACGTGTGCCCATAGTGCACCAGTGAAAAGAAACTTTTGAAGATAAATTTGGAATTAGCTTTCCAATTGATTATCTTTGCATTCAGTCCGCCTACAAGATAGACGCTGAGTATGATTTAGTTATTATAGATGAGGTACATAGATCCTTATCTCCGGAGTACCGAAAGGTATTTCAAAATATAAAGACTAAGCATTTAATCTGTTTAACCGCAACCCTGCCAGAAGAAAAGGAATACCGTGATTATTTGGACTCTATATGTCCTGTAGTATATTCTAAGACTTTGGCTGAGGTGATAGAAAATAAAGTTATACCTGAGTTCACTATTTATAATTTAGAGGTACCTTTATCTCCTAAAGCAGGAGGAAGATATAAAATATTTGATTCTCAATTTAATGAGGGTAATATTCTCTTAAACAAGATTTTAAATACTAATGAACTTTATAAGTATAAGTATACTAATACATTTGATCTAGCTAGAAATAATGTAAATTCTACTGATAAAGCTTTAGCTGCCGCATGTAAAAAGTATTGGGGTGGGATGCAGATGAGAAAGAATGTGGTTTATAGTAATCCATCTAAACTCATAGCTGCCAGACAAATTATAGAATACATCGGTCCTGAACGAAAATGACTGTTGTTCACCAAATCTATAAAGTTCGCAGAAGAATTGCAAGGAGTGGTTGGAGGTGGTATATATCATTCTAAAATGAAAACGCAGGAGAGGAGTGATATCCTTGAGCGTTTTAAAGAAAACGAATTTAACATTCTTATCGCAGTAGACGCCCTTAACGAGGGAGTAAACGTAGTAGATGTGGATGCTGCTATTTGTCTTTCCGGTGTTTCCACCGAATTGACAAATACCCAACAAATAGGACGGCTTTTACGTCAAAAAGAAGGTAAAAAACGTCCCATATTCATTAACCTCTATTCTAGAAACACTGTTGAAAAAGGTTGGGTAGACAAAAAAACAGTTGGAGCTGGATTAGGAAAATACGTCAAATGGATAACAAACGTAAGACAAGTCCAAACCGGTTAGATAATTATGTACGATCTTTTGGTACTGTTTTACCTAAAGACATACTTTTTTATAGAGCCCCAGACGGAGATAAACACGCACTTTGTGTGTTTTGTGATCGTCACCATGACCACCAACCAATTCTTAGGCATGATTATGCTAGTTCAGAATCCGCACAAGTAGTAGAAGGTGTGTTTAGTTGTGACGCCTGTGCTACAGTTATTGAAAGAATGGAAAAACGAATCTTGGGGGATCGTCCAGGAGATGTGTTAGAAAACGCCTTAAAATATTCGTTCGGAGAGCATATTGTTGAAAAAAATAGGGAAAAGAATATCAATAATTTCTTGAATGAAGGAATATTTCCCCCTTTTGCTTATCTCTATTATCAACATCTACCTTCTAGTGATCCTCTAGAAGCTATGCACCGCATAAATCAATGCGTATTCTGCGACGCGGAGATTCAAGAATTTACACCAGATACTTTTAGAATACAAGCTCCTATGGGTCCCGCAGTTTATCATTTAGATGGCGGTGATTTATTAGTGTGTGGGATTTGTTCTAGTAGAATTTCTGATGCTATACCAGAGATTCATTTTGACGGTTGGGTAAGAAACACCTTCGTGGAAAAAACTTGTCCGAAGTGTACAGCTTCTTTTTTAATTACTAAAGATGAGGATGAGTATCAGTCCATGTCTAAGACTAGCGGTCAACACTTATGTCCTGCTTGTGCCTATCGCAATGTGGATTTATCCCATGAAGGCCCTTTGTATTTTCGCATGCAAGAAACAGACGGGCGACTTAAGAGGTATATGGATTCTCTGTGTAATTTTTGTTCAGAATTCTTCTCCATAGACCAAACTCTATCTGAAGCATATGTACTTAAAGCTCATGTAACTGCGGCAGGTAAAATTACTTGTTTAGATTGCTGCTATCAGCAACACCAACCAGTAGCCTCTCTTAAAATAGAGGAAATGGTGTGGACTTTTTATTTCAATGATGTCACCAATAAAGCTTTTGGGATTAAAAGAATAATTTCAAAGCCGCATTCAGAAATCAGAGAATTTAGTTCCATAGCTGATATGTACAGATTTTTTTCAAGGATAGAGGAGGTGTCTAATGGATGAGATAATCTATAGAGGTACCGTGCGTATAAATGTGGATGTAAAACTTTACTTAAGTCTGTATAAAAAACTCAATCCAGAAAAGGTTGAATATTGGGCAAGCGGATGGTTGACTGGAATACCATTAGTAGACAGAAGGACTAGAGTACCAGTAAAAAGTACCTCTAAACACTCCACCATCACCGCAACAATACTTGTACTTTTTGATAACGCTATTGAAGAGTATAATAAGTATTATAATGCTTACGTAAACATAAATGCCAACTCCAGTAAGTAAACGTTATCTTTCTAGTGTGAAGATTGGGGGTGTACAACCAGCTCAAATACACATTTTTTCTACCAAAACTGGTCTTTTTGTATTCAAATTATCGTGGCAAAAATTATCACCCCCATCCCCTAACGTAGAAAGCAAAATGTTAGGCCCTTATAAAGCCATTACAGAAGGGGTTGAAAAGTGTTTGATTTGGCACGGTAAAAAGTTCAAGTATTTAACGGACTACGATTATGGCTAAGAAAAAACGTAAAAGTACGGAAGAGCTTTGGAACGACTGGGAACATGAAGTACGTAGCTCCAGTATTTGTCAAATAGATTTTGAAACGCAAGATGGAGTTTTTTCTGTCTTCGTCGAGAGAAATCAAATTAATGGTATCGGATACCGTGCTAATTTTGTAGAAAACGGCTATCACTTAGAAAATATTGCTCATACTACTTTGGTAGGTGTAGTGGTATTAGCTGTAGAAACAGCTTTTAAGAGTTACCGTGCTATTAGCCTTTTAAGGTATGAATAAACGCACTGTAGAATCACTGTTAAAAGTACACTTGACCCACTTACATGTTGGATGTCAAAAGTACATGAAGGAAGAAAGTGTAACTTACAATTTTACAATTCATTTCAAGCATAAATACCAATTGGTTGTTTTGCAATCCGTTTGGTATAAAGACATTATACCTTGCATATTAGACGCCATCTCTATTTTGGAAGCTCTAAATGAAGAGGTAAAAGCAAATTGGGCTATACTTCACGAAGAAATGGTCGTAACAAAATATCTGATTAATGAAATTAACGCAAAGTATAATACAAAAGTTGGAGAAAGAGAAGATATCCGTAGAAGAAGCTTTCTACCTCCACTTATTGACAACCGGAGAGATAATCTGGATCGAAAAATTCAAAAATGCGCCTTGAAAAAGGCTCAGGTCTCGAAACTTAATCGAGAAACATACGAACCACATTTCAGAATCTGGGAGAAGTTTGATTTTGAGCTTCCTGGATGAAGATGGGGTATCTAATCAAGAAATTGGATATTCCCCTGCATTCGAACTTTTTTGAAAAACTTTCCCAGGTTCTGATAGATATTTACATTGGCCAGAAACTAGAAAATTAAGAGTGTCTAAAAAGGACACTTACAAAGCGTACTTGCATGCCTTAGATAATGTATCTTCAGATAATTTACTAAAGGCTTTAAATCAAGACCTTGAAAATAGAAGAGCTCAAGTAGGAAAAGAAAATCCTTTTAAATTTATGAAGGGATCATTTCGTTGGTTAGAAGATCAAATGTACAATGAGGTTGAAGTACCACAAACTTTAACGTTTGCAAATGACACACTATTATAATGTTAGAAGTGCGGCACATATCAAGTGGTATTGATTCCACAATAGACTATATAAATAAGCTACGAACAGGGAGAATAAAATCCTTAAAGACGTCTTTTTCAAAACTGAATAAAGCGTTACTTAATGGAGTAGATTGAAATCGAATCTTTACTGTTGCAGGTAGATCAGGATCGGGAAAATCAACAATTTTAGAGCAAATAAAACGTGACTTTATTGATCTGAACGATGAACCTTTTGAGATACTATCTTTTGAATTTGAGATGTTAATGGAAGATCAACTTACAAGGTATGCTTCCTCTCAAACCAAAAAATCTCTAAAGGAAATTTATTCTGCTGAGGCCCCTTTAACTCAGGAAGATTACGATGAAGTAGTGAATTTATTAGAGAAACGTAAAAAGGTTCCTATATATTATGTAGATAATCCCGGTACTCCCGCGCAAATACGAGCTACAATTCTTAACTTTGCTATGGAGAGGAATCTAAAAGATTTGGGTAAGGGATTAGTTGTTTCTATAGACCACGTATTGCTTACAAAAGGAAGACAAGGAGATGCTGAGAAAGCTATAGTAGATGAGCTTATGTTTACTTTACTTGAGTTAAAGAAGTATTTTGCTTCTATAGGACAGAGGTGTTTATTTCTAGTCCTATCTCAACTAAACAGGGATATTGAAAGAGAAGAAAGAGTATTAAATCCCGTATTACATTTCCCTACACGTAACGATCTCTTTGGAGCTTCTTCGATTTACCATACATCCGACTATGTGTTAATTTCACATCGTCCAGCAGATGTGGTTGGTATGCCTGAATACTATGGGCGACCTAGGGAGAATTATCCTAAGGGATTACCGACAAAATATCCTGCAGATCCAAAACGTGATATGGTATATTGGCATTTAATTAAGGAAAGGTTTGGTAAGCCTGTAATTATACCGATGGCAGAAAACTTTAAACATTCCTCAATAGAGGAAGTAAATTTATAATTATGGTATTAGTACAAGTATCCGGCCCGCCAGCAAGCGGCAAAACTACAGGAGCTAGACATTTAGATCCAAAGAAAACTTATTACATTGCAGCAGACGGTAAAGGATTGTCCTGAAAAGGATGAAAGAACGACTACAATTCAGTTAATAAAAATTATGCTGAAACTGCAGACCCAGCAACTATATACAAACTAGTTAAAGCAGTGTCTGAAACTAGACAGGATGTTAATTGCATAGTTATTGACACTATCAACGCTATGATGACTACTGAAGAGATGGCTATCTTAGAATCTCCTTCTCGTGATAAATGGGCCGATCTTGCAGTAGATGTCTTTAACCTCTACAAACTCATTAGAGAAATAAAGAGAGAAGACATGGTAGTATTTGTCATGGCGCATACCGAACCTTATGAGGTTAATGGTATTACACACTGGCGCACAATGACCAATGGTAAGAAACTTACGAAGGTTAATCTAAATGCCTTTTTGTCTTATAACCTTTATTCTAAGGTGAATAAAACCTCGGATGGTAAAATGGAGTATTCGCTCATTACTCAATCTGATGGTACTACTGAAGCGAGGAGTTTGATGGGGGTGTTTGAAGAGAAGATTCCTAATGATTTGGAGGTAGTAAGGAAGACTGTTTTAGAGGCAGAGAGATAAAATTTTCAAAATTCAATTTAATTAAATTAATTATGTTACAAGCAAAATTGTTCAATGATACCAACTCTAGTGGTGGAGGCGTGAAAGTTCCCGTTGGGATTCACGAAGGAGCCGAATTTCTCGGCATTACCATAGAGAGCACATGAAGTGATATTAATTACGGCCTAGATGGTCGTAGTATTCACAAACGGCTTTTTGTACCTACGGGGGCACAGCCACTAGAAGGCGAAACCATCCAGCAAGCCCTGGACCGAGAAATTTCCCGTAATTTGGGTCATGTGGTGCAAGCCATGACAGCTGTTCTCGGCAAGGAGATTGTAGATACATTTGAAGCGTCAGACTATAAGGGATTTCTAGCGGCAGCAGCTGCTGTAATGAACCCGAAAAAAGGCTGAAAAGTCAACCTGAAGGTTATTCCAGACCGGAAAGAGCAAAAATATCCGGACCTTCCCGCGTACGGCACCTACGTGGAGCAGCATGTTGAAGGCGTACCCACTAAGCTTAAATTCTCAAAAAAGGAGGCAGAAGCTATAGAAGTAATGGAAAAAAACCGAAGCACTTCTGGTATGAGTGATTCGGCTATGTCTGCAGCGGACGTTGACAGCCTAGTATAAAACTTAACGGGGGCGGGGTCTTTGGATTTCGCCCCTTTTTATTTACAAACATGACACTAAAACATCTCATAAAAAATATCAAGACGTTAACAAGACTTCTTGAACAAAATCCCAAACTACTTGATAACATTGTTATTGTACATTACTCATGTGAACTTTTGATCTGGGATAACGAAGAGAAGAAAATCTTAATACATAAAAAACCATTTGCGGTTTCAAATACATTTCATCTTTGTCTTGAGTCTCAAGTGGAAGCTTTTTTATGTGAAGAGTTTAAGGTCATAAAGTTCATACAACCTGTCGTGTTAAATGGTAGCCAGAGATTATAGACCGAACTGATTTGAAAAAGTTTCTGCAGAAGCGGTATTTGAACATTACTTAGGAGAAAAAGTTGTGATTGGAAAAATGTACAAATCTCCCCTAAGAAAAGATGCACATCCCACGTGCTCTTTTTGGAAATCTCAAAAAGGCATCTTATATTTCCACGACTTTGGTCAAAGTAAAATGTATGATGCTGTAAGATTTGTAATGGGAAAGTTTTCTGTAGACTATCCTACAGCTCTAAAGAAAATAGAATCCGATATAATACACATGCAGCCCGTTTCCGAAGTCTCTACAGAGAAGCTTCAGAACAACTTTGATTTTGTGCCTTTACCTTTTTCGGAATCTAAGTTTTACTGGGATACTTATAAGATCCCACTTGAAATCGCAGCCAAATTTGCTTTCCTAGCTAAGAGTGTCTACAAAAATGAGACTTTCTACGCTAGAAGCACAAAGATAAATCCTATCTTCATTTACAAGTTCACGTCTGGGCATATGAAAATATATCGTCCATACGCAGAAAAAGGAAAGAAATGAGGAGGTAACGCCGACGCAAACGATATCGGTGGTTTTTTTCAACTCCCTAGAAAAGGAGTTCTTTGTTTTATAACCTCCTCCATTAAAGATGTTATGGTCCTGCGGCAACACGGCTTTCCCGCGATCTGCTTTAATGGAGAAGGTTACGGTAAAGGGGATAATGAACCTACCAACAAAGTAGTCTTAACTTATGCGGCAATATTAGCTCGCAGATATAGGTACAGACTTCTCTTCCTAGATAATGACGAACCAGGCATCTCTGCCTCTTCTGTTCTTTCTAGGAAGTTAAAAATGCCGTATGTAACCACTGGATGTTCTTTTAAAGATATCTCAGATTACCAAAAGAAATATGGGCCTAGTAAAACATACCGGCTCATTAAAAAGTTAATTAAATCCAAATTTAAGGATGAAGGAATTCCTTATTAAAAAAGGGCAGGCTGTCGCAGCATTAATTCCCCTTTTTAACGCCATTCTGCTAACGGCCGTTTTTATGATGGCCATTTCCCAAAGGGAAGAAATGCAGACAATCAAAAGCAAAATAAATCAAGAAGATTGCTCTTTTTTTATTAACATTGCAGAATACTCAAAAGGAAGTGTGGAATATTTCTGCACTGCGTCAGATTACAAGTCCATGAAACAGATTGAGTTAGAGTACAAACATCAAATTCAAGCTCAATCAGTTAGTCAATGTCAATATGGTCAATGTTTGGATTCAGTGCAAATTTCCCTGTTTAGGGACTGTACGAATAATTACGACATTGAAATTTATCGAGATACCACCATTCGATTTTAAAAGTATTCAAAATGAAACACGATAATTTGAAGGGCCTGGTCGGAGAAAGCTGGATTTGGCCCCTAGGAAAAGCCTTTGACTATTTTAAGGATACGATTGTGCCCTACCTAGAGGCAGAAATTAAGAAGGATGTGACATATCGAAACAGTCCTCCCTCTAAAAAACAGTTATTCCCACCTGTACATAACATTTTTCGCGCCCTAAAAGAGGTGCCATTTGAGAATGTGCGGGTGATAATACTCGCTCAGGACCCATATCACAATATCGGGGCCGCAACAGGATTATGTTTCGATAATCCTAAGGTCCAAAAACCTTCTCCATCCCTAAGCAATATCCTGAAAGAGATAGAGGCGGATTTGGGTAAACCTTCACAAGCTTATGATAACGTAAGTTCCTATCTTGAGCATCTCCCTTCGCAAGGAGTACTCCTTCTGAACGCCGCGTTAACTGTGGAGAGAGAGAATCCAGGTTCGCACTTACGATTGTGGAAACCTTTCACTGAAGAGCTGATTCATCAAATAAACACCCGCCTGCCAAATGTGGTTTGGGTCTTATGGGGGAACCCAGCACAAAAGTTCGAAAAGTTAATCACGAATAAAAGTCATAAGATTGTAAAAGGTGCTCATCCTTCTCCATTCTCTTATGGAAAGTTTAAGGGACAGAAGTTCTTTTCCAGCGTAAATTCACTACTCACCAATCCAATACAATGGTAATTCTAGATCAAAAGACTAGGCAAAAAGTCCAAGGGGCTCCTGGTTTATTTCTGAATCCCCCGTACAACATGTCGGGTTCTTTCAATTCCCCATGCACTGGAGAGATCCAAAAAGTGCACATCAACCCCAATGAGTCAGTACGCTTGTCACAAGACAAAGCCCGACTACTTAAGTTTCTTGAACAAGTTGGTATCCCAGTAGGAAACCATAAGGCAATGGAATCCTTCGTTAAAGGAGGAACTTTCAACTTGCCTGCGTTTGAGGAGCAATTCAAATACGAGGAAAATCCTATTGATGTGCGCTCTGAAAAAGGAAGCACCACCATTGGGGATTATGAGGAGTTGCTTGCTTTCCTAACACATCTAAACAAACACAGTGGAGCGGTGGGAGTACAGAGCAAAATAGAGGCCCCAATGGTGGGCACTATGCGCGCTATTCCCCCAATGGACGGCAAGCCCTTGAATTTGGGGGCTCGTGTGGTTAATGATGGTGTATTGGCTCACAACTTCCCTAAAAACCAGCAACAAGCTCTTTTAGCGGGAGGAAAAGAAGCCCTATCAAAAATTGGGCTTGATTATGGTTGCGTCTTCATTAAATTCGACCCTACTGGAGCGGACTTTGAGGTGATTGATATCGTCACTGATCTCAAACGTGAAGACGCCATCGGACTCCGTTCTTACGCGGACGTCTTGCATCAACAGTTAAAAGCACATGGAAAAAACCGTAAATAAAACTAGATCTCCACTAGAACGGTTCTGTTGAGTACACTTGGAAAAGGAGGGAGTACCATTCATTTACGAACAATCGTTTGAACTACTCCCTTCTTTTTCTTACACCGGTACTGTTTTAGAAAAGACCCCAACCAAGAAAAAACTACACGTTAAAAATAACAAATTTCAAAACATAATATTCACCCCTGATTTTATAGGAACAGATTGAGTTCTAGAAGTTAAAGGAACCAGACGTCCTGATTTTAATTTAAGGTGGAAAATGTTTAAAAATTTGATAAAGGACAAAGGATGGTTATTGCTACTTCCTACAAATCAACACGAAGTATTAGTAAGCATTGAGATTATTAAAAAATGAATCGACGGTGACAGAGATTGAGATAACGAAAGAATATTATGCGAGTACGCGCTTGTCAAACAGCCTGCTAAAAAGTATACAAAACCCAAGACTGTTCAAGCTAAAAAGAGAAAGACCGGAACTGTTCGAAAACGACGACAGTACGGCTCTACGAGTGGGTTCGGCAGTGGATTGCTTATTGACGAGTCCTTCTACCTGAGCAAGTAGTTTCGCAGTTTTAGAGGTAAATAAACCTTATGGGCTTATGGGCACGTTTGTTCAATATTTAGATGAAGGCCTTACTCCTACTTCAGATCCTACTCTATACGAGAGAGCCTATTGGCAGAGTGGGTATAAGATGCCTCTTAAGTGGGTAATAGAAAGATTTTGAGGAACTCCAGATGCTGTTGAATATTATAAAAAGACACGAGGAATCAGTAAAGATGTCACGTTACTTTCTAAGGATGAATATGAATCAGCTGCAAAAGCTGTGGAGCTTATCCGAGTTAGTCCTTATGCTGCGTCTTACTTCTCTAAGGGAAAAACTTGGGAAGAATTGATGCACCAAGTGCCTATTTACTTTACACTGGAAGGGGAAGAATGTAAAGCATTACTAGATGGCATTAAGATAGATCATAAAGAGAAGACAATAGAGCCTTTCGATCTTAAAACTATAGGTAAATCTGTATTTGATTTTAAAGCTAACTACCTAAACTACGGATACTATACCCAAGCAGCTTTATACGAGTATGCTATACAACAACCTGAGTCCCCCATATATCAGTTAATCGTAGATGGGTACACCATAAAGGATTTTATTTTTATAGTAGCAGAAACTAAGACGTCTTCTACTAATCCCGCATTGATTTACTCTACCACGCAAACGGAGCGGCATGCGGGAATGCACGGAGGATTTTGTGAAGGTAAGAGATATAAAGGCATATTAGAATTAATGTCCGACTATAAATGGCATGTGGAGAATAACCAGTGGACATATCCCAGAGAAGTATTTCAAAATGAGGGGAGAATCCCCCTAAACTGTTTTAATTAATCTGATATGACTTACAGCATAACCGCGAGTTTTCTCGCACCTGTATTGGGTTTGAAAGATAATGCGCCTCTAAATTTGTATGGGCCGTACCATGAAGGTACGTTTTCAGCAGATTCTTTCAACCCAAAGTATACCGCATGAGGGAATAACGTCCTCATGTTATTTAATAAAGATTTACCGGAAAAACTTTCCGAATACTTACGAAACCATCAATCTTTCGTAGAAACATATGAACCGCATGAAGGTTACACTATGTTTGTATTCGCGCTACCAGAAAGCATAAAAGAAAGTTTTATTAATCCCGTGTTAGCTGGTAAATACTCTGAAGCGGATAAAGCTGTAGTTGACCTCTACTTTCCTAAGGATCCAAATCATGCCCGTTACGGGAATCGTTTAGTCTTTGACAAAAGCGATCTTTGGAGAACAGAATGGGAAAAAAAGATTGGTATTTCCCTACCTGAAGAAGCAGAGGTTTGGTCGAAAGCTACTAAAAACACTGAAAATTATGGATATGTTGACCCAACTGAACTCGGCCTGGACGAACCTACTGACCAATTGAAGGTCGGCGAGTAGATACTCTAAAGTCGTATCAGATACAAATTTAGTGAAGAAAATTGCGGAGCAGCCTTCTTTGGAGGCGTTTGCTCTTTCCGTCTTGGGACTCACTGAAAAAGACCTTAATTCTATTAAGGTAGAAAAAGAAGATAAGCGTGAATATATCCGGTTGATGATTGAAACGTCTGACCCTTCATTCGGAAGATTCATGACCCAAGCGTATCAGTTCTACCAAGGACTCCGCACTAGCGGCAGAGGGGACCGTAAAAAGTTGTTGAAGCTAGTTGACGCAGATGCAATATTGAAAACATTGCAAAAAAAGGCAGCCGCATTAAAAGTAGATTCGGATCTAGATGATGCCGCCGTCGAACTTTGTGTACTCCTTTACCGTTTAACTAGAGCCAAAGCAGTATAGCACCTGAAATGCGGCTTATTCAATATAAAACCCTAGCGATAGTGAAGTCGAAGAAATTATTGTTTTGGTGAATGAAAAGGAACCCGCTGGTCTACAACTATGTCAGAAAACACACGCCTTACTTCGTGTAAGAGTGAAAGAGTTAGATATCTAGGACCAGCGGAATCTCCTTTGCTTAAACAAAACAACCATAACCAAAATCCAGTAAGACGTTAGTTCCCTAACAATGTGTGAAGTAATAGTAGCCATAAATACTTCGGTGGAGGTATAGTTACGGAACGCTCCATTATTCAAAATAACATACTCTATGTAGCAAGCCAGTGTCCGTTCCCGATATGTAGGTTTGGAGTTAGCAGTAGCCAGAACTCACCCTTACTTTTTGTATGTAGTGTTGTATCCGGAAGGATAGATAGGTATCACCTTTACCAGGAAGTAGCGAGAGGTAAGCCCGGTGGTTTTACACAAGTTGCTGTACTATAAAGGTATAAGTTAAAAACGATAGGGACTGGAGCATCTCTATTCACTCTGCAGAATGTTTTCTCAGAGGTAGCCACAACACGAGTTTTGAACAAGAAACTTTAACACCCTCGTCTAGCTTAACAGCTGGGCGGGGGTTTTTTATTTTTAACATGAATCCTACGTATACTCTTGAAGAAGTAAAATTTGCCAAAAAAATATTATTTTCTCTAAGAGAAAAGCATGTTGTCTGGCCAAGAATCAAATTTGTTGAAACCGCTTTTTATGTTCGTCTTGACGATGAAATGTGGTTAGATATCTCCAAAGATAAAAATTCTGCTTATGTGACTATTGATTGGGGGTTGTATAAACCTTTAATGATTCATCAACATATTACAATTCATAATCATCCCTCAGGTAAGATTAGTCCTTCTAACGGAGATTGGTTATATGCCAGGCATATAGACAACCATTTAAATTGTAATTGTTTATTTCATTTAATCATAGGTGCCAATTTTTCTCATCTTTGTATGTTTCAATATGGGAGAGGCATCTTACACATTTTCAATCCATGATAATACCATTAAATAGTACGCAGGAACAAGAAATAGCTTTAATTCCAGAAAAAGGAAAGGGTTATCACTATGTCTACATATATCTTCGAGGTCCGATTCCTTCAAGGCAATTGTTTCGGTTTAAAACACTTGTTTTTGGAGGTCAGAAAATGCCTTGGCCAGTGCAGATAGGGCAGCCAAAAGAATATTCGTTTGAAAAATTCACCAAAATTTAGAATACATCATGAGCAAGAACAAAAAAGGATTAGGAACCCCAGAAGAAATCGCCAAAAGAGATATCAATTCGTATACTTACGAAATGGTACTTCCCGCAAAGCCAAGACTACGTCGAGATGTGCGTAGATCTGTTGTAAAGCTTAAAAAGGAAACACAAGCAATTCTTAATAAGGAGTTGTTTAACCATCGTCGAGCTTTAAATTGGCAGTACGACGGGATTTTTCCGGCAGAAGCGTACAATACGCCCACAGCTAAGAAAGAAGGAAAGATGCGTCCTTCTATTGTGAATCTTCATCAGCTAGCTCGTACCGGTTCGCGGAACACTTCCGAAATCAACCGTCTTGCCCGCATTGAGCGTCGTCGTAAATGGGAACAAATGAATGCTGAAGTAATGGGCTTAATTGCGTAATCAAATGGAGAAAAAGCTTTATATAGTTTCAATCCATTCTCATGGAGGTAGCTTTTGGGAAGCCTCTGGAACTCATCATCTCGTTGAACTCACTGAAAAGGAACACAAGCGACTTGCTGAAAAATATCAGTACAAAGAGATTGGTCCAGAGCGATTCGTATGTATAACTCCCATTGAAGAGATATACACAGCCCCTGAAATATTAGACGTGATAATGACTGATATTAAGGAGCATGAATACGAAGATGATGAAGACGACAACAATGAAACCGTACACGAATCAATAACTTAACATCATGAGTCAAAAAAAGAAAGTTTATTTAATCTCTCTACACAGTTTTCAGGGTAGTATGAGAGAATCTACCGGCGATCATTTTGTTGCTTCTCTTTCAGAGGAAGAGGTAATAAAATTAGAAAAAGAAGTAGCAGGGATGCACGAAGAGAAAGAAATGTTTATTGAACCGGTGACTGAATTACTGCAATTTTCTGATGTTTTAGTTAAAGCACGTGAGTTTATGAACGAAGGCTTTGAAGAAAATACCGAGTTAGAAGAGTAAAAACAAAAAAGGGACAGTGACCGTTATGGCCGCTGTCCCTAATTTTTTCTATACTCTTATCTGACTGGAATTATCCCAAAGATAAATTCTTGATCTTGCTCTTCGTTGTTGAAGGCGTCTTGCATTTGTAACGCTCCAGATCCCCAAGGAGTAGCTCTAAGAACTGTCTTAGCTCCTGTAGGCCATCCATCTGAGTTCCGTTCTCCAGTAACACCGGCAGCCATTAACTCAAAAAAAGCTTTACCTGTTTTAGCTACTTTCTCTAAAGCTACTACTGGTTTTTCAATAGTACCTAAAAGATCATATGGAGAGGCTCCACGAGTTAAGTCATCAATTGTTCTACGAATAGATTTTCCGATGTATGATTTTTCATCATCGTCGTCTAAGGAAATGTAGAATATACTTAACAACATTGCAAACCATAGTCCAGTATTGATTGCAGCTCCTAATGCTCTTGCTCTATGTCCTTTTAAAGTGTTGGCTCCAAACTTATCTGTATCTTGTAAATACTTTCTTAATTCTTTTATAGAACGTTTTGAAGCTAGTGTACCTATCGATCCTGCTAGTACTCTTAGCTGCCCTTCCATGATATCCGAGTGCCATTGATATACAGGCATTCCATCTGGACGTTTACCTATCATTACATTCTTACCTACTGTAATATCTTTGTAAGGGTCGGCGTAAAGCACTTTGAGATATTGATAAAAGTACTTATGAAATTGAAGTATAAAATCACCTATTACGGTAGATTCTATAGCTGTCTTCTCTTCTTTACGATAGGAACCGTTAAGCTTCTCATAAGCACGCTTCATAGATTTTATTTCAAGCGGTGTAAGATCTGTAAGTTCTTCTACTATACCATTACCTTTATCTAAAACACCCCTTACTCCTAATTTCCAATTACCTTTTTCATCATAAGCATCCCACATAGATACTTCCTTACCATCTTTATCTTGGATTTTAGTACCTTGCATTATACCAGCAAGTTGCCACATCGCTCCAAAAGTTTCCCCTATGTTATAGAACATAAAGGCGTGTGAGGTAGGAGATAATTGGATAGCTTTAGAAAGTAATCTATCATTATTAACTTCATAAGGATAGTTATCAGGTAACCAATCGAATTTTTTAGCTATATTCCACAACTTAGACTCATCTTCTCTACCAGTCATCTTATATTGGATATAATCTTTAAGAGCAACTGAAGCTCCTCTAGCATCTATACCTTCAAAGGTTTCTGGAGGTACACCTATAATACGAGACATTCCACTGTTAACTAGGTTTCTAGTGGATTGAGTCATGTTAGCTAACGAAATCATGACTGCGTTACGAAGTGGTGCAAATACTTTAAACGACATTACAGAATAAGTAACCGAAGATTTAATAGCTCTAACCACCTTATCTTGAGAAACTATGTACGGAGTTCCTGCAGCTATACCAGTAAGCTTAGATCCAATCACCCCCATCTTTCTATTCCAACGTTTAGAGGTAACTTTAACCTCTTTATTCTTATCTAGAATTTGAGTGTAAATTTCATCATCTAACCATTGAGTAAGATTAGGATATCTAGGATTACCATCTTCATCAAACTCTTCTCTAAGCGCATTAGAAGTACCTACTGCAATGTCGTAGATTGGATCCATATTCTCTTTATATGCCATAGAAGCCATAAAGCTTTTAAATGAAGCTTCTACATTCCAAGAGTGATTACCTTCTTTTACTGCCATAGATCCTGAATGCTTGAAGTACTTAAGTGGTATAGGAGAATCTGTACTAGAGTAAGTATCTTCCAAGAAGGATGTTAAGTTTCTCTTTATGGAATCGCCTAGAACAGTCTTTATTCCTGCAAAGTTGGCTAGGAAAGCTTCTTCTTCTCGCACTTCAGATATGTCCTTAGGAATACGAGGCATAAAATCTTCAGGAAGTGTTTGAGGTAGATTTAAATCCATATACCTATAAATAGGAAAGTTTTCATCTCCGTTTTTGTATCCCACTACTGTATTAGCAAACCTCTCATATTCTTTAGACATAGATACTCGAATGAAATCTCTATATGCTTTTTGAGCAGGAGTCATTTCAGATATCACTCCATCTGACTCATAAGTATTAGAAGTGTTTAAGAAGTACCCTGGGTTAGCTATATCTTCAGACTTTCTCCACATGAATGCAAAGTGTTGCCTTGTAGTCTTATTTAAATATCTCTGTGCTACTTTATGAGCCACCAATGTTACTCCTAAGCCCACAAAACTAAATGTGAATAAACTCGAAGTAAGCGCAATTAAAGCCGCAAAATCAAGTGTCTTTCTTAAAGCTGGATTCTCTGATATAACTAAATCTTTGTAAAGTTTATCATGCTGTTCGTTGAAGGATAAATTTGATTTGACAATTTTATCTTTTGCATCCATAAGTAATTTATGGAGTGTCTGCACTTTAGTGTTAGATATGTCAGAGAAGTTTTTAAAGCCTCCAATAAAAGGATAGGTAGGAATGTCTCCTAACTTAGCATTAAGATCTGTACCTACAAGCTTCTCAAGTTCTAAGAGTGCATTAGTATACACAGCGGAAAGAGTAGAAATATTACTATCTCTTTCAATCTGAGCTTTTGTTTTACCCTTATGAAGAGCAGATATCTTTGTCTTTAAATATAGTATTTGATCTGGATATTCAAGATGGGCTATCCTATCCATTACAGAATCTAAAGAAGCATCTGTTCCTTCATATGTAGTAGCGTCTAACAGCTTCTTATCTAATAAAGTCTTGTAAACATCTGGAAAGTTTTGCTTGTAGAAATCTCCTATAGTGTATAGATAAGGTTGTAGATCTAGAGTCATCGCAGTTGCTTGACCTTTGTGGTCTAAACGTATCAGTTTTATAGACCTGAATCCCATATCTGGATATTGAGATTTTAGGATCAGTGCTCTAAACGCTAGTTCCAAATAACCGCGAGATAATTTAGAATCTTGTATATCGTACTTCTCTCCATACTGCATAAGATAAGGAGTGTTGTTATCAGAAGTGATGCCTCCAGTCTTCCAGTCTAAAAGAGTCATATCTCCATTCGCGTGCTGAACAATACCATCCGCAGTAGTAGCAATAGGCTTGCCATTTGTGTCTACAAGTAGATCAGATTTCAAAATAATCTCTGATGCTATTCGATCTTGTTTAGCTTTAGGAATACCTAGAGTACCATCTACATCTATCTTAAGACCCGCCACCTTGATAATGTCTGAAAGATTCTCTACAAAGTTTTTAAGATTAGGATGGGTTTCTAAAGTGTAGAAGGACTCCCCGTATTGCTTTGCGTATTGTAGTGCAATCTCTTTAGCTTGTTTTCTAGTAGCTACATCTGTTTCGAGTAGGTATTGCATAAAGGCGTGCACCATCTTACCAAATACTCTACCCTTACCTAAGATTAATTCTTCAAGCTCTACAACTTCATTAAATGTCTTTGGAACACCTTCAAGTAAAACAGTTTCAGTAATTTGTTCTGCTTTCTTGTTCTTAACATCTATACCTCTAGAAGCGAAGAAGTCCCTAGCTTTAGCAGTGGCATAAGATTCTTTAAAACGACGTGCCTTAGTAGAGAAAGCTCCATGCTCCTTATCTCCTACAAAAACAGTAAGACGTGTAGCTACTTCCTTTCCATCTAAATCCTTATAATAATTAGAATCATCGTCCGTAACCAGTTTTGGGTTATCGGACCTAATTTTTTCTATATAATCAATAGGCTTCTCTTTCTTTCTAGATATCTTATTCTCTATGTCGTCTATTAGAATATCTACTTTCTTATAAGCAGAAGTAAGCGTATTTTCTTTAGATAGATCTAATCCTTTCTCCGCTACTTTAAAAAGATCAGCAAGTGTGGTAGCCGAGTCTATAGTAACGTTAGAAGATATGTTTAATATTCTACGAATAAACTCAAAGAACTGTTGTAGATAAGAACTAAACGTTCTCTTTGTAGATTGAGATTCTAAGTAATCAGTGACTACCTCTTCTTCATCTTCTCTGCGATCTCCTAGATTCCTAGCTTGTTCTAATATTGATTGGTATAGAACATTATTTCTAATCCGAAGCGTTCTAACGAAAGGGTGAAAGTATTCGTGGATTGGAGTACTCTCTGTAGCAAAAGCTGTATTGATATAGACTATCTTATTACCCCCATCGTTTACATATCTACCTGCCCATTTTTGATTAGGTTCATGTATTACTCTAAAGGGAATGTTAAACTTCTTGGATAAAACATTTAACATCTTATCCATAGAGGTAGGAATAGAATCGGCATTAATATAATCTGCAGAAGCCTCCGGAAACAATAGCATATTACCTGCTGGAGTTTCTACTAAATCTCCTTTAAGTGTTGCCTCAATACCTGCAAACCTTAATGCAAATGCCTCTACCATACTTGGGATAGAATTATCTCCTCCCGTTATAGGATTTAGATAAGTAGCATATTTAATCGAATAGTGCTCTGGATTTTCTGCTATTGCTAATTTTAATGCTAGCTTGATCTGCGTATTGGTTTGCGCTGTTATAGTATCAGATTTAAAATAGTGTATAGTAGCTAAAGTTTCATTTTGATACTGCGCCATCAAGTCCTTTCAGAGTTGACTAGATTTTAGTGGGCATTGCATATTTTAACATTTTATAGTTGTTTCGTATATCTTTAAGAAGTCTTCTAGTGACATATTATCAGATTGGATAAGATTAAAAACTTCAGGTCCAAATTCTATTAAATTTAAAAATTTGTCTTGAATTTCAGTAACAAAGAAATACTTACCATTACCAGCACTAACAAAGTCTCCAGCTTGTATATTTTTATTTCTCATCTCCCCTTTTATTTTCGCAGTGTGGGTATGAGTAGTATTAATAGACGGAATTATTTCAGCCCCATTATTAAACACCCAAGAGAGCAGTTCTTGTTCCTTAAGAGCAGTCTTTAATGCTCCTATCTTTTCATTCATCTCTTCCTCCCTTTCTCTAAATGGTTCTAAGAAACCTATCTTATCTCTAAGCGCCTTAGCGATTTTATTTCTAAGGGTAGGATTACTATTTAAAGGATTTAAGATGCTGCCATCTACATAATAGTTTAGATTCTTATCAAGCTTCTCAACTGCAGATAATATATGGTTAGTAATCCCAGTTAATTCTTCCATTGTAGCATTTGGAGGCAGTTCAGCTATGGGTAATTTTATAGCCGTGCTTTCATCTGTACCCTCGTTAGAAAGAAGTCTGGCTCTTTTATTTTTAAATTGTATATCTCTATACTCTTTTAAATTACTAACAGTTACCACTGTACCAAGATTTTCGTTTAGAAACTTAGCCATAAAGTTCTTTAAATCTACTGCTTCATCTGTCTTAGTAATTGGAAAAGAACCTTTATAAGTTAGAGCGTATACTATCTTATCTGGCAACTTTGAAACTTTATCCACAGCGTAGTATCTTATAGTATTAGCAGAGGCTGAACTTTTAGGAAAGGCATATATTACTTGTCCTTTTTCAAACTCGTGAGTTCTATAATCAGTAGTTAGTTTACCTTGAATTATATTAGACGTATTTACTATGGGGTACTTTCCAGATTGAAGCGCCCCTAAATCTAAGGAAGCGTCTAGTTCTGAAGGCTCAAAATGATAAAATCTACTGCCAGAGTTTTCAGTTAATTTTGTATAGTATGAAAAAGGCGAGCCAGGTGTTTTTATTAACAAATAAATACTATCATCATACCTACGTAAAAACTTAGCACTAGTATCAGAGTAAGGTTTCTCGTACTTTAAATCAAAGTATATATCAGTTCCATCTACATTATCAACACCAGCAAAAGATTCTTGAGTTCTGTCAGCTGTCTTTGTGCTTCTTTGTAAGACCGGTTTTAACTTAGTAGTTTTAGATACTAAAGAAGGATTATTCTTTAAAAACTGAAACATAAATCTATCCTTAAGTATTGCTAAGTTTAGATCTGTTTTAGATTCCCCCTTAGGTATTACACTATTTAATCTTTGGTCTAATGCTACCCCATATTTAACTACCCAGTGAGCCGGGAATATTAAAGCGAAGCCTGTCTTTTCGTAATACATGGCTTCTCCCATTAAGGCATACTTAAACAAATCTTGAGCTCAATCGGCACGAGTATATCCAGAAGATATCTCTGTAGAATCCTGCGTTAATTTCAAAAACGCATCTCTAATCTCTTCTAATACTTCCTCATCATTAACTTTATCGCCTATAATCTGAAGTTTAGATAATCCATTATTCTCTATACTTGGTTCCAAAGCTCTAACAAAAGAGTTAGTTTCTAGATCAGGAGAATCTATTAAAGTAATAGCTTTATTTACAAAGATTTGAGCCCAAGCTTCTTTGCCTCTTAGCATCTGAGAGGCCGTAGTATACTCTATCGTGTCTGGTATGTTAGTAGTGAAAGTCTTATTTTCTAATTCAAAAGTCAGATTAGAAGCTAAAAATTTAATAAGTTCCTTACTAACTATATCCACTTTCTCTAGCTCATCTGTTCCAGTATAAATATTAGCTTCTTTTAGAAGAGCCTTTATGAAGTTCTGAACTACAGGATTATACACAGCAAAACTGTTCTCAAGTATAGATTTAAGTTGTAATAAAGATTTGTAAGTAGCAAATACGTGTGGTATTCTTAGTATGGCTACATTACTAAACACACTGTTTGCTCGCTCAACAGTTCGATTAACTCCTCCTCTAAGAACCCTGTTTACAAAAGAGGCTCTAATAGAAGCAGAGAGAGTTCCAAAAAGCTTGCTGTTCTTTCCGCTTGTGGCTGTACTCACTTCTGCTTCAGCCATCTTATCAGCTTCTTCTGCGTTCTCTTCAAATTTAAGTTTATAATCTTCACTTTGAGTTTTGTAATTATTCAGCAGTTCCGCCTTTACAGCCGCTTTAATATTAGACGATGTGTTTACTTCATCCCTAAATTGGTTATGTTTCTCAATCTTGTCGATTAAAGAATCCACTTTCCATTTCTTATTCGGAAGACTTCTTAAAGCTCCAAATATTTGCGCGTATTCAAACAACTCTTCTCCCACAGGAATAATCTTATGTATAGAAGCCATTACTACAGCATTGGATAACAAAGTAAGATCATCACTAGCTTTACCTACATAAATCTTATCTAAAATTTCTGTTTTAATATCTAGATTTTCTAGTACATCCATCAACTTTCCTTCCTTTATATCGGATAGTATACTTGCCACACTGTTCTTGCCTGTATATTCTTTTAAAACTTCCGTTAAAGCTTCATCAGATAGAGCAGATATAGACTTTAGTAAATCGTCTATATAATTTTCTTTTATAATTTTGGCGCTCCATCTAGAATTCTCATTTGCCTCCATTAGCAGCGGAGTCTTAAATATTTTAGAGACTGTGTTAAGAGGTACCCCCATGCCTAACATAGTTAAATAGGTGTTAGCATTAACTCCAGTGATACCTAGAACAGATAACTTTTGTTCTTTTACGTTATCTATGGCAAGGTTAATAACAGTATCAATAGTCTCGAAGTTGTTTATCTCTTTTCCATTAGGACTTAACTCCTTAATGGTAGTCCTTCTCATAGTATTAGCTTTAACGCCATCTATAGAAAGGGAGTTCTTTGGTGTCAATTCCACCACTTCTCTTGCGTGTACTTTATATCTATTAGACTTTTCTAGTAGGGCTTCAGCAGAGTAAACACCCTCTTCTTTTAGAAGTGTTTTAAAATCATCTAATTTGGTTTCAATGATGTCTCCTGTTTTAGTATCCAATACCGCAGATATGGTAGCTCCATCTAAAACATATCCAAATGTTTTACCAAAGTTAGCGGATATGCCTGTAAGATCAATACCTGCATAAGTATTATATCTAATCTCTTCTTGTACTGAATAGTCAGTAAGTTGTCCTGAAGGATTCAATTGCTCTTCTACTTCTTCAGCACTTAATAATCCTTGAGTGATTATACCTTTTTTTTCACGTTCCAATCTAGCCCACATCTCGGATAGGGATTCTGGAGATTGTTCTGTATTATATTTAGAAACTATATCCAAGGCAAGTTTGGTGGGAGAATCTCCTAAGAGACTCCCCACACCGTTTACCAATACATAGTCTTTAAATTCTTCTTGAGTGTATTCTACACCCTTAAAAATTATTTTACAATTTAACATACTAATTGTATTAAACCTGCTTTTTGTAAATCGTTTATAAATTCTTCATTAGATAACAACTTACCTAATTCTTCTAGTGTTTCACTCCTTAATCCTTTTACAGCCTTGAAGCTAATAGGAGTTAAAAGATCCTGTCTGTTTTTAAAATCTAACATATTCTTTGAGAAAAGATCTATGATATGATTCTTAGCTGAAGATTCAGCAGCATCTGCAAGAGTGTTTAACTGTTCATTTAAAGCTTCTATTTGCTTTCTAATTTCCGTTTGTTTAGGTATAGAAAGTTTTAAAGCCGGATCGGAAACACTTAACTGATTAGTGAGAGTCTCTATCTTTTTAGAGACCTGATTCATTACCTTCTCTAAATACTGATGTAGATATAAACCATCAATAACTACCGCTCCATTCTCCCCAAAGCCAGGCATATTAGAACTAGTTAATACTAATCCATTATCATACTCATGGCTATCTAAATACGAAGATACTAAATCATTCAAGTCCATGTCTTTTCCTGCATGTTTTTCTTTACGTATTACAAAGAGTGAATCGACATCATACTTTATTGTTCATGTGGTTTCGTTAATCTCACACCGTTAATTACAGCTGCATTTTGCAATGCAGAACAGACTATATCTTCATCCTTGTCGGATGCTTCCCATTTCGAACCACTTGGCCCTACCGGACGTTTCCGCCCGTCTATATTATATGAAATCTTATACATCATTTCTGGTATTTGTGATACATAAGGTTTAACTAAATCAATAAATTTAATAGCATTTGAAGTTCCGCAACAAAGTGAAAAGGTGCCTTTCCCTTCAGAAATAGCATAGAATTTAATATCCCATACTTCATTGAAATAATCTATAATAATTTGCAATTGTTCTTTTGGTAAACAAGTGGCAATTCTTACATAAATTCCAAAGTTGCCTCTGTGGTTTAAACAACCATCGTCCATAAACCAGATAGCCAGACCTTGTGCGTCTAATCTATTTAGCATTTTTCTATTTGCTATTACTTTTCGCGTACTCTTATAAAAGACCCTTCTTAATACTTTTATAAATGGATTTATATTTAATCGGGTATAATAATAGGTTTCTCCTATTTTATAACCTTTTGTACTAATATATGAATTTACTCCAGAATTTCTAATTCCGTTGTTATTCAGTAGATCAACTTTTCATTGTAAATATTCTTTTTGTTTTTCACAATGTGTCATTCTATATCCATTCGTTGAACTGATAGAGCCGTCTCCTAAGAGCATAGCAATCATTAAATTTCTTGATTCTTTATTAAATTTTGTTTTCATATTTTTATCGTTACATTATAGAACAATATTCTAGATTAGTCGTTGAACCGTCCTCTAAAATTTAGAGGCTTGGCTGCTGATTACCCTCGTGGGGCTTCCCAGCAATTAAAGAAGTTTTAATCCGACAATGATATTTATCGGAACCGTGATAGTAAACCACAAGAGAAGGCGCAATAACTATGTTACCTTTAGATCCTTTAGGTACTGGGTAGAAACCTACTACTTTTAATGGTAATAAAGAGTGATAGTTAGTAGAAGGTATACGGAAACCTACTAGTCCATTTTCAGAACCAAAGGTAAAGGCATCGCCTTCTTTCATAAACTCTCTATAAGTCTCTGGAAGTATAATCTCGCAGTAGCCATCTTTATCTCTAAACTCTAGCTTACGTTTCGTCCATCTTCCAGTACTTTCATTATAAAGCTCTTGCAATCCCAAGTCTGCTTGTAACACTAACTTGGAACCTTGGAATTTAAATCCAGTAGTAGCCTTAGTCATGAAAGACGCAATTGTGCTCACAACCCGTTCTGAAATCAAAGGTAAGTTTAACGACGCTTTTTGTTTAGTTTCTGGATCTACTGCCTGCAACATCTCTAACACGTCTCTACCTCCTGGTAATCCTTCAAGAGAGCTGATAACCCTTTTAGTTAACATGGCTTTAGAAGCTGAAGAAGCTCCTCCTTTTCTTGTTAACCGTAAGGCTCTAGATACTCTGCGAAGTCCGTTTGTTATTAGGAACGAGTTTAGCTTATGTAGATCAAAAGACTCCGCGAAGTTAGCACCATTGGTATTCATAAACGCAGTTCCTTGTGAAGGATTAGCTACATCTTTATCTGTATCAGCAGCAGGGTTTAATTGAAATCTAAGATTGCCGTTATTTATATTTAAGAATGTAGAATCGTTTACGGAGTCTAAAAGTAGATTGCCATCTTTTTGATTTAACTTGGCTAGTTTAGAAGGAAGACCAACTTTAACTGCCGACTTAAACACCATTTGATCCGCCTTAGCTTTTCTCATAGTATCCCGGTAAGTACCTAAGTGTGGATATCTTTCAACAAGTTCGTCTGTTAGAACCTTTACAGAATATTTTACAGCCGTAGGTATACCATTCTCTATAGAGAAATATACCGGCTTCATTACTATATCCGTAAGAGATTCTATACCGTAAGTTCTGGCTACCTTTTCATAAAATTCTGGTAACATAAAACCTTCAGCATCTGAAGCGTCATAAGTATCACGATACGAATCAGCAAGTACTCCTTCCATATCCTGAGGTATATTTAACTGCAGGTCATCTACAACAAGTATTCTAGAAGTAAGAGGGATGCCGTAGACAGAATCTGTAAGAAGTGTATCCCCAGTAGCAGTGACAATTTGTATCCGTTTAGTTTGGTCCTCTTTGTTCTTGTAGAATGTTTCATCACCATATAACAATTGCGAAGCTGAATATTGATTTATAATAGAATTATAATAGAACATCTCTATTGCTGCCCCTATTATTTTATTACGTTTATCAATTGCCTCTTGTTTTACTTCATCAGTAGCATCTTTAGCTGCAAGAGGAGTTACCACACCTAAATTAAAGTACTTGGCAGTTCTTTTTAAATCTGCTTCTGCTATTCTGATTTTAGCTGGTTTAGTTAAAGAGTGCTGTTGGAAATCTTTCGCTATTTCAGCTGCTTGTTTCTTCACATGCTCTCTCACTGCTTTCAAAGCTTGAGCTTCAGTCATAGAATCTACACTACCAGAAAGTCCCGCAAGTTTCCATTGTTTCCAATTAGGAACTCCATTTTTATCTTTAGCTAAATAAACTTTAGTGTTAGCTAAATCTGGATTATCTTTTGGGTCGGGTCTATTTTTCTGGGCTTTAATGATGCTAGCTAGAGCTTTTGAAATCTCTTGATCTTTTTCTGTCTGTCTTAAAGCTGTAACCTCTACTGCCTGTATTGTGGTACGATTAGAAGGTATGGGCAAGAACTGAAAATAGGAAGAACCAAAACCAACCTTAGTGAAGAATCCAAATACTATATTACGTTTTCTAAAGTCTTTTAAGTTCTCTTTAGTTAGGTATTTAGCGTCTGAATCGTTACCCTTAGTTTTTAAACCATCGTGATCTATAAATCCAGTAATGTTATTAATACCATTAAAGAATATGTTATCTTTTAAGAATCTATCATTAGAAGTTAATTTCTTTCTGTCTTTATTAAACTCGAAAGTAGAAAACTTTTTATGAGGTAGATTCTTACTAGTCTTATCTAAGGCCCTCATTATAGAGGTTAATAACTGTGACTGATAGGAACCATCTATCCAACCATAAGCTTTTTTACCATCCGCTCTAGTGTAAGAGTGAGTTTCAGATAATTGATAGTGGTTATTAAGAACATCTACTAGATTACGTAATAACTTAGTTTCTGATTTTAATAGATTACTACCTCTTCTCTCATCATTGTATTCCTCTATACTCTGATTCTCTTTAACCCCGGCTTTATACTTTGCTTGCATTTCCTCTAAAGCGGGATGAAAGCCTTCAAACATAATGTCTAACTGAGCACTAGTAACTTCAGTAATTTTTCTCTTAATCCCTACTACATTAATAAAGTCTTTTAATGCTTCTCGTTTAGCTTCTACATCACTAGTAGACGCCTCACGTATTTTACGTAAAAGAGCGTCTGTAAATAGTGTATTACCTCCCAAGCTGTTTGTATACTTATCAAACTTATTAGCTACGTAGCTTTCATGGATTTGTTTACCCCCACCTGTTTTAACTCGTATATACCTAGATTTGTACTCACCATAGCTGTACTCATCTATACCCACATGAGGTAAATTCTCTCTTAAAGAAGATACCGCTGCAAGTAACGATCTGACAAAATCTAAATCTTCAAATAAGAAGTACGCTTTAGAGACACTAGTATAATCTGTTTTAGTAACAGCAGCTATACTTTTTATTAAATCATCCATACTTCCCCCTTCTATTTGGTGAAGAGTTCTGTATTTAGTTGGGTTCAACTCAACGTCTCTAGTCGTTGCTTCTCCTACAGGAGAACCATCTGTAGATACTAAAGCATATAAACTTTTGTTTGAAGCGTCCTTTCTAAACGCAATGTCTTTACGTAATGCGGGGTCATTAAATTGATTTTGTATTCTTCTTACAGTGGAGAGCATGAATCTTCCAGTTGCTGTCCTAATATTAGGAGATAACTTGGAAGACTTGGCTGAGAAAGAACTGAATGCTTGTTCCAGAGCGTCTAATGCTGTCTGCATAGAATCTACTGGAATAGAAGCCACTCTAGGGAGTATAATAGAGAAAGCCTCTCCTAATGCAGCATAATCTTCTTCTCCATCTTTTAAATACTTAATAGATATAAGACGTTGCTTAACATTACCAGTAAGTTTAATTGAAGGATCAGAGAGCTCTGTATCGAAGGTCTCAGCTGAAAGGGCTGACATCTCACTGTCCAGAGCTGCTAATTCTTTATCTAATTTTTCTCCAGCTTCAATTCTAGTATTTAATTCCTCTTGCTGTTCTAATAAAGCATCCAACTTTTGTTGTTGCCGTTCGTCGTATAGACGTCTAAGTGTATCTCTAGTTTGTGCTTGTCCAAAGAAAGTATCAACAAAAGACTTGGATAACTTAACATTATCCAGAACCTTACTTAAAGCTCTCTTACGAAAAGCTAGTTGTTCTCCAGTATCTTCTGGAAAGAATTTCTCTGGAGTTCTACGCATCTCTGCAAGACGTTCAAAAGTAGCGGTTATAACTTCTGAAAAAGACATTACTTTACCATCTCGTCTAGAAAATTCGATATCAGTAAAGTTAGAGATGATAGCTGCCTTAACAAACTTGTATTCGGCTAAGTTATCAAAGTTAGCTGCTATGTTTATCTGAGCTCTTTCTACTTGTCCGTTCTGGATTTTTCTATTATAAACTCCACCTTGAATGGAACTAAAGAATTTTTCTAAAGAAGATAAGTTATTAAATGTAAACCCAAGTAGACGTAACAGCTTTTGCCAAAACACTTGAAACACATTAGGCTTCTTTGTTATAGAGTAGGTCTCAAAATCAACAGCCAGTTTTTCTTCTAAAGCTACTTCATCTAAATTACCCCATTTCTCTTTAGCTAGAGATAATACTTGAACTTGTTCAGCAGGAGTTAAATATTCCCAGAAGATTTTGTGGAACATCTCGTGCCTAACTGTTCTAGATCCTATCTTACCGTTAGTATTTAGTGCATAGTTTATGACCCCATTTTTATACAGACCCCAAAGTGTTTCTCCTCGGTTATTTACAAGCTCGCCGAATTTAAACATTCTAAACACTTCAGAGCCACTTTTCTTTTTAAAGAAAGATTTAAAGAGTTGGAAAGTACTAGGAGGATTAATTCTAGTCATTAACTCTTCTACTTCTTGAGGTGATAGATCTTCTCCAAGATCTTGGTCTACACCTTGGAATATTTGAGCTCTTTCAAATTCACCTGCCTCTACTACTTTCGCAGCAGCATCATAATAGTCTTCTTCCTCGGTAAGCTTTTGTAATTCTGCTTTGAAAGCTACGTTATCAGGATGTTCTAACAGAGCATTGAATTCTTCTTCGTTATCCGCAGATTCTAATAATCGTTTAGCGAAATCAAAAAGTGCTCCTTTAGGTGCTGGTATTGCTGGATCATCGGTATTCTTTAACAATTTCCTTACTTTAGAGGATAGGCTAACAATTTCAGCTAGTGTAGGAAATATATCCTCCATGATGTTTACTTCATGTACAGGATTTTGTGTCTTATAAGAATTATTTATGTCATTATAAGCTTGAACTACTTGGTTAAAACGTACCATTAATTCATCATCCGACATGCCTAAATCTTCCGCAATAAATTGTACTGTGTCTAAAAAGTCTTTTTCACTTCTATTTTTACCCGAATAATAATCTAACCGAGCTAGATCGGAAACCATCATTAAATACTTAGGGGCACTAACCCCAAAGATTTTAACAAATACAGCTCCTCTGATGTAATCTCTAGAAGCCAAGATCCCAGCGCTTCTGCCTACACCCTCCACTTTAAGTGAGGTTACAAGCTCAGCTTCAAGTTGTTCACGAAGAGTTAAAGAACTTTCTCCTACATCTTTCAGAGCTTGGTAAATATTCTTATTATTAGTAGTAACTTGAGCCTTCTTAGTATTTTGTCTATACGACATTACTGCACCTTCAAAAGTAGCTTCATTCATGAATAACATAAATTCAGCAACTACTTCTAACGGATACTTAGTTCTTAGTGTCTTAGGTAAGACTTTAGTGTCTCTAACATCTCTAATTAGTTGTTGGAGTGGGGAAATCTTTTGAACTTCTACCTCTTGCGGAACATCAGGAGCTAGCATATCGGGAGAAGTTCCTACTACGATCTTAGTAGGTACTGCCTTTACGAAATTAGTTTGTAAGATATCTTTAACTCTTACTCCGCTAGTTGTAGATTCTGCTGAAGCATCAAACTCAGCTCCAAGTGGAGTTCTAATTCCAAATCCGTCAGAAAGATTGGAAAGTCTGCCAGAAGAGTCTAATCCATCTACAAGTAATCCTTGAAGATCTTTTGTAGTTATAGGATTTAAATGTACAATACTTTCTTCTCCTGCCTTGATAATCTCTTTTACAAACGTAGCTCTAGATGTGTTGCCCAAACCTCTTTTCTCTAAACTATCATTATAAACTTTAAGTCTATTGATAAGTTTATCTTTCATCTCCGCGTTATAAGCTAAGCCTTTTTTACGAACAAACTTAATAGGACCTAAAAGACTTACACCAGAAGAGTGTGTAACTGTTCTTTTCTCTGTAGATTTATAGTCAGATTTTCTATAATCTCTAAGTATTACATTAGTCCCGTCCGGAAGAGTGGTTATAAAGTTTTGCTTACCTATAGCATCAATAGCTTTTTGGGCAGCTCCTTTGTATTGTCTAACTTCTCCCTCTCCTACATCTCCGTGTACTAGAATATCCATTTCGTAAGCTAACTGCATCAATTCCTTAGGAATTTTATCACTGCTTACTGGAGGAAAAACACCAATTAAATTCTCACTGTTAAACAACAGCACATCTTCTACCTTACCTCCTTGCGAAGCTCTGTAAGCTTTTGCTAAAGATATAACAAGAGAATGAAAAGGGTAATAAGATTCTCTACCTATAACAACAGGTTTACCATTTCTAAGCTCAGAAAGTTTTCCGGGTAATCCTGAAGTAGCTAATAAAGTCTCAAATCTCTTTAGCTTATCTAGAAAAGCGTATAATTGAGATAACTGAAAGTCCGGTCTGTCCGGGGTGTTTTTATTAAGAATGGTAGGCACTAATCTAATAAACTGATTTTTCATAGGTTGTCCACTTCTTGTCTTCATATTATATATGATAAGATATGGAGGCCCTAATCTAGGTCTTTGTTTATCTGACTTAGCACTTGCAAACCACTGGCGTACTTGCTTTTTAGTTTTAAAGGATACAATCTTAGTGTGGTTGTCAAAGTTATTTATAATATCCGCATAGTTTTCAATGTAATCCCCAGGATTTTCCCCGTAAAGAGTTTTGAAATATGTGGTTAGGATAGATAGCTTTTCTAACTTACCTTCTCCATCTACATCCGCTGTAAAATCATCAGTAGGTTGCGGAGAATAGATATATTTAATATCTGCTGTAGTTGGCTGTATAAATAATTTATACGAAGATTCAATTGTTTCATTAGGATTTATTAAACCTGAAAGTCCCGTTTCAGAATTTTGAAAGGTGTACCCTTTTAAAGTAGCTAAAGAAGGGATCTTTAAATTGGTTTCAAACTGCCCAACTTCATCTTCACTAAGTATAGCAATCTTTCTAAAAGCAAACGGAGCACCATCCTCTAAGATGGGTTGTAATATTAAATATCTAGTAGCTGCAGATCCATCTCTTTTTGGAGTTACATCTTTTACAACTATAACTTCATCACCAGATTGAAGCGCTGGTAAATCTTCATCTAAATTAGAAGAGGCTAATACATTAGAATCTGGATTTCAAAGACTATGAGTGCCTTCTGGAACTAATATTTCTCCGCCTTCATCTACATCTTGTTCATTACCTTCATCAGCAGTTTCCTGCTCATCTTCTGTATTGGTCTCTTCTTCCTCAAGCTCTTCTTCTACTGCTTCTATTTCCTCTTCTTCAGTAACAACATCCTCAGTAATCTTAGATAGGATATCTATTTGAGTAGTTAAAGTTTCTATAGCAGTAGTATTCTTGGTTTCCTTAGCAGCCATTACTTTCTCTAAAGTTTGAGGGATACCTCTGTCCTCTTTAAAGGTAGAATCTGGAATATTAGCTACATGTACAAAGGTAGTTGCTCGTGAAATAGCAGTATACATCCAGGCATTAAATACCTTGGACACACCTAAAGCCCCACCATCTGTCACTTCTACATCTATGTATACTTCATCTCTAGTGATACCTTGAGCTTCTGGAACAGTTAGAATTTCGGCATGAGGGAATTGAGCTTGATACTTTTGTTTCTTTTCTTGTGATCCAACTAATATAGCTCGACTTCTAGAAGGATTAGATAATTCGCTACTTCTATAAACATTAGCTATGTTGTTTTCTTTCTCGGTAAAGCTACCTATTATATTTGTTGTAGATATAATAGGATTAAGACTAGCCGCAGATTGAATATCTTCTACTTTATTAATTGATTTAAAAGCATTCTGAAGATCTACTATCTCAGCTACATCTGAACGGTACGTTACAGAAAGAGGAGATATAGTTTGTATGTTCTCTATGAATGGAAGAGTAGCGTGGTCATTAGACATCCGTACTCCTTTCCTATACTCTAGTTTTGTAGCTTCAGATCCTTCCCAATAAGCCCTTTCAGATATTGCAGGTTCAGCACTAAAGTTATTATCTATAGGGGCTTCAGATACATTCCCTGGTGTGATCTGATTTGGGTCATAAAGAAATATAAACTTAAGCCCAGCATCTGGATTCTCTCTGTTGTACTTGGCGAATGCTGCTGCAAATTTATTGATAGGCTCATTTAAGAGAGCACCAACTTCATCTACAACAATAAGTTTTACTCCTTTAGCAAGACCGTTTGTGTTTAGGATATTTGTAAGTTCTTCTACAGTGAAAGGACCTACTGGTGAGTCCAGAGACTCCTTGATATTCTTAGCTGCTAAAGGTTGCGGAGCTGCTGTTACAATCTCTTCTCCGGACAGTTTTAATACATGCTTTAACAGTTTTGATACTACTAAAGATTTACCCGCTCCTGCAGGAGCTTTTAATGCAGCTCCATTTTGATATAATTCATTCTGTACTTTATTTGGAGCCATCGTAAAGAGAGCTAACTCTCTAACAACCCGAATTTGGGAAGTAGATGGTGTAGGTGCAGTAGGATTCTTTTTTAGATAATCTCTAACCGAATTAAGGAACGACACATTATTGAAACCTGCAGCTTTAGTTTGTGCAATTTGTTCTAACGCTATCAGTTGTGTCTGAAGTAATAATAACTGTTGTAGTTGTTCTGCAGTTGTTACTCCTACGAAAGAATCTAAATTCCTTGTAAACCTTACGACATCATAATCTTTTACAAAGTTCTCAAGTGCTAATAAATTCTTTGAGTTAGCATCCGCAGTAGCAGATTCCTTTTTTAATATTAACTGAAACAATCCCCCAAAACCTCTGGTAGGATGTGTTAATATTATGTTAATATCTTCTGGAGTTAATTTATAATTAGCAGGACTGGTAGTTAAATCGAATACAGAAAGAGCGGCTAATTGTTCTTTAGCAGAAGTCATTACACGAATCTTTATCGCGTTATAGTCTTCCTCTGTTCCTTGTGCTATCAAATCTGCTGTAGCCATAGATCCTAACACTGGATCTAGTTCTATGAGCTTATTCAACTCTGCATTCTCTGGAGCTAATGAATTAACACCAGCAGCATAGTGAAGATCTTCCAGCTTATTTTTTAGATCTTTGTTAGCTCTATTTTCCTTTGCTTTAACTAATATTTGTTTTAACGTTTGATGTAGTTTTTTAGCTTCTGTAAGAGCTGGTTTATAAGCTGCATCTTTCTTAGCTAAAGGTATTAACCCTTTATTAATTAAAATCTCTAATTTAGCTATCTCAGTTTCAACGCCAATAACATTATCATACTCTGGAGAAATATTTTCCCCATCCCATTGTGAAGCGTTTAGAATCCTATTAGGTGCATTCAATAAACCTTCTACAGCTCTAACTTTAAATACCTTATCATTAGTATTTATTTCAGGGAAACCTTCTAGATCTTTTAGCTTCTGTAGCACGTTTACAGTATCAGTATCAAGATTACCTAAGGCATCTTTTATTGCTTTCAATCTTTCCCATTCGGCATAAGCAGCTTCTTGGTCAGCATCAAAAGCTTCATAGTACTCTAATTCTGATTCACTCCAACCTTCGGATTCAAACTGTGCAAGCAAAGCTCTATAAGGAGTATTAATTCCATCTAGATAAGATATTATAATATCTCTCAGCTTAGCTACTTCATCTGGATAGAGTGTGTATTCGTTATCTAAAATTCTATTAGTTAATGTTCTAAGAGAGTCTGCAGATTCTGGAGTGTATCCAGTTTTGGTTAGATACTTAATAAACAGATTTATAGCATCAGCAAAGAAAGCGGTTTTAGCTACTTTTACTTTATCTTGATGTTGTAGCAACTGCCCATTCTTGTCCGCATAAGTTTCTAGATCTGCTTCAGTAAATTTATCATTAAGAAATATTTCTCTAGACTTTTCTCTAGAGGTTTTACCGTAAGATAAAATACCTTTTGATACAGCTTCTTTATACGCATTAAAACCTTTTTTAGGTTCCAGCATCTTAGTGTAAAGCCCGCCTAGTTCTTCTCTAGCCTGTACTAAATCTTTACGTTTTGTAGAGAGCTCCGCTACTAATGTTTCTTCTACAGAATTTTCCTCTGTAGTCTTATAAGGAAATAGTGAATCTAGTTGATCCGTTTCTTGGAAAGCCGTTTGTATTGTACGAAGACGCTCATAATTAGAACTATTAGTAATAACATTATTTATCTCTTTATCTACATCTTCTATTAAAGTATCTAAGTTAACTATTCTACCACCAACTTCAGCTGCAGTGTCTCTGAATCTTCTTAGAGCTTCATCTGTCTTTGGAGCAATAATAGCATTATTAGTAGATAGATAATTTGCTTCTAATCTTTCTATATGTTTTTTCCAACGTTCTACAGTAGTTTCTATTTCTTCTGGATTCTCAATGCCCGCAGCTTGTAACTTCTCTGGAGAGAGTTTCTTGTAAGAATCTAGCTTTTGAAGGAGAAGATCAGTAGAGCCATGCTTGAAAGCCTTTTGAGCTAAGTTGTTTAGTTTAGATAATTGAAATAAAGAAATCTTAAGATTATCCGATCTATCTTTAGAAGCTTCAGATTCAATGAAATTGTCAAACTCAGAATGCAGCTTAGCATCAGCTGCAAATTCTGTCGCTTTGGACTTATCGATTAGAGGAGCCCCATTCTCATCTACTGGAAGTTCTCCGGGAACAGTATACTCCCCTTTCTCATTAGCATTATAAGTTTCTTTAATTCTTTGATAGGTTTCAGGATTAATTTCTTGTACAATCTCTTCTGACTCATCAAAATATTTAGTAACTCCATCCTCTGTTTTTATAACTAACTTACCTTTCTTATCTTTAGTCTTAGACATTATACTAGAAGACATAAAGTCAGTGTAGGACTTTTGAAGTTCGTTAGTAGCTAATTCCCTAGCTTCACGAATAGTTCTAGCCTCTCTTATGGCTCCGTGTCCTGCCGCAGCAGTAAGTGCCGTTTGTCCCGCACCTATTAAAGATCCTAAAGCGGTAGACTCTAAACGAGCATCATCTGAAAAGTCTAATCCGTGTAACAAGAAATCTTGCGCTAAATCTTTACCGCTTTCTAAGAAAGATCTGTGTAGATTAGAAGCATCGTTTACTTTTTGTATAGAGTATTGTAGATCCTCTTCAAAACCTTCTGATAAACCTTGTTCTAAGAACCTTTTAGTAAACATTCCTGCGGCATGCCCTTCATCAAATAAAAATTTATCGAATCCAGAAGCGTAGGTAGGTTTCTCCGCCATGTTCTCAATACCATTCATTATCTTCAAACCTTGTTTGTTAGTTCTAGTAGCTACAGACGAGGGAGCGTAGATGGGTTTAACAAGCTTGGTGAAGAATCCATTAGTTGCAGCACCAGTCAACATATTTAACCAAAACACATTAGTTAAAGAGTTCTCTGCAGCCTTTTCTATTTCTTGGTCAGACATGTTATTCTTGCCCTCCATCCTATCCCTATGGAGTTTATCTGCAACAGTCTTCTTAGAGTCCATTGCCTCCATAGCAGCTTCATTAGTAGTCAAGAATACGTTAAGAGCAACCTCGTCAATGTTACCTGCTATCTTAGCTAGATTAGGAGCAGCAAGCTCACTAAATACAGCTGTAAAATCTTTACCTTTAGCTAGCTGGTTTACTAATCTAGTACCCATTTGAGCTTTACCTAGGAGACCTGCTAAGCCGAATGACTGTGCTAAGAATCCTATTGTCTCTACATTGGCTGTGGCGAGTTGCCCCGGAGCAGTGAACAGTTTTTGTGCAAAGCCCATATCTTGATACTTGGCTTCTTGAAAGTGTGGAAACACCTCATCTCCATAAGCATTAATGGATTCCGCCATGTTCATGAATGGATTGTCATCGAAACCATCAGAGAAATTACCTCCAGTTAAAGCGGAGAAGGTTCCTTTACCTAATCCTGTGATTCCACCTACAATCGCTGGAACTCCGGATACAGTCTTTACACCCACATCTCCAGCAAAGTTTCCGAACGCATCTAACCAGGATTGATTCTGATAACGAACATCGGTCTGATCTGCAAAGTCTTGAAGACCTTTATCATAGTATCCGGCTCCTGTTAGATTTCTTGCTACCCAACTACCTTTGGTACTGTCATAGTATCCTCCTCTTTCTGAGGTAACAGGATTTGTGTATTGCCTATCTTTTAGGCCGCTGGATATTGTACTTAAATCTGGCATATTTTATTGTGTTAATTCTTCATTCTCTAAATCTGCTTTCCGCTTATGGGGCATCCAACTATTTACTTCTTCCCAAGGTAAAAGCATTCTTTCCATCTCTGAAGTGGTGGCAGCGCCTCCCCCTACAGTAAAGGGATCTCCATAATCAGTAAGTTGTGTACCATTTTGTCCTTGTTTCACAGGATAATAAACTATGTGCATTCTACCATCTACATATTCTTTTCTTCCCTTAGCATAAGTTACTCCACCGGTTTTATTATTTCTAACGGGAAATACTTCACCTTCATCCATTGCTGGATCTTGGATAAATCTAAAGGCTTTGTTAAGCACTTCATCTTGATAGTTCTTAACGTCTACCCTGTTAGGAGCTACAAAATAATAATCTCCTTTACCATATGGATCTGGCATTACTACAGATCCTGAAGGAACATGTCCTGTATGACCTCTAGCTCTACCCAAAGCACCATAGTCAGCTTTTAAAGGATTCTTTTCATTAGCTAGTTTATTAGCAAAAGATATTCGGTCCTCAGCATCTATTACTTTTTCTATTTTGCCCGTTTCATTATTCTTCTTATATATCTCATAAGTTCCTTGTAATAATCCAGGCATTAATCTATTAGCTTCTTCTTGTTGAACTGGAGTAGTGTTATAAGCATCATAATCTATCCTACCGTATTCTCTTACTCCTGAATCTTTAGATGTTACCTCATTATACTTACGAATAATATCTGAATCTGCCATATTAGGGTTAGCTTTCTTTATGGATTCTAACCTATCATAGTTATAATTAGGATTAGTTCTATTTGCTAACAAAGCAGAAACATTAGTTGGTACTTTTTTAGATGTTAATCCTAAAGCTTGTGTTATACCTAGTGGGTCAAAAGCGGGCATCGGAGCATCAATAGCTTCTGGTATAGGAGAGAATTTACTATTTGCATCTCCAGCTACCGTAAGATACGAAGACTGGCCTCCATTTGTAGTTCCAGCGTTATCTAATTCGTCTTTAAACTTGACTCTCTTCAAAGCATCTTGATGGCGCTTTTCAGCTAAAGACCATTGTTGTTTAAACTCATAATCAGATTTTGTTTTCCAATCTAATTTGTAATCTAGTTCCTGAGAGTCTTCTAAAATTCCAGTACGAGTAGGTATCACAAAATCTTTGTAATCTTGTATTTGATCGGCGAACATCTTTCCAGGATCTTCTCCATACAATTCGGCCATTTGATATACATACCCTCTAAGAGCGTCGTTGTTATAGGCAGCAGCCTCAAAAGCGGACGCAACTTCGTTAGGATCAATATATTGTTTTTTGGTAGTAATGGATTCTATCTCTCCATTAATTATACGCCCAGTTCTTTGGGCTCTCTCTATTGTTCTTGGTTTTATTTTAGCTAATACATCTTCAAACTCTTTATGAAAATCTTGATACTTTGCTAAATCTAAAGGCCTTATTTGAGAATAAATTCCTGTAGCAGGATCTAATTTAGTAGGTCCTTGTTTTTGATAGAAACCTTCCAAACCTGAAATTTGCTGTTGTGTAACTTCTCCTTTAGCTAGACGCTCTCTTTCCCTTTTAAGAGAATCTTGTTGTAAAGCAAAATTGTTTTGTATGGCAGCAGCCTCTCCTCCCGGCCCGTACAACTTAGCCATATCAGCTTGAAGTTTATAAAGATCCTTTCCCGCTTGAGAATAGTCTCCATTATATTTAGAAGCTACCTGATCTATTCGAGATTCAAACTGACTCTGTAATTCATTAGCTCTGGCCCTATCCTGTACACGAGCTTGGATGTATTTATTCTTCATCCCCTGTGCAGTAGCAAAATTAACATCATACTGCTTCTGCGCTTGCTCTAAAGCTGCCCCAATAAATTGTACTGGAGGAGCATAAAGTTCTGGCCTATATTCAGACCCTCTATAGAAACGATTAACCGGCATTTGTTGATTTTGTTTTTTGTTGTTCGGCCATTATTCTAGCGTATACATCTGGATACATTTTCTGTAATACTGCTAGTGAGTCATAGGCGATTTTCTTTTCATTTAATCCTTTACCAAAGTTACCTAAACTATTGGACGCTACGTCTACAGCTTCTTTATAAGCAGCTCTATTTCTAGCATTAATATCATTAGTACCTACAGTTTGTCCTATATTATATCTACGTTGATCCGATTGTCTTGCTTCCTGTTGTGTTCTAGCAGATTGATTCATCTGATTGTACTTAGTTAGGATATCAGAATCTTGATTCAATTTACCTACATACAGATTATTTAGGAAAGATCTGTTTTGATTTATAGAAGAGTTTTGTAAAGTATTAAGTCCTTGTTGGAAATTTCTGTTAGCTTGGTATAAAGGATTAGAAGGATCGAAATTCTCTTTAGTTATATTTGTAGTATCGTAATAAGGTTTTTCTACTTCTGCTCCTCCTGCCAACTGTCCAAACTTAGAAGCTACTGTTAGTGCTTGTAATCCATCTCCAATAGTAAATTGAGATCCCAAACCTGCAAGAGGACTCGTAACTGAATTAGTGCTATTTTGTCCAAAGGTAGCGGCACTAGCAATATTAGGTAAAGCTCTTGCTGGAGCAGTAGATGTTACTGGTTGTGTAACTGGACCAGTTCCTACTCCAGAATCAAATTCTCCTCTGTAAAGAGGTAAATCGCCAGCATTAGCAGAAGCTAACATTTGTTCATATGTAGATATATCATTAGCTATTTCACCAGGAGCAGGTGGAGGAGCTGTAGGATTTGTTTTAGAAGCTTTGGCAGCACCCGGACCCCTTCTTTTATTAATGGCAACAGGTGAAATAACTGGTGCAGGAGCAATAGGAGGAGCTACCACTGGACGAGGGAAAGCTCCTAAACTTGGATCTTCTGGTGTGTTAGTTAACACATTAGATGGAGTCTCTAATCTTGGCCCAGGAGCTCCTGAGCTTTCTATTTTCGGAGAACTCATAAATCTTAAATGTTCATCCACATTGTAAGATCTATTATTGGTTAAATCTCTGATGTTAGATCCGTTTACTTCAAATTGGCCTGCGTTAGGTTGTACTCCTACGTATTCACCTTTTGAATTTCTTACAGTAAATTTCTTAGAATACGGGTCGTAAAACAACCCATCTCTACCTAAATCTATGGCCGCTTGCCCTGCTCCCAATCTTGAACCTATAAAAGTATCTGGACCTATCGGTCTACGCCTTTTTCCTGTTGCTGGATTAAAAGGATTAGTGATATCCAACCATTGAGTTGGAGATATATTAGCAATAGGTAATTTGTTATTATTTGTTTCCCCAATAAAAGTATAAGGAGGATCTGTAGGGTCATCTGCATACCCTCCATAAGCAAAATCTCTAGTAGGTTTTCTTAACCCTTTAGCTGTAGCTATAGTTTCTTGAAGTGTAGCCAAAGACTGCATAGCGGATTCATTCATCTTTATAGTGTTTTTAGCTGATTCATCCTGAGGATTGGTCATCAGTTTTTTCTGAGCTTTACCTGTGGAGTTCTCAATCTTAGCAGCCTCAAATGAAAATGGTTTACCGTTAGGGGCTTTAAGCTTAGTAGAATAAACAAAGTTTTTCTTAACCACTTCATTATGATCTAAATTAGCATTTAACTCTGGATAAGAATTACCATCTGTAACATTGGGGGCTCCTTTTACTTGGAATGCACTATTGGATAACATTTCATCTGGCATCTGTCCTCCAGACGCATATCCTATTCTAGTGCCATAAGATGAAGGGGTTTTAGGTGCGAAGGATCTACCTCCTGTTCTACCCACAGTGTTTTTAACGGTGTTGCCTAAGAAGTTAACTTGTTCTGGAAGATTAAGTTTACTCACACCTTGAGATAACATATTACTAGTAACTTCAGCTCCAACAGTAGCCGCTCCTCTAGTAGCCATAGCAGTTCCTATTCCCGTAGCTTCTGGTACCATCATAGCTAATCCTAGCATTTCAAGTCCTCCCGCATAATTCATGGGGGAATCGGGGAAGTTATTAGGAGTATAATCTGAAGTTTGATATTTAACCAATCGTTCCCCCATTGGAAATTCAGGTGTGGGGGATTCAACTTTCTTATCATTAGTAGGTTTAGAGCGTTCTCTATACATTAGAGCTGTTCTAGTTTGGTCGCCTACAATTCCATCTTCTTTAATTTTCTTCCCGCCCTTGCCTATAAGTTCTGATTTTTTAGAATCTTTAGCATAAGACATGGCATACTCGGCTTCTTTATTAAAATTCTTTTGATAAGCCTTTACTGCAGCTTCTGTTTGAGGACCATAAATACCATCAGTATTTCCTTTATAGTACCCTTGGTTTCTAAGAAACTGTTGTAACTGAGTTATCTCTCCAGGAGCTTCTTCCCTCATTCCTCTACGTAGTGTTTTTCTTCCAGAAGAGTCCGAGCCTTTAGCCTTATCCTTAGAATACATGGTGTATTCGCTTTGTGCTGTAGTAGGTACTAAAGGTCCTCCAGAATCCCTTTCTCTGAACCTATCTCTCGATTTAGATTTAGATGATCCTCCCACGGCTTCATTTATCATTAATGGTTTTACATATCCAGGTAGTTGAACTGGAGTAGGCATAAGACCAGGTATCATCAATTGATCCATCACGTTGATTTGTGGAGTTGGAGCTACCCCCATATTAGGCAAATAGTGAGAAGGTCTAGATCCTCGGCTAACCAATACGGGAGTTGGTTGGATAGGACCACCTTGTTGATAATTACCGGGTGTAGCCGAAGCTACGTAAGCACTTCTGCCCTTCTTATCTTTAGAAGCTTTAATTAATTCTGGAATCATCCCAACCAATCCCGATGTATAAGCTTTAGACCAGTCTGCTTTGTAAGCAGGGCCATTGGGATTAAATTCATACTGAGCAGCATTAACAAAATCTCCCGAAAGCTTAGTAGCGTAATCCATTAACATGGAGATTTCACCACCGGAAAAATAATTCTTTTTTCTTTGTTTTTTCATTATCGGTTTTTGTTTTGATGGGTGTTAGTGGACAAATCCGTTACTAACTTAAAGTCTTCGTTTTCAGGCAAATTTAAAATCATCCTTGCTCCTAGATAATGGTCTTTTAATCTTGAAGTTTCAAATAGAGATTTATCGTAATTTACATTGAGTATGTTGGGCTCTTTGTCTATAAAGAAATACGGATTAGAAGCCTTAGCATTCCATGAATAATCCCATATTGATTCAGAGGAATCAATTGTTAGATCTCGTAAGTTATTTAATCTCCACTGAGAATCAGTTAGCTTTATCAAAGATAGATTAGAGATGTTATCGGATTGGTAGGGTGTATCCTTTATAACGAGATCCTGATATCCAGTTGTTTGATTTGTGTTATAACCAATAAATCCTGTATATGTTTTAGGCACTACTTTCCAGGTTTTGTTATTTAAATCTGAAACATAAGCCTTCGTATTAAATGTAATAGAAGAAGCGGTCTTTTGTTCTAGTGGATTTTGAGGGAATACCATATCTACAATGTGTGGATATTTAATCCCATAGAACATTTGATGACCTGCTTGATTATGCTTATAGATCAGTCCATCATTATTTTTAGTACTAAAGAAAGTACTAGACGTATTGAATATATACTTAGGTAGATATGAGTGAAAAGATACCCAGTGCTTTGTTAAAAAAGAATAAGACAGCGTGAAGGATAAGTTCTCAAAGAAATCTATAGATTCAAAATCAATTAGCTCATATCCAGAGCTTGTGTTGTAATAGAAATTAAATCCGTTAAATCATACATTATCAACAGTGGTATGTCCTGTAGCTGGATCATCAGTTGCTTGTGGGAAATATACAAATTTAGTCTCTCATTGAGGCAAAAGTTTGAAATCTCTCTTGTGTACTAGTATCCGCTTAAACCTAGGATCATATGATGATATATACCCAACACCAGAAGTAGATGAGGTAGATTTAAATGGGAAAGCCGTGGAAGTTAAATTGAAGAATTGGTTAATGAACTGCACTTCTCCGTTCTCTTGCCAGAATGTTCTAAGTCCTGAAAGGGAAGTGTCCTCTAAATTATCAGTTAAAAAGAGCGGTCTTTTAGAGAGGGAATCTACAAAGAAAGTACCGTACTCTGTATTAACACGAGATTTGAAGTACTGCTGTCCACCAAAGGCATATGCTGTATTCTTAAGCTCTCTGGGAGGAACAGACAAGACTTGTCCAGTACCTATATACACATCATTTACATCTGTTTGAAATACTTGAGCATTTACTGGAAGTATATATGTGGAGTTGGTAGTGGTAGCGTAGATGTTATCAAAGTTAACAAACAAATCTGTAATTGGTCCAGAAAGACCATTCAGATCTTTATAATTGTTTGGGAGAACGATTCTAGATTTATCTTCTAGTGTTTCTTGAGTATCTTGCTCTGAATAGTAAATACGATAAGGATGATCGTTTACACAGAGATTACAATACTGATAGGCAAAAGGGAGTGGATAATTTATCTCTATACCGTCTAAGAAAGAGAAAGAGTTATTGTAGTTATAAACCTCAGGATATAATCCTACAACAGCCTCATCTATCTCGTATTTCTTTCTATCTAGATATTGAGAGAATAACAGATGATCTTTAACTGTTCCTGCTTGTCGATATTTAAAGTACTCATACTTAGCTTCAGTGGCAGAACCGTGGCGAAACTCATAGTTTACCCATGAATCTTGAGAAGGAAATGAGAAGTAAACTGCGTTAGTTTCTAAAGTTATAGATGCTGGAGAAACTCCTGTTTGTTTATAATCAAACTCTACAAAGGAAACTCTATTTAAAGCTGTGTCTCCTCCATACCTAGTAAACTTCTGACTTAAGGAAGTTGCTACATCTGTACAGTTATTCATCCTTTTATACTGGATGGAGAATAGATCTGTGAATACTTTTCTAGTCTGGCGAATAGATCCGTAGTAGGCTTTACCTTCCCAGTTACCTCCATTGTTTACTATCGAATTAGATAAGGTTCTATTAAGATGTAAAAACTGATAGGAATGGTTTACGCTTTGATTTACCAATTCCTTGTTGGAAATAGGCTCATAAGACTCAGTACCAGTAAGAGCTCCTGAGTATGTCTTATCTACTTTGATAGAAGACATTATAGTGGCTATAATCTCGTTCTTTTCTGGGATAGCGTATTTAGTGAAATATCTAATAGTGGTGTTATTAGTAGAAGCTACATTACCGCCAGAAGGTTCATCTGTAATTATCGTAGAAGTATTAGATTGTTGTATACCAGGCAACCCATCAGTTTCGTAAGTGACGTCTCTAAGAACTTTTTCTATCTTAACATAGTCTCCGGTAACAAACTTTTCAGTTAACAGGGTTTCAGCTGAAACGAATAGGTAGTTAAAATCAGATAAAGCTACACCAGGTAATACCGGTACCGAATAATTTTTAGGTAAGAAATCTTCAGTGTCAAAAAAGTAAGTAGAGAGGGGGATAAATACTCCTTTAGCCTGTACTGTTTTGTTATAAGATCTATCTCCATAAACAAAGTAGTGTCCTACAATGTCTTGATCTGGCGGATATTCTACATTTGAAAATTGAAAAGCTGTTCTATGATTTTCATTTAAAGAAGCTGTATCTTTGAATTCGGCTCCAGGCATGCGGTGATGACGTATCTTTGTAGTTCCAGGAACTATCAAATTACCCTCAAAGTCTCTGCCCCAATATCCATCAGTAATATTTTCACAGGTTTCTATCATAGGATATGTTTCTGTATCACATTCATAGAATCCCATACGTCCTTCTAGAGGAGCAGCGGACGTGTAAGAATAGGCAGTGGAGATTGATTTCCATCTGTTGGGCACCGCCACTCCAGGTATGAACCCTCCATATGCTTCTAATCCTGTATCCCAAGCAGCGCCTCCTGATGTTGGAACACCGCCTGTCCCTATTAAAGGATTAAAAGCTGTAGCTTCTACCGAGGTGTCCGCAGCCCGACCTGGAATATGAAAAACTGGAGAAGTTCTTCCGTTAGAGAATATGTACACAATGCCTGCTGCATATATCTCATCTTCCATGAAGGAACCTTCTAAGAAATAATAATTGGGCTTTCTTGGCGTACCGCTTATAGAAGTAGTAACCGAAGTCTTTGCCCATTCAGTTTTAATCTTAGAAGCGTATTGTTGATATTTGGAGTAATCTCTATATTCATAAGAAATGCCTGCTGGAAATACTCGATCGTTCTTAATTGCTTGAGCAGCCACTTTATCTATAGGTTGTCTACCTATAAGAATTTCTTCTATAGTCCCTTCTCTTTCTACAGCGGACGGATCCCCATTATAAATAAAAGGAGCTAGTAGCCCATTACCTACAAAGAATCCTTGGAAGGGTTTTGGTTTTAATATCTCAACCCCTGTAAAAGCTCCAGAATCCGATGTTCTTTTTATTACGGCTACTTGATATAAAGGAAAAACATCCTCTTCACCTATCACTCCTAAAGATATAGCTTTGTCTGTTTTAGGTACAAAATACGGTGATGTTTCTGTATTGGAACCTCCATCATATAAATTAATTAACCCAGTATTAAAAAGATCTGCAGTGGGTTCATCTGCAATTGCAAAGCCTCTAGTAATTATTGTCCACTCTGTAGTATTATATTCGGAGTCTAAAAATCTAACCGCAAAGTAATAGACACCTATTTCTAAATTACCGCCAGCATTGTCTTCAACTCCAGAGTTTTGAACTCCACGATAAGCTACTATACAAGGCTTAAAGTATTCTTTTGTATAAAGTAATTTGGAGCATTGTAAAGCTCCGGAATCTGGATGTAGTACATTAGATAAATTATCTATATTAAGCACTCGATATTTATTGTAGTTGTCTGTAAAGTATACTACTCTATCGCATCCATTTCTAATTTTAACTATGGCGTTAATGGGATATTTATCGGAAAAGTTCAGACAGCTACCGTGTATTAATTGAGTATAGCCACAATTGTTAGGATTAAAAAGACCTATTTCATGATCTCCTGCTGGATCATAATAAAATAATATTGTTTCGTCTGTGTCTGTAAGAGTTGATCCTATAATAGTCTTACCAGCAGGAGTATTGTTTGAACAAACGTTATTCGCAAGTTCATTTGCTATTGAAGGGGATTGTCCTATTTCATTCTCAAGGACAGCGTTAAGGGCGAATCTGTACGTACCTTCTTCCTGATATTTAGGTAAGATATCTTGATTCATCCCCTTAGTAAAATTATTCATAGGCGATTAAAATGAAATATCTTCCCTAGAATTTAATTCTTGGAAGAAAGATTGAAATTGATTAGTTCTAGGCACTAGTCTATTCCAGTTATTTTTTATAGATTCTAGTTGATTTATATCTGGAAGATTAGCATTGAGTGCTTTTTTAGATAAAGTGTTCCACATGCTTAAATGAAAAGCCATTCTTTGAGAGGCTCCTTCTTCTTTCATTAGGTCTTTTTGCATCCAGTATCTATAAAAAACATAATGTATGAGCGCTTCTTTTACGTTCTCATCGTCTATAATCATGGGCACTCCATCTTCATCTTCTGGATAAGTTAAGTAAGACAACAGTAACTTTCCTTCTTTTATATTCGTAGTTAATACGCCGCTAGAACTAATTGAGTATTCATACTTACAATTGGTACAAGTAGCAAAACAACTTTCTAGACAGATAGAATTATGAAAAGAATTTGAAGTTATTTTCAAAGGTATTAACTTATCGTATGAAAAAGTGTCTTTGTCTGATATATAACCTACTTGTACTATGTATTTTAAACTAGTAGGTAAAGTTACTTTGTGATTGAATATCTCCAGTTCAGCAACCTTTTGCTCTAGTTTTGATTCTAAATTCATTTGTCTGTAAGCTCTTGAAGCATGCTCTAGAACTGCGGTTTCGTTTCAGTAACGATCATCGAGTACTAATGCTATTTGAGCTAAAACAGATTTAATCGAAATATGCTTCATAACTGAAGTATTTTTTTATGTAGTTTTGGTGTTTGATTAATTGGGCTAGTTTGCGAGCGGGATCTCTAGCTACTCTAAATCTGTAGACTGTTCCTGTTATAGGACTGTTTATAGCTTGTCTAAATCGAACTTGAGCTACTAATTCATCTGCATGTAGATTAGCCATATTTCTTTTCTCCCCCGTTAATTTAAAATGTTGATAGTCAAATTGCTTATAACTTGGAAAAGTAAACACTCCTAAATATCCAAAAGCTGTTCCTAATTTATAAACCTTTCCGGTTTCTATCATAGAGTTAAGAAGTAAGTTATTGAACATTTTTAAGATTATGCGGAAAGAATCTTTGCTAATCTTATCTTTTTGAGGAAACGTTTCATATAGATTAACGAAGTTCCACAGATACTTGGGAGTCTTTCGCGTCATTTTCAGAATCTTTAAATGGTAGCCTTATAGAGTAAGAAAGTAAATCCAGAACTTTCTTGTAAGCTGGTTCAATTAAATCGGGATCAATAGGGTATTCTGTGTCCATATAATCAGGACAAGTATCAGTATTTGTAGTGCTACAATTTAATTGTTCAATCTCGATAGGATTGTCAAAAAGACAATTAAGAAGAACAATCTCTAAATCTGTATTGCTTTGTACAAACAAATGATTATCATGAATAAACCATGAAGGTTTTGAGGGATTATTAGTGATTGTGTACTGACTGTAGTAATTAGAAGTAGTAGATCCTTTTGAAAGAACTTCTCCATTTAAAGTCATTACTTTAGCAAAGTCTCCCCATCTAGCATTTAAAAACTTAGGTAAAGGGGATATTGATTTTAATACTTTACAAGTAGCATTAGGATAATCACAGCAATTATGAAATGATCCTAATTGAAGTGGAACGCAAAGAGATTGAAATCCTTGTTCAGAGATATAATTATATTTATCTGCTTTTTGTTCTGTTAACAATGCTCTTGCCACATTCAGAAAATGCGCAATTAATCTCAAAGAATATTGCGTATCATCAGAAGCAATGCCCTTAGAAAGTAAATTTCTAATTGCAAAAACATGATATTTTAGTGTCATAAGGTAAATTTAGGTTAAAGATACAAAAATAAATTTATTATTATTATACTTTATTAGTAGATTCTTTATAAGGTAAAATAGAAACAAATACTTTTTCCTGTTTTATTCGCTTCTGTATCAAAGAGAACAACTTATCAAATGTTACTTTTGATTTCAACACCTTCTTACCGCTTTTTATTCCTGGACAAAGGCACCCGCTAGTATCCGCTTCAGTATTCCCAGGATGTATTCTAATCCCCGCATAACCTGGAACATCTAGAAGTTCCGGCAAATATTTTTGAAAACGATTAGAGTAAGAAAGTACTACTTGATAAGTACCATAAGGAATAGCAGTTTCATGTTTTACTTTAACAGATTGTATATATTGTAAGGTATCTGTTTGGTAAAGACCTCGGTCTCTATCTTCAACTACATTAGAAAAAAAAGAACCATCTATAGAGAGATCGCTGACAGTGCTAGAAGAGTCAGTAATTGGCGGACGTGTAATTGTTATGTTCATAGTATAAAAAAAGCCCCCATGCTTATGGGCACAGGGGCTATTGTTTTTTAAATAATTGTAAAAGGTTTGTCTATAACGCATCCAGAATCAAGAGTGACTCTACATGTATAGTTACCTGGAGTATCTTCTTCAAAAGTGTATCCAGTCCCTACTATAGTAAGAACAGAATTTAACCACTGTACAGAAACTACTTCTCGACTACTTATAACTGTAGCTGTAAATAAATTAGTAGTACAATCTACCGGAGTTGTATCTACAATGCTAACAGCTTGTGGTGGGCGATTAGAAGTCAAAACAATTTCATTAAACTCCGAATTAGTAAAATGTACTGGAAGTGTAATATTTTGATTAGCTACTTCTGTAGTTTTAGTTATTCCACAAGGAGTAGATAAATAATTAATACCGTACATGTTTCCAGAATCTCCAAAAAATGTAGGTGTTGCAGTACTTTGGTTTGTCACTGTAAATTTAGCTCCATTGAAGTATTCTACTTGAAGATCTTTATGTCTTAGTCCACACCACGTAGAGCTAGGTTTATGTTTAGTTTCCGATAACATAATAACTCTATCCGCATTTACAGCTTTAGAAGCAAAAAAGGAAATGTTTACAGCTCCGGTTAGATCTCTAATAGCATTGTCTACTACCGTTTTTATGGCTGTAGTTCAATTAGGAGAGGCTAAAAAAAGATCTGTTGGTGATACTGGAGTACAAGTACCACACGCTAAATAAGGAGAATCTACTGGTGACACATTTATATCCCAAAACTGTCCTGGAACGTACTGGCCTATACTATTCGTATAGTATATTCGAATTCTTCTTATATAAGCGTTAACTACTTCAGAATGTCCATCAATACCAAATTGAGTAATTGCTTGCATGGAATAGTTAGAACTGGTTACTACCGAAACACCTACCTTAGCTTTTCCAGTACTTATTACAGCATCTCCTAGCAATTCTAAGTTTTCATTCACTAAAGTATTATTTATATAAGCGTCTTGGTCTATAGAATTAGGCAGTAATACTATATAAGGTTGAGTAGTAGTTAAAATCTCTTCAAAAGGAAGTTGATTATTGTAAAGGGAAGGGGTATAAATACTACCACTACCTAAATCTTTTATCGCTATAGCAGCTTGAGATGTGCATGGTATTTCCGTATTACAAGTAACTACTAAGCTGGGTTCAACAGCATTTACTAATCTACAGTTATCAGTTTCTCCTAAAGTACAATCACTGGATGCTAATTTATAATTTAAAAAGTCTTGTTTTGACTCTTCTAAATTGCATCTTATAGAATATTTTTTACATTGGAAATAACTAAAAATAGAATGTACAAAAGCACATCTAAGAGCAGCCACATCCGCAGCTTGTAGTTGTATCATTAGAAAGAGAATTAAATAGTGTTAACATTAAAGAACAACTACATGTTTCACAATTTGCTGCTGCTTTAATGCCTTCTAGAGCCAATACTTTTTCAATTTGTGTTTTATCAGAATACCAAAGTAAAGTGGAATCTTGACACAAAAGATCGCAAAGAACATAAGCACAGCCTTGGTCAGTAGCAACGGAATTATCTAGAAGTACAGATGTCAAAGTGATATCATAAACACCTTCTGTAAAGGTTGTTAAGTCTAGATCTCCCGGAGTAAGTGTGTAGCTAGTAATGTTAGAAAGAAGTACTACTTCTAGAGCAGTTCCTCCATTTACTTTGATAGAAAGAATATTAGAACTATTTGTTATTGAAAAGAGTTCAGAATTAATTAATATCTCAGTACAATCAGAATTAACAGTTAGAGTCATTAGTTTCTATTGTTGAAAGTTGCACGCCCGCCAAGAGCCGTTATAGTAGTAGTTGCAGTACCAATAGAAGCGGTACAAGTTAATTTCAAATCGTAGTCGCCAGCCAAAGTAGCTCCTGTAACTAATGGAGATTGTTTGTTAACTACTGTTACAGTAGACACATCAGCACTAGCAGAAGTAGCCAAAGGTACAGCCTGTATGCTAGCTACATATTCTAAAGTCCCAGCATTATTACGTGAGTATAACACTGTTCCTACTAAACGAACAGAAAACAATGTGTTTAAGGCGTCTGGAACTGTAACAACAGAAGTAGCCACCTCTGTTCCCCCTAGATACATTTTATAAGTAAAAGTTTGTATTCCTGTTACATTAGATGTCAAATTACAAATAGCATCTACGGTAGCAAATAATTTTTCCTTGCTTACAAAACCTGTAGTTTCTAACAAAGTGCGCTCTGTAGTTCCAGGATTAGCAAAAGTTGAATAAGCAACATTTACTAAGGATGATGTTTCATTTTCTAGCGCTTTAATTTTAGACGCTACTTTTTTATCTTTAAATGGCTTTCCTGTAGTAATATTTATGTTTTGCATTTTATTTAAGTATTTAATTTTATTTCCAAATTGCGTAAGAAGATGTAGAGTGAATATCTACTGTCCTTGCTGCTGTTCCTATTGCTTTTTGTATTGATATTCTAGTGCCCATTGCAACTGTTGCACTAGGCATATTTGTATTTATTCGAGCCTTGTATACCCCATTTATATAAAATAAAGCTTCAGTGCGATCTTTGTTATAAACTATATCTAAAACATACATGGTGTCTGCCGCAACAGCTATACCAGTATCTACCTGTGTAACTACTCCTGCATTGCTTTTCGAATACGCTGTCCAATTACCCGCATTTAATCCGTGGGTATATCTAAACCCTACAGAGTTATTATTCTCTCCAGAACCGTTAGGAGTGCTATCAATGCTTGAATAAACACTAAAGTTATCAGTAGCATCTGAAAGTACATCTATAGATAACATTGCGGTATGCTTGGAAAGTGCTTCACTAGTTCTAAAAAAATGAGTAGATGTTTTTGAAGGATGAAAATATCCAGAACCTGTGGAAGTAGTTCCTGTAGAACATCTCATTCTACTGCCTGTATTGGCTGATGCCGCAACTCCTGTGAAAGCAGCTCCTGTACCAGTAGCTAACCAGTTATAATCTCTGGAGTCCGCAAGAGTTATTGATCCTGCAGAAAGATCATACACCATAGCCTTTTTACCTATTGGCCATTCTGATTGGGTTGTAATTCTCCATCGAGATGATGTTCCGTCATATCTTATATCAACTGATTGTTTCCCATATAGTAAATAAGCAGAAGGCCCATCTACCCTGTTAGCAGCAGTTCCATCTGGGTGTTCCGCTGGAATATACGCTGTATTATCAGATATATTAATTAGCGTTTTAATATCTCCATCAAATGTAGCAGCAAAAGAAGTAATTGCTCTAATCTCAGTATCAAAATCTAATCGAACAATATTAGCGTCCGCCCATCCAGTAGGATTATAATCATCCTGATCTGCTGTGATTTGCGCTGGAGATATGATTTTCGGTCCCCATCTTAATCCAGTAGAAGCCGCAGAGTCAGCAAATATACCTTGTCCGTTTGTTCCCACAGTAAGTTTAGCTGCTGTATCAGCACCAGTACCTACTGCTAAATCACCTTTAGCATCCCAGATAGCATCAGTAGCTACTGCACCGCCTCCACCGCCAACGCCTAGTTCAACCCAAGCTCCGTTAGCTCTAACCGTTAGAGCATCAGTAGTTAAGTTATAAAGAACACCGCCATCATTTGGGGTCGCTATTGCATTTCTTTCTGTGGTTGTCATACGTGGAACGTACAACAATTTAGTAACAGAAGCTACATCTAACGCTGCATTAGCATCTATAGTAGCTCCATTGGTAGTTATAATAGTAGATTGATTAATACTAACTCCTCCTGTAGTTTCCATCAATATCTGTCCGGCTCCACCATCAGAGAACATTCTAACACCAGTAGCAGTCATCTGAACGCCATATTCAGCAGTTTTATCTTTCATGTAGATGGCTCCAGTGGTATCATCAAATACAAACCCATCTTGACCTCCAAAATATTCAAACTTAAAAGATCCTGCGGTTTGCAGTGTTGCTGCTACGTTACCTGGAATTGTACCTGATCCGCCATATATACCTGCAGCTGCCGTGGTTTGGAATGTTGGAGCATTTCCAGTGCCGTTGGACGTTAAAACCTGACCAGAAGTACCTGTAGTCACTACTGCAGGCGCACCGCCGGTTGCCCATGTTATAAGTTGTCCTGCAGTTCCGTTTGCTAAATCAGATACGGCTACTTTAGAGAAACTCAATAAACTACCTCCATCAGAGTGTAGTACACCAGCCGCATCTACGTTTGGTAAGATAAAACTAACGTTACCTGCTAGGGCTCCAGAAACAAATTCAACATAGTTAGTACCACTTCCAGAAGGCTCATAAAATCTAAGAGATGAAGCAGCTGTGCCACCACCGATATATACTTGTCCTCCATTTGGGTTTAGTATAATATCACCTCTAGTCGCATTTGAAGTACTAGATAAGATCAAGTCATCTCCAGCACCAGTACCACCGATTAAAGTTTGTCCACCAACTCTTCCTACTAATAATGGATATTGAGTATGGTCGTCATCTGTTAGTCCTGTTAAGGCCCCATGATCGGTTACTCCAGTAACTGGTGTTACTGGTTTATAAACACCTAGACCATTGTCCCATGTAATTACTTGTCCATCCGTCGCACCATCTTGGATAAACTGATTTAATTTTACTTTTGATTGTGCCATATATAAATTGTGGGGGAAGATTCTACTCCTCCCCCTTTATTTTTTAAACTATTTTATAAACCATTAAACTTTCATCTGAAGTCATAGCATAAGCTAAGACTAACACCCCTGTTCCAGTATTAAGAGTGTAATCTCTTGATACAGTACCAGATTGAGAAAGAGTGACACCATTACGAACTACGAAGATCTTATCTGCAGAAATACCAGAAGTGGTAAATGTAACGTTAGTTCCGTCAATATCTGTAACAGCAGTACCTGAATCTAAGTCAAACGTATCTGTAGTAGCACCTGTTTTATAAGCTCTAGTTACAGTTACTCCACCAGCAGCAGCTTGATAAGTAGGAGCTGCTCCAGCACCGTTAGATGTTAATACATGGCCAGCGGTTGAGCCAGCAGCAAGTCTTTCCAAGTTACCACCAGAACCTCTAACTAACAAGTCACCTTGTGCATCAGATCCTAAATCAAATCTTACTTTACCAGCAGTTGTCCAAAGAGCGTAGTGAGCAGCAGAAGCTGTAATCTCTAAACCTCTAAAATCAGCAGCAGCCGTAAGAGTTGGATGAATCCACAAACCTCTAGTAATACCGTTAGCACCACCAGTTTGGTTAACTGTAGCATTTATATCAGCAAAGGTGTACGTACCAGTACCACTGGTTGGACTAAATGCTCCGGTAATACCAAGATTTATACCAGAGCTAGAGGTAAACATTCTAGTTGCGTCAACAATTAAGTTAGTTGCTGTATTAGAAGTGCCTCCAGATTGCATAATTACACTTGAAGCTCCAGCGATAGTAATGTTATTACCAGTACCAGCTACAATAGAAGTTCTATCAATAATCAATGGAGTTGTTGCCCCAATTTGTAAAGTACCATCATCTGCAACTCTATACACTTGTGCAGCAGAAGAGTTATTATGCTGGTAACCATATGTTCCACTACCAGTACCGGTACCTTGAGTAGTAAACACCGCATTAGTAGCTGGTGTCGCTGTTCCTACTGCAAGTTGTGTACCATTGAAATGAAAGTTTGTCGTCGAGGTTAAAGAGTCTGTATCTGACCAGTAAGCCACTTTGTTTGCTGCCCCTGATCCATCTACACCCGATCCAGCAGCTCTCCACTTAGACCAAGTGATTGCTGTTGTTCCTAACGTACCTCCAGCATTTGAAGTACACAACCACACCGTATCAGCGTTAGCAGTTCCTTCTTCAACAGCTACAAAAGCTCCGGGAACTTCTACCCAAGCGTCCATATCAGTAGCCCGCACAGGAGCGCCAGTAGCCTGTACAGTATATATACCGTTCTCTGCCGGAGCAGCTTGATTCTTAATTAAGATCCGATCATTAGTCGCAAGTACAATACCATCAACCGTGTCTCCATTTTCAAATGATGTAGCCAATGTACCTGCTGCATCGGTAGCAACACGAACAGAAGCTTTACCATCCATTCCAGTAATATAGGTTTTTAATACACCTAAATTTACAGCATGTGAATCTAAAGAAGCCGTACCATTTAATATAACATTATTAGAAAATGTTTTATCTCCACCAACAGTCTGATTAGTTGATAAATCTACAAAGTTTTGAGTAGATGAGCCTGTACCGCCATTTGCAATTGGAAGTATCCCAGAAACGTGAGTAGTTAGTCCAATTTTACCATAACTAGGAGCTACGCCGACACCGCCTGAAATAAGTGCATTACCAGTAGCAACGTCAGCTAATTTAGATAATGCTGTAGTAGTAGACGCATAAAGAATATCACCTACTGCATAAGAAGATTGGCCAGTACCACCATTAATTGCTGGAAGTACGCCAGTTACAGCATCAGTATCAGCTAGATCTAGGGCTCCCCAAGCATATGTGGATGCTCCAGTTACTCTAAGAACTTGTCCTACAGTAGAAGAGTTTGTGATAGCTGTAACAGCAGATGTACCATTACCTTGAAGTAATCCAGTTAAGGTAATAGCTCCAGTACCACCATTAGCGACAGGAAGAGTTCCTGTTACAACAGTAGCTAAGTTAATATTACCAGCTGTTGCTAGTGTATTTAAAAAAGTATTCATGGTTACAGAAGTAACACCTGCACCAGCGTCTGCTGCAGTGATACCTGAACCAATAAAGTTTATAGTTGTATTTGATGCTCCAACAGTAGAACCTTCTTCTTGAACAGTTGCGTATCCGCCAGCACCTGCAGTAGCATTAAGCGTAGTACCCGAAATGGATAAATTTGTACCTAATGTAAGGTATGCGATAGCTGTAGCAGAATCATCATAAAATGGAATTTTATCTGATCCTGTAGCTGGAGCATTTATAACGAAAACGTTTGACGCATCCGAGGTTATTAATGAACCAGGAGTAGTCGAGTTAACGAATTGATTTTGTTTAATTTTAGTTTGTGCCATTATATATAATATATTGCAGTTATTTTATCAGCAGGAACCAGTGCCATTACCATTGTAACAGATGTCCCAACTATTGAATAGTCATCAGTATCGTCTAAGTATTGCCCATTACGGAATATTAGAATTTGCATGTCAGCTAAAGGAGTAACAGCTAAGTTAAATCCTGTGCCAGTAATCCCAGAAATCTTTTCTTTAAGAGGGGTTCCTGAAACCCAAGATCCACCGGAATAAACTAGGATGTCTCCATTAGTACCTCCGGGTAAAGATCCTGCTGTGGTTGTCCATACAGGAATAGTTCCATTAGATCCTAATACTTCCATAGAAGTTCCTACAGGTAATCTCTCCCAATCTCCAGAAGCATTTCTATAAATAATATCTCCAGTAGCATTCGTAGGAAAATCTACCCTTACTTTACCTGAGTTTATATATAGTGCGTGTTCTGTTGATGGAGCGTCTAATTCAAGTGCTCGATAATTATTAACTGTTGTAATAACAGGTTTAATATGAACAGATCTAATTATACCAGTGTGAAGACCTTGATCTATATGAGTATCAATTAAGAGATCTGTATAAGTATTTGTACCGCCAGTTGCTACATTTACATTACCTTGAATTTGCGCATTATACATCGCACCTACGTTAGTAGAGCGAGTAGCAACGGATTTAAAAGATGGTGTATTAGTAGCTGTACCACCAGCTTCTACTATAACAGTTGAATCAGAATTTAGATACAAATCTCCACCTGATACTTGGATGGGATATGTTCCTCCAGTAGATATGTTGAATGAATCTGGATGTATATATACCTCTTGAAGTGCTCCTATAGTTATAGCTCCATTATCAGCAACTTTAAACACTTCTGTACCAGCTGAACTCTGATGAACATAACCATATGTAGAGAGAGTTGTACCTGTTCCTTTAGATGTAATACGGGATATAGAACCAGCAGATGGATTTCCTACAGAGAGGTAAGTCCCGTCAAAAATCAAGTTTGTGTTGTAGGTCAACGTATCTGCATCAATCCAATAAGCTACTCTGTTAGTATCCCCGGAACCATCTATTGGGGAAGCAGTAGAGTTTATTGTTAATGTGTTAGCTACATCATTATACGTTAAACTTATATTTGTACCTGCAACGAGAAGAGAACTAACTCTATCATCTACTGCTTCAGAAAAGTTAGAAACAGAAGAAGAAGGTATACTTATTGTTGTTGAATTAGCCGCTGTTAATCTTCCCTTTGAATCTACAGTAAAAGTAGCCACTGCAGTAGGAGAACCATATGAAGAAGCGATAACGCCTGTATCTGTAAGATCAGCAGTAATTATAGGGGCTGTAGTAGGATTAGTTACAGTAAAATCTATATTTAAAGAGTCGGTAGCAGTAACCGAAGATACTCCGGTAAGAGCTGCGGCATCTAACCATCCTTTTATACCCGAACCGTCCGTACCGTAAAATTTATTATTACCAGGAGTAACGTTATCATTATTTAATCTGATAGTACCTGCAGCAACTACCAAAGATCCACCAACAGCTAGAGACTCTATTTCTCCTGTGCCTATTCCTCTACCTAAAACAGTAGTGGTAGTAGCTGCAGTTATTTTATTGTAAGCCGTTTGGGGTAAGTGATAATATTGAGAAACTGTTCCTCCTTGAAGTCCAGTTAAATTATTATGAACTTGTGTGGGAGGTGTATATGTAGCTGGAGCCCAAGCTGTACCATTAAAAGTTAATATTTGATTTGTGCTTGCTCCAGTAATTGAAAGTTGAGAGTACCCTAATGTTCCTCCTAGAGAAGAAAGTAGTACTAACGATGGATTGAAGGTTAAAGTAGTCCCGGAACCTATAATAGCTCCAGTTCCATTTGTAATTGTAATTGGGGTACTAGCAGAAACTAAATTTCCAGTAGACAAAATTGGTATACTACCTAAGGATGTTTCAAGTGCTTGAAGAGCCGCTTTTATTGTAAGATTGTCTGCAATTATTGTGCCAGTAAAAGTGCCTAGATTAGTAGAAGCAGCAGCTACTCCGGAAAGAGTAACTAATGAGTTAAGGGCAATTTTATCTGCAGCAGACATGACACCAGCTAAAGAAATGGTGGCAGCTGGAATATTGGCATCTGTTCCTGTTGAAGAAAGAATATCAACGCTAGTTAAATTCAATGTTCTGCTAAGATCCGTAGGGGATGAAGAAGATCCTCCCGAAATTAGTTCTATAGCTTCTGCGAGGTTGACGCTATCATTATACAGCTGAATCCCTTTAGAGGCATCTTTTAAATTGTTAGGTTTATTATATACATTTATAGGTATATTAACCTTTCTTATTTGTTCTAAAGTCAGCATAATTAGAGATTACTTTGCCACTCAGCCAGTGTTACCAGTGCCAGATTCTTTTACATAAAATGAAGTGCCTGTACCCCCATCTGTTCTTGAGTAGAAAGATCCTATTGGAGCAGTCACTGCTCCTTCTGGACTTCCTGCTCCTGAAAACATAAATGGGTTAGCTACGACACGTAGGGGATTTTTTCTTGTACCATCACCATAAAGAGTGGTATCGTGAAACACTTTGGTTAAGAAGGATGGATCTGGCCAAAGTGGAGTAGGGACGTTGTTAAAAGTCATAACAAGTAGAAAAAAGAAAGGGGAGCCAAGAATTTATATCCGGCTCCCCCTAGGGTTATACTATTGTCGCGATTAGCGGATTACCAGTAGTAGGCAACCACGTATTTAGCGCAGTATCAAATAATGCGATAAGCGGATTGGTAGTAGTTCCAGTAGAGTACCTAGGAATTAAAACAATCTCACGTTTTGGAGAATAAGACAATGTAGTTGGATCAGGTTGGTTGGTAGTTCCATGCAATATGTTATAAGTAACATACTGTTGACCATCAACAACCGGTGAAGGGAAATTGATGATTGGGTCTTCAACGTGACGCTGATTGTATTTACGTTGTCCTTGAGTAGCTTGATACCAAAGATCAAGCGGGCGAGAGTATCCTTGACCTTCATCAGCTCCAACACGCTCTACATTAGATACAGTTGAGTAATCAAAACCTGAAGGCAACCCTACAAACAAACGATTTTTTACTTCTGGAATACGATCGATGTAAGCAATTTTAGAATCTAAGGCCATAATGAAAAGACCAGTAGCAGTACCGCCAGTAGCAGTTCCAGCATTAGCCAAGTCAATGGTGAATAGATGTGTAAAACCAGAAGCAGCTCCAGCAGCTACAATAGAAGCCAACATTTCTGCGGTTATTGTGATGCTACGAAGAACGCCTTTGTAATTAAATACAGCGAAAGAATCACCAGCAGCAATTCCAGAAATCGCAGTACCGGCAGCAGCGCCACCAGGACCAGAAAGAGCGATACCTACGGCAAAAGCTACAACTGGATCAGTACCAGTAAAGCGATTGGTTTGTAAGAAAGCGTTGGAATTACGATTGATTTCATAACCGAATTGAGTTACTATGTAATCTCTAGCAAGAAGATTAGTCATACCCAAATCAGTGAAATTAGGTGTAGTTTTAGAAAGCGGTAGATTTGCAGTTTGACGTCCAGTAGACATAAACTCATCGTACCGGCGAGAAGAGAAACCGATGTTAAGACGATATTCAGTCTCATCAAGTACGTTTATCTCTCCAGTAGTTGAAGAAGAAGGAACACCAATGCTCCAAACGTTATGAGAGGCAAGACGGAAAGGCTGCTTAGTAACAAGAATATTATTATTCCTGCCATCTATATCCTGAGTCTTCTCGAAAGGACGGACCCACAGCGGATAAGTAGCAGTGGACCCGGCAACATTAGCTGAACTTGAAGTTCCTTGGTAAATTGAGATTACAGCATTTTCAGCCAAGGTAGGAGTAGCATCCATGAAAGTAAGAGGAGCTACAGTACCAAAGTGAGAAGCAGAAGCAATACCCAATTGACCGTTGGCCAAGTTCACATTACCTGTAGCAGAGTCAGAGACAGTGCCAGAGGTTGGCATGGCACTTTGGCCAGCGATAGCCACGACGAAAGATTCGACGGGGCGCTTAGTATTCGAAATCATTTTGTATAATTGTTATTCGTGTATAAGGAGCTTTTGGTTCCTTAGTTGTAGATACTCTGGACTTTGCGTATTTTGTGCCGCTAGTAAACAGGCTATGTCTACTATTTCTTTGTGCGTATGTTCTGCTGTTTCCAAAGTGTTTTGTGGGTAGACAACACCATCTATATAAGTATAAGTACCTAGGGAAACTCTAGAAGGAATTTTTATGTATTCTATGTATACATTGGGAATTACCTGGCTAGTATAAATATAGAGGGACTGGCCTGTGTTTGAAGAACTTCTTCCTATGTTGTAGGGAATGAATTCTTGAGAGTCATTATTAAATGGATCCCTAAAGGTTTCAGTATAGTCGTCATGTTGTACAAATTTTAGCGGAGTCTTTTTAAGACAATCCGGAGAGATTTCTACATCAGTTCAGGCGTTTAACAAAAACATATAGGGGTATAAGGTATTTTTTAAACTTACTTCAAAAACACCGGTTGAAACTTCGGTTGGAGTTATAGCTGTTTGTAGTGGAAATTTTATTACAAGATTACCCAAATCATCTATTCTCTTCTGTGAAGTTTCAAAACCGGATCGTTTTTGATTATTCATACCCATACGTTGCTTTATAAAAATTAACTGAGCTTCATTTAAAAGCCAGTCAATCTCTACAGCATTTAAATCTGGATTTGCTAAAGAATCCACTCTATCTAAATTCAACTTAAATTGATAATGTAATTCAGATGTGGACATGTTTTTTTAAGCTTTTTCCTTAATTTGCTGACGGATTTCGTCGAACTCTTCTTTCTTTTTAGGGTTTAAGAAGAAGTCAACAGCCTCCGAATATTTATCTCCTATAACCAGAGTAGCTCCAGAACTACGTATCCAGGTCCAAGTATCTTGTTTTTGGAATACAATTCTATAATCTTCTGCTGTTTTTAACATAAACATTATTTCGAATTGAGCTCTTCCATCTGCTGTCTTTAAAAGATTTCCAATACCATTGAGTTTTTCAATGTTGGAATTAGAAAGATACGTAGAGGAATCAATCCATTCGGTTAATAGATTATGTGTTTGTTCTTCAGACAGTTTAGTTCTAGCAGGAGCAATACCTAATAGACAAACCACTTTTTTCTTAACTGCTTCAGTAAAGTCTGAAGAGTGAAGCATAGCAAAAGCTTTAGATTTCATTTGAGATCTTTTGTATTTAATCTCTTCTGATTCGTTTTCTAATGCAATGTAGTGCGTGGCTTTTGGGAATTTATGTTCGCGCCATTCTTTTTCTGAGTTAGCTACTTTAGAAGATGCTAGCATTACGTAATAACCTAGTTCATCTTCCATACGATCTAAATCTAGAACGGTGGAACCATCTTTTAATTCCCATGAATGTTGGTAATAAAATCCTAGATCAGAACCATCTCCTCTATAACGAGTAGAGACAGCTTGATTAGAAAAATATCCTGCGGGCTTATTCCACTTCTTCTCAAGATGAGCTTGTAGTGTAATAGGTTCTCCCTTTTCATCTACTTCTGGAAGTCCTGTTTTAGGGTCTGTTTTATAATTGTAAGAAATATAATTAGCAAGTCCCCCAACTTTAGCGGAATACATAGCGATAAGTCTGTCACCTGCTCTACCTACTTTGGTTTTTTGGAGTTTAAGTCCTGAGGTTTGAGATGTCCAGTTGTGTATACCTGTTGCTGTTTCTCTGGGTATGCTTTTGATAAATATTAGTCTACTCATAGTTTTACTTCTTAATGCTTGACGGAAGTCTAACAATAATAATTGTTATATTTTTTAAAAATGTTTTAGTGAAAAGAACGCTGTGCTGGCTAATGTTAAATTAGCAAAAACAGTAGCGATCGTGGGAGGATACATCAGTGTAAAGATTGAAGACCCTGCAAGTAAGGCAACGGAGAATCTTAGTCCTGTTATAGATCACGTGTGTGAATCATGTTTTGTGGGAACGGCCATAAACTTCTCTTGCAAAAGATAAACAATGCCAACGACACTACTTATCACTGCTATTGGGTTTACTACCTTTAGTAGTTCTTCCACCATCTTGTAAATGCTTTTGTAGTGTTCCCTCAGTATACTGCATTATAAAATGGATTACTTTCATGGACACTAGCCCTAAGATGAATCCTAATGCGGTAGAGAATTTCTCTGGTAGATTCAATCAATGCTCTGCTAAGGGCTGTAAATACGCAGCTACAGAAGCCCCACTAATAATAAGTAGTAGAGCCCTGTAGAACGTTATCTTTGTTTCGTAGGTTAGGGAAACAACCCCACCTATTAAGCCTGCTAGCAAAACTGAAAGTTTTATCCCAAATTGTTGTTCAAAATCCATACAGTTTTTTAGGGAAATGTTTTGATGGAGAGTTTATTCTCGATTATCCTTCGTAGTCGTAGATGAATTCGCCGCAAGAAGTAACGTCACGGATGACGGCTCCAAGTGTACCTTCGATTGCTACTGAGTAAGCAGCTTCTGAAGAACCAGCAAGTCCGTTACCAGTGATTGGTCCGGTTGGAGAAATGCTACCATTTACGTGGAAATAACGGAAAGTATCTTTAACTTTAAGAAGTTCGATATTACGACCTAAGCCTTTACCGCGAGATTCGAAGTCCAAGAATGTCATACGAGCTGAATCGATAGGCATATTTGGATACTGTGGGTGGAAGCGTTTGCAGTAACGAAGATCGTCATAAAGAGGATTCATCATCAAGCGAACTTTGATACCCAAAGGACCAGTATATTCTACGAACTGAGCACCGTAAGCAAGACCTGGAGTTGAAGAAGCTGGATTAGAAGCAGAACGAATGAAGTGAGAATCAACAGTAAGGAATCCGTTTGCCACTGCAGCAAGTGCGTTGTGGAAAAGAATTGCACCAAGTTGACCAGTCATGATGGTTACACCACGATTCGATTCGTCAGTACGGCCAAAGAAAATGTTCAAGAGATAGTCTTGAAGCATAGATACTGAAAGAGGACCAGAGAAATACTGGCAATTATATTCAACTAAACTCGTTAGGTTTAGCCCGTTAACCTTGGCCCCAGAGGTTAACCGCTGCATATTTCTATGCAGATTAGATCATATCATTCTCCTTAGTAAGATGTTTAGCTAAGGAGATTTCCCATTTCGACTCACTTGAGTCTACGAGCTTCCGCTCTGATCGTTGAACATTAAAATTATAAATTTTCTCTATGTGTTGCATGAATTCTTTGGGAGTTTTCATATATTTTGCGACATTGCAACACTGACAACATGGAACTACATTATCTATTTCATAACCTCTCGAAGGATCTAGGCGATCCATGCCTGTATAGTTATAAGTAATTAATTTTGTTCTAATCATTGTATTGTCCGGAGAAGCTCCGCAATAAGTACATCTAGCTGAGAAAAGTTCCGAAGCTTGGTCTATAGTTAGATCAAAATTCAAACCTCTTTGTTTAGCACTTTTTCTATATCTGTAATATATAGTGCTATACTTATCGGAAGAAGTCATCTTCTTATTTCTAAGAAAATTATAATTACAAATTTGACAACCCACATACCCATATTTAAGTAGGCGTTTAATTGCTCTATCTGGAACTGCAGAATGTCCTTGTGTACTCTTTCCGCATTTACAAGTTAAGGTGTAGTTACCTTTTCCAGATGTATAATTTGTAATTGTTAAATCTCCGATGTTTGTACCTATTGGATATTTCATATTTATAATAATCTTTGCTGCTGATTTCCCTCGACTTTACGTTAGGGGGTCCCAGCAATTAGAGAAATTTTTCGAATCGCATTACTACGATAAGGGACCCAAATTTTATTTCAATCCAAGAATCTTTCAGTTGTTGGCGAATACCAGGACCTGTCTTCTGTGAATATCCATCTGGACCAGGCATAGTAGATTTCTCACCATATACAAGGGCGTATTCCATACCTTGATACAGCTCATCCACCATAGCACCTTCGTAGTAAGACATGAACTTATTTACGGTAGAAACTTTACCGTTGTAATCAGTGTGCATGAACTCAAAACCAAGACGACCTTGTTGACGCTGTGCTTTGTCAGTTACATTAATTTTCTGAGCGAAAGCTCCGATTTGAGATTCCAACATGAATACGTTAGGAACCTGTTGGGTACCGAACCATTTGTTAAGTTCAGAAGGAACAGCGGTAGTTACTTTAGAGAACTCACGACCTACACCCAAGTAAATTGGATCAAGGTATTTTTGTGGGTTGTCAGTAAGGATCTTAAGAGTATAGATTGTACCAGTACCGTCAGAAAGTTTGTCTACAACTTGAAGTTGATATTCATTATCTTCAGAAACCAAAACGTCTGGATAGTGATAGTAATCAAGGTCCAACTTAACACGGAAAGTTCCGTTGTTCAGACCTGGGGTTGTGTTTGCGGTTTCGATAAGTTCTACTACGCGCGCGCAACGATATTCCGCACCTTGAAGTCTCCAGCGTACTATTTCAGATTCAATCTCCATACCACCATTAGTACCTTGGCCAGCAAGATTCATAAATGGTTTTACTTTGAAGAACTCAGATTGTGAGGAGTAGACTTTCATCAACATACCAGGAAGGTATGTAGGCTTACCACCTTCGAAGGCAGCAGCTAAGTAATCGGAATCAACAAAATTACCACCAAAACCTTCGTAATGTTTGATGATAAGAGATGATTGAGGATTTGACATAAATTAATTATTGTTTGAGATAAGTTTCCCAGTCAAGCTTATTAGAATTGGGAGATTTTGAAGTTGAAGCTCTTTGAGCTTGTTTCGGATTTAAGGTTTTGTTTAAAAGCTCATGGAATTGATCCGTGGCCTTTGTCTTTGCTCTTTTTTCAAAACGTTCTGTTGAGAACCCTGAATTAGGGTTATACTCCAACAGAATATCTGCCAGCTGAGCTTGATGTTCTGGATTTGCGAGAATTGATTGTATAGCGTAATTAAAACCCGTGGTGTTATTGCCCGCAATATTAACTGGATCGAAAAAGAAACTACGCACTTTTTGTTTTCTTTGTGGATGAATTGCTGTAGTGGTTTCTACTGCTTTTGCAAGAGCCATAGTCTGGGCTTCAGCTTGTGCTTGCGCTGCTGCTCTGGCCTGCTCTGTTTGAATTAAAAGATTCTTTTGATCTTCTAAGCGCATTTCAGTAAGCTCTTTAAAGCAATCTTCAGCCTCTATTTTAAGATCATCTTCATCTGTAATGAGAGAGACAAGTCTAGCTATCTTTTCATCCGTGTAATTAGATGTAGCTTTATAGTGTTGAGCTATAACTTTACGTTGATCTTCTACCTTAGTAAGATCTACATTTTGTAGTGGATCTGCTCCGTATACGGATAAGAACTCATCTAAAGATGACCCACCCTTTAGAGCGTAATCTAAAAGAGGTTTGAAATCTTCTGGAAGAGCTTGGAATATTTTATCTACAGCAGCAGCTTCTTTGGCTGCTTTTGTATGTTCAAATATCTTTTGTAGTTCCTCTGAAGTACCAGTAAACTGTAGATCTTCAGGAATTTCTATAAGATCGTTTTGTTTTAAGAAGTCAACATATCCTACTAAAACCTCATCTACTACCTCCACTTCTTCGTGTTCAGGTTCTGTAGATTCTACCTCTTCTTTGTGTTCTTCTTCTTTATGAATGTTGTCTATAGTGGAGAATTGTGGTTCTTGTGGAGTGTCAATAGTGCTAGCGGTAGTACCTGCAAACATCTCTGCGAGGAAGTCATCTTGTGTGTTCATGTAAATATAATATTTTTTTTATTAAATGTCAACTTTTTTTGCATTTATTTTGCCCTGCTAATAGCCTATGAACTTGTTTTTGGCTTCCTAGCTTTGATTTTTAGGTCTTTTTCTTTAAGCTCCTTGTCTTGCTGAAGCTTCTTTTCTTCTAGTGAAAGTTTCCTTTCTGCCAGCTTATTTTCCATTAAAAACTTCTGAACCTCGAACTGATCCGGTGTTCCGTTATCATTAACGTCTTGATCTTTTTGAAACTTGAAAGACTCAATATTAGCGATCAGAACTTCATGTTCAAACTCTCTTGCTTGTTTCTCAAGTTCAAAAGCTTGTTGAGATTGTTGAGCCTCGGCTTGAGCTTGTAATTCAGCTTGTGCTTGTTCGTTTTGTTGCTTCTGGAAATTCTCTTCTGAAGTCTTAATTGCCGTCTTAAGTTCAGCAGCAGAAGTAGCTTCATAAAGAGTAATAAGATCTGAGAAAGTGGCGCGGTTTGTGTTAAGAAGACCGTCAGAAATACCTTTCAATGCTTGGAACATTTCGTGCTCTCTACCAGAATCAGTAACAAAAATACCTAAATCGCAATCGAGGAGATCATCCTCAGAAAGTTCTAAAGTGGCTAGGGAAGAATCATCAAGAACAAATTGTTTTATTACGGATTTGCCTTTCCAAGTGGTTCTTGCGACTTGAAGAAGAGAGGTTAAACACTTCTCCCAAAGTTTATTATGAAGATGAAAGTATATCTCGGTGATTAAAGCCGACATCTGTATGTTAGCTTGCGCGTTAGTAACCGCTTCAGTAGGAGCAGTCTGACCTTCACGTTGACGAGATACTCCAGCAACCTCTGAAATCTGTGCGTCTATGGCTGAAAGTACATTAACATAATTTAGAATGTACTGCATATTAGACATGTCTATCGAGGTAGATACAGTAGATCTTTGGTTCTGTCCTGGCTGATCTGCGTTAGCTAAAGGATTAAAGAAGTTGATGTTCATCTCTTTAAGATAATACAGCGTCTTCTCTACTCCGACTTTCGGATCTACCATAGAGACGTCGAAGGGGAATACTTTACCTTGGTCTTGTGCAATGAGTTTCTTTAGCTTGTGCATCACTATGAAGTACAAATATTGAAAAGGCTTCATCCTATCCATAAGTGAAACAGGTGTAGCATTCATGGCATTGTACACCACTCCATGATATCCTAAGGAAACTTCATATGGATTATCCTTAGGTCTAAACTGTTCTTCTTTAGGCCCAATCATACAGTATATATCCTGTCCTATCTTAGTTCCAGTCCATACCTCAGGAATATAGTCCCAAGTTAGTTTAAATACTTTATCTTCTAACTGCCAAGTATAATACGTTACCTTGCGTTTAAACTCTTTTAGTTCTATAACTTTTTCAGCTTCTTCTGGAACTAAGAATTCTTCTGAAACCATAATAGTTTCCTCATCCTCAAACTCATTAATGAATGTAAGGAATCCTATCTTCTTTTGAGACACCCACTCCACGTGCTGCACTAGAATATCTTCAGTATGAGACTTTCCATAAGAACCGTGTTCGTTAGTGAACATAGATTGAAAAAGCGGATCTGGATTTTGATGTCCGTATTTCATAGTGCCTGACATGGTATAATCCCGCATCGCAGTATTTATAGGAGAAGAAGAATCTATCTTATTAACGTCTGCATCAGAGAGATATCTACCATACCTATCTAGTACTTCACCTGGATTCATGTATACCGTACATCCAGCATAAAGGGATTTTTGTATCCACTTCTCCTCTCCTGATTTATGGTAGAAAGCGCCAAGGGAGTTTACCGGAGCGATGTAAGGTTCACCATTTGTTACTCCTACATACACTATCTCTTCTCCTGATATAAGCCCGTGCTTAAAAGCATCATTCTTTAAATCTCGGATGTCTAGTTTCTTCTGTAGATACTGAAGAATTTTCTCGCCTAGAATCTCTCTACGTTCGCGGTAGTTATACTTCATGTACTTCTGAGTCTCTTCGGGTGGGAGTATATCGGTGGATATATCCTCTAAAAGATCTGGAGTATAAAGTTGAGATACATTCTTAATAGTCTCTTGCAACTGCGCGTAAATGTAATTCCTTATCATAGAATCACGATACTGCAGTTTAGAACGGATTCCTTCAGCATTAGTAAGTACTGTTCTAAAGTTAAATGGACGTTTTGATTCATCTGATAGAAGTACTTGGATCTTATTATATGTCTTGTTATAAGGCTGAATAGAATCTTGAAATTGTCCTATCTCTAATCCTAAGGAATTACAGTCGCGTTCAAAGTCTTTTTGGTCTAGCTGATTATTATAGAGTCTATAATTAGAAAGCTTTCTTCCGTATTCAGAATTGTAGTTATTAACTATATCCTGTTGCTGAGGAGAACTAACCAAAATAGAATCTATAACTTCCTTAGCCCATTTAAAATCCTCTGCTGACTTCTTAGTATAAGATAGTCTTTGTTTGGGAAAATTGTGCATTGAAAAGTTTTTTGTTGTTTACTATAAATTTATCCATATCTTTGGAAAGCTGACTCTCCTCAGAGAAGAATTCTTGTCTTCGTTTATTTAAGTTTTGGGTTTCTTGTAGACCTATTATACATCCGGTGAACCCCATAACACGGTCAAAGTTACCATCCATGTTAAATGATATGAGCTCCTGTATTAGTGCCGGATCTGATATTAAGTCTAAATTTCTTACGTTTTCTGATCGCTCTTCAAGGAGCCACATTCTAAGATACTGTAGTGCTTCCCATTTAACCTTGTCGTTTGACATTGGATATCCATACACGACTTGAGGTCCGGAATCATAGGAGGCTTTTTTGTTGAAGATAGTCACAGGTTGGCGAGCCAAGAGGTCGAGTCGTCGTATCCGCTCGAAATAGTCTTTAACGTTACCGACCGCATTTTCAAAGTATATTTTTGCGTTTCCATAAAAGAGTGAAAGTTTATACATTATTTCATTAACCTCATTCTTACCGAGATAAGGTCTGCCTATATAAGAAGCTACAATTTCATCGTATCCAATTGTGGAGGGATGTTTGGAAGTCTTCACTACATATATAGCAGCAAGAGACTGTCCTGTTTCAGAATCATCTTTAAATGGGTCACAACCAATAATATAACCTCCTTCTGGAACTTGGTCATTAATAAGCTTTGGAAACTCATAAATAACTACTGAACCTTCTCTATCATCTCCATCATAAGGAAATGTAGATATGGCAGTTCTAGCCGCATCTATCTCGTAGTTAACTCCATTGTACACTTTAGAAGTAGGATCAAAGAATAAATTTACTTTCTTCTCTAAGAGATCATATATCTTGTGTGTCTGTATTTCAGAGAGTCTTCTACGTAGTTCAGTAGTAGGAAAGATGTTAGCTGTCTTAGTTAAGAACATCTCGGAAGGAACTAGCGGTCGATATTGAATCTCCTTGTTTAGAGCTTCAGAACCCTTAGAGGCTCCCCCTTTAACTTTCCTAGTTTTAATGAGCTCATTCTTGGCAGCCTCGATGTCTGACATCCCTAGTTTATCCTTATACTCGTTAAGAGCAAGATAAGCGGGAATGAAATATCCTATTTGTCCTCTACCTTCCCACACATCATTGAATGCGAGTATATCATACTTATCAGGCTCATAGAACATCTCTGAAGCATCTAGAGTACCAGCAGCCATGTCACCACCAGTACCTAGCATCATAAGCATTCCAATCTTACGTAGACCGTCTCTAAAGTTATCCACCGTATTGGTATATACTTCTTTAAGATTACCAAAGTGACCCGCTTCTTCTAAGACCATAAGCAGTGGACGAGTACCTTGAGCAGCAAAGGCGTTAGCTGAGAACGATCGATGTTTTATAGCTGATTTAGACCCGGCAGTTACCCAGGCTCCTTCGTGTTTCTTTTTGTACTCAGCTACAAGTTCCTTGTTTACTTCCCAAGATCCCCTAGTCTGTTTAAAGAAAGGAGAAGGATATGTTCTATCTTGAAGAACTCGTTTACCTGGAAGAAGATCAAAGGATTCCCGAACCTTCTTTAAGATATCCGCAGATCTATCTGACTTCTCAGCACCTACAAGTATCTCCACTGGATTGGGATTACGTATTGAATCTTCGTTGTACGCGGTAGCCCCATCAAATAGAAAGTTATGTCCTATCACCCCAGAAACAAGGAACGATTTACCAAGACCACGAGATCCTAACATCATGAAGTTCTTAAGCGGATTCTCAAATAGTGGGGATCCAAGTGAGTTATTCCATTTAGAGCGCATGAGTTTCCCAGCAGGCATATATAGCTTGCGGGAACCAGAAGTGGATATCGTATTAGGATAATACTTAAGTAGGAACTCATCCGTAACCTCCTCTAAGAGAACCCTATTAGCGGAGTAAACTTCATCATCAGAGAAACCAGAAAAACCTCGTGCTTCAGTGTAGTTGTAGAAGAAATCTCATTCAATGTCTCTAAGCCAGGGCCTTGAGAAAACTTTTGGTAAATGTGGTTTGGGATTAAGACGTATGGTATGAAAGTTCACATAATAGTAAAGGGCTGGAGGAACCCACGTCCCCCCAACCCAAAAACCTTCAACACATCTTCTTTTCTGCTCTCTTCACCATGATTTATAATCCATCGAGAGTGGATGGAGTATCGGTATGTCTTTAATTACTAAACTATCATAATTATCCAGCATAATCTTCCAGGTTGCCTGGATTGTAAGGCGGCGTTCTATCTTTATTTGTAAGTGATGTAGATGAGAGTATTATCATATTAGCGGCTGATACAGCGTTAACAACAGCTTGTTCTACTACGAGAGCGGGATCAATTACGCCCTCTGAGATTAGATTACTAAATGATAGAGTCTTGGCATTAAACCCATATTCCATATCATTAGAAGCTAGTACTTTAGCTAAGATAACTTCGGATGGTTCTCCTGCATTATCCGCGATTGTAAGTAGTGGTTGCTGTAGCGCTTTAACAAAAACTGGATCAATAAGTGGAGAACTTACCTTTAAATTACTAGCTATACGCGCTAGTGCGGTACCTCCACCAATAAGATATCCTTTTTGTACTGCGGCAGCTGTAGCTCTAAGGGCATCATCTACACGATCTTTACGTTCCTTTAATTCTGTTTCTGTTGCGGCCCCTACATGAAGGACAGCCACTTTAGCAGTTAAATCTGCGATACGCTTTAACACTTGTTTCTCAAGGAAAGAATCCCCATCTCCGGTTAATCTAGTGTGGGCTTCTTTAACCCGATCTACTATTCTAGCTTCATCTCGTTTTGGATTAATGAACATAGTCTTGTATTTAGAAATAACAATCTTTTCACAAGTACCAAAATGTTCCCTTTTAGTATCCTCCACTCGATCCCCTTCTGGGATAGAAACTAACTTAGTCGAAGTAAGAGCTGCTAAATCCTTTAATAACTCAGTACGATTTTCCCCGTAAGAAGGCGCAGTTATTGCGGCAACCGGCACTACTCCACGCATTTTATTTATAACTAGAAGTTGTAGCGCTTGTCCATCAATCTCATCCGCAATAATAAGTAATGGTCGTTGTTGTGCTACAGCATGTTCTAATAGAGGAACAACCTCTTGAGTGTGTCTAAGCTTGGCATCAGTGATGAATACTAGCGCATTCTCTAGAACAGCTTCTTGTTGAGCGGCATTATTAACAAAGAAAGGGGAAGCGAACCCACGATCTATTGACACTCCTGGAAGTAATTCTAAATGGGTAAGTCCTGTTTTAGACTCGGAAAGTGATATAAGACCTTGTGGTCCTACATACTCGTAGGCTTGTTTGATAAGATCCCCTAGCTCCTCATCGTTATTAGCGGAAATGGTAGCTATCTCTTTAATCTTATCCATATTAACTTCCTTAGACTGCTGTTGAATCGCAGCTTGAGTATCCAAAGATAATTGTTCAAACCTTTGTTTTATCTCAATAGGTTGAACTCCAGCAGCTATAAGTCTATGTGCTCCTTTTACTAGGGCTGCAGCGACAACAGTAGCTGAGGTAGTACCATCCCCCGCAATAGTAGCTGTGCGAGAAGCGGCTTGCTTAAGTATTTGAGCTCCTAAATTTTCTACTGGATCGGAAAGATCTACATGTTTAGCCACAGTTACTCCATCTTTAGTTACAGTGGTAGCTCCATAGGGGGTCTCAATGACCACATTTCTCCCCATCGGTCCTAAGGTAGACCCTACCGCTTCAGCTAAAGTGAGCACACCACGAAGCATTTTATCTCTTGTTTCAGTACTAAACGTTATGTTCTTTATCGAAATCATTTTTATGTGTTTTTGTTTCTAATGTTGTTAAGAGTTGGGCATCAAACGGACTGTATTTATGCCAAATTGTAGGATGGTGTAATCTAACGTGACCCAGTAATGCCATCTTTAAATTGGATGTCATTGCATCTACGTACTTATCCATATCCTTGAATTTGTCTTCAGGGATAATTACAGTCATAGATTGTTCATAAGGCCACATAGAAAAGTTTATATTAACCTTAATTTCCATTAATGAATTGTAGTTACTGTCTTTAAGTTCTCTGAAGCAAGTTTAAGTAATTCAACACAAAGTTCTTGAGCTAACTTAACCATCTTAGGAGTAGAAGTAACTCCATAAGAGACAGAAGTATCCCCTTTCTGGTGCACTTCTGATTTAAGAATATCTTTAGCGGCATTGAAAAGGCGTTCCCATTCATAAGAACCTATAGCCCGATTATTATTTGCCAAAGCGTTGTATTTGTCTGGCGTTGCTTCTGTTAATGCGTAATTTTCCATATTAATTTGATATATCTAATGTTGGTACTGGTGTGTTAGGATTCTTTTCTTTATTCCCGGAATTACCTGAAGGATCTATCCAAGAGCATACTTCATCATAATGATGCTTTATGTTATACTCATTACCATCTGTGAGAGTAATCTTAGTCCTTCGCTTCTGATGTGGAGGTATATCTTCTTCATCATCTTTAAGGAGAGGCCAAGCCGCCACTATAGAATTAGTATTAAAGATAAACGGCACCTCAATAAGTTCCGATTCTCCAGTAATATTATGTGTCTTGCTTAATAAGAGTTCTGTGTGTATAAACATTAGTCTTTTAATGCTGAATTATTTTCAACTGCTTTAATTCCCGCCTCTAAAAGAAGATGGAGTAAATTTTGAGCTCTGATTTTATAGTGATCTTGCCCACTTTTATTTATAATTTTTAAAGTGGCTTCTACCATTGATTCCCAGTTATAAGCAAAGAAACTTTCTTTGTTGCATGAACAATAAGGTGTAATGGCTGAGCTAGTAGAAGGGTAAGTGCCTATAGTCGTACCTGTTGCCCCGACATACATCGCGTTTGTATTAGTGTTTTCCATATTCATATATTTAATTTAAGCCTCTAGGGTTGGATTCGAACCAACGCGGGAATATTTTATCGCTTGCAGCTCTTTATTATCCCATCCACTTGAGCTCTTGACGCTGTGGACTGCTTAAACCACTTGTATACCTAGAAGTACTATTATCCAGCCTTAATATGAAGTCAATTTGATAACGCAGGACCCGCCTCTGCTTTGGATAATAAGGATTAAGCACACGGTAGGACTTTAACCCACTTACTAGTTCTGCATTTGCAGCAGATTGCCGTATGCCGTTCCTTAGCAGGGGCGACAATGTTCGAGATTGCAACTTCGGTTTTGAAGACCGACCGGTTCACACTTTACCCCACACCCCTGACTCCCTTTTTTATTTAAGCGTGAGGACAGGATGTCCAGCGCCCTCTGCTAGAGGCAATACTAATTCGGGCGCACCAAGCTCGATTAGATTTTTTGTGCCCCGGTGATAGGACTCGAACCTACATACCAACTATCTCTCCTCTTCGATACACACCGGGTAGGATATTTCTATCCGTTATTCTTTAACTCCTTCCAATTAGAAATATTGGCATCAGTTACCCCCATTATTACGTCTCCAGCGGCTTCTGCTGCTGCTCTTTTCTCTGGGTAAAGAGAAAGCATATAGTTTCCGAAAGAAACTAAATCTTTGGTAGACCATCCTCGCACCTCGAATAGAACTGGAGAGGTAATTTCAGATGGATTATCTGTAGTTTGTACGGAATACAAAGTTGGAGCGTCTAAATCCCCCACACTGTAGTCGAAAGCTTTTGTTGTGAATTCCATTATTATTTTTTATTCTTTAAACCCCCTCTTTGGGATAAGACAACATTACTGTTTTTAACGTTTCTTCTGACTCAGGAAAGAATATATCTTCCATATCAGTATCCGTGATTATATCCCCAGTTTCTTCACTACGATAATTGATATAAGTTTTCAAATGGGTAGCTATGTTCAGATTGGTGAGCATTTGTCCGAACCTCATATCAGGATACCGCTCTGCATAAGCCTTCAGACAATCTAATATCTGTAAATTATATTCTAATCTAGTCATTATATATCTCCTTTTTCAGAGAGAGATTCTTCCTGATCCCCGTGGGTAGCATGAGTCTTCTCCTTAGTTAAACGATCTAAGATAGATTCATATTGAATCCAGAGCTTAGGGGAATTAGCTAACATCTTATCCTTATCTTCAAAGTGATCTAGATCATAAGGAATAGAGGCCATGAAGTCATCCCGTTCATGTAGTGTCTTCTCCCAGCGCATTAAGGCACGTTCCGCCTTAGTTAGCACTGAGGTCTCTATCTTCTCTAGTACATCCTCATACTTATCCCATCCGAAGGACTTATCTTTGAGTAGATAATCATTAAAAATAAGATTCCTTCTATCTTCTGGAGACTCATTAAAGTATTTAGAATCTGGATGAGCGTAAAGAAATAGAGCCCAGAGATGTTTTGAAGGAACCTTAGATTTAATTTGATCTTTAAACAGAATAGTTAACTGTGGATTTGTACTAAAGAAGTCTTGATGTATATCAAAACTATTTAGTAGTACCATCTGTTTGAGGTGGAGTAGGAGGAGTGATGTACTGCTGCTTGAACTCGTTGATGATTCGGATTACTTCCCGGATTACGGCGATAATCTCTTTAAAGTGGAAGATAATATTCCAAAGTTTCGGATTACGTAGTAACTGAGGGGAAAGTGAATTTTCAATCTGAAGAAGTCGAGATGCAGCTTGCTCTGCTACTAACCGCATTACTTGTTGTTGCTGTTGCGATTGAGCTAATTCGGCTTTAAGTGCTGAGAAAGCACCGGTTGTATTTTCTGCTTTAGGTGCAGATGCGTTATTTTTACCCATGATGATTAAAGTATTGCTTCTATTAAAGTGTGTGGAACTGCGACATGTCCGTCAAAATCTAGGACAATAGCATTTTTTGTGAGGAAGAACTGATAGTTAGGAGACACAACCATCTGAGGTACGAATACTCGGTCACCTATCTTGAGGGGAGTGCCCTCCTTCTCTAGGAGAGAAGATGCAAGGGGAGAGATATTAGTTACTGTACCTTGAGCTATATACCGAACATTAGACTGTCTGGTATTCATTTTACCTCCATCTGATTCTACGAGAGTGTAATCAGGTACAACCACGCCAGAAGCTGTGATGGTATGATCCGGATGTGGATCTAGTTGAATTAGAATCTTATTACCTGTAAGTATCATTACTGTGTGATTACGGTTGAAGCTGGAAGGAATGGTTCTAGTAGCTGGTTAATTGCCAGCGTAAGTTTCAGTTTTACTGGATCAGTCTCGGAAGGTAGAGAACCATACGCATCTAGTAACATCTTAAGAGAATCAAGGTGCATACGTTGTTGGAATGCAAGTTGTTGAGACTGGATCTGTGATTGTGGTGTAGCTTTTGTGCTCATTATTTTCAGTGTCAAGAACCAAATCGTTGCTTAAACTTCCTAGAATTGGAGTAAGCTTTAATCTGATGTCTAAATTTAAATAGATTAGATAATATTTTTTTATTAGTAGGAACAGACTTTCCCTTTCGGATAGCCCTAACTAAGTTAATAGCTGCATTATGCGTCTTATTAGGAGTCATAGTAAACGACCCTAAGTCATCTAAACGAAATCCTACTGTAAAGAATTCTTTTTGATTACGTTTAATCTCATTAAATAAATGAGATACGACAGATTGCACTTGTTCGGTGGGAATATCAAGAGCTTTAGCTGTTTCCTTTACTAGTGGGTCGATACTGTAAGTTAACATCTAAGGATTGAGATTTTATAATCTGTTTTAGAGTAGGGGAATAATCTACAAAATTATCCTCATCTCGTACTAAATACTCCTTATCAATTAAGGAACATATCTTAATAGACATATTCTGCACAGATAGTGGCTTAGGTAAGGTAGCATTTACTATCTTCTTAGCTTTAGGTGAGAAAGGATAAAAGTGCATCTGCTCAGGTAAAGCCATAAACTTAGCAAGAAACTCAATCTCTGCTGGAGCTAAATGCCTGATAGGAGGAGATAGAGCAGATGTTATCTGTAGAAATTTCTCGTAGTATTCTTCCTTAGTAAGAGCTTGGAGATTAATTTTCATATACAAAGATAATACATTTTATTAGCAAATGCAAGCTTTTTAGGAATTATTTTTAATTTATTTTTTCTGGTAGCTTAGATGAGCAATATAGAACACCTACGCAACACCCTAGAAAGAAGAATATTAATGCTAAAATAGTTGGAATCATAAATTTCAATCCGTAGGTAACGGAGGATTTCCCCAAGGTGGGGGTGGGGGGTTGTTTAGAAGATACGGCATGGCCCTACCGCAGCGGGGGACGCCTTGGCATAGAACTGTTATTACCTTAAAATAACAGGGGGGTTTATTTAATATCCTTAGATGCTGCCAGTGCCTCCCTTAAACACATTAAGGGCTACCTAGCTATAGATGGGTGATATCTAGTAATAAGATATCGGTGTAAGTGGCCCGCCAGAAAATCTATAACAGACAACAACGCTCGGATAAAAAACATTTTCGCAACTATCGGGGACAATTGGCTGTTCTTCACAGTTATAACCCGACTTCTGGACCCAGGGCTACTTCCGCATTGAACGGTGGTGCTTGAGGGCCGTGACTACATCTGGTTGTAGCCGTTACTGGTAAAAAGGGAACTCATCATAAAGTCCTATTTAAAATATGAAACGTAAAGATAATACATTTAAAATCAAA